AAAACCTGACGTGTTGCCAATTACACCACGAGACAGCGATAAGATTAGTGACTACACTATAGCCCAATAAAACAAACGACATTCCCATTCAACTCTTTAACCTCCGCAATGGGCAGCAGAGGGGTTTTATTATTTGAAAGTCAGTATGATTGCTTGCTGTATGTCGTTTTATAATATACTATGTCAAACAGTGAGTTTGTCATAATAAGATGTTCGTATGCTGTTGAATTGTTCCTCCCAATCACCAGATAGAAGTTCATCATTAAACTGAGATGTGATTTCATCTCTATGAGTAATAACTAATACTCTTCTGTGAGTGTAATGGTGTGGAATGAAAGTAGAATCAACTAATAAAGAGTGCTGGAATAAATTCACATCAAACTCTACAGCTCTAAGAGTCTTTTGAAACTCGTTGAACTTATTATTAGGGTCATTTACTTCTCTAACAGGTTTAGTAGAAGGAATTGGACCATTACCATGTCTAGTGATATATGGTCTGATAACATACACATGGTCTGTTATCTCCTCCGTCATTCTATCTAAGTGGTTCTTAGATTCTTTTCTAATCCTATTAATAATCTTCACAGCATTTTGACAAGTGGTGTTGCTTGGAGTGCAATAAGGCATTATACCAAACCTCTGGTCTAATAATATACCTTGTGAGCCTTCAAATACCTTGTACTTATAACGAGTTAAAATACTCTCGTCATGTACAGTTACGGACTTGAAATACTCATACACTTTAACACACCATTCATCAATATTGTACATTGGAAGGTTAGAACTAAAATCATAATAGTTCTTGATAAGTGATGCTATCTTGGTTCTTAAAACCATGATATTAGCACAATCTCGAACTGTAATATGATAACCAGCAGCTACTCTATCAAGAGCAGATTTGAAACCAGTCCCTACAGTACCATGTCTAAGGTTGTCCTCATTATTCCATTGACTAATAACGTCAAAGGGAGTAACAACCTCGCAGAGTGGATGATAAATAATCTCAGGGTTTGCCCCCATTTTATTTAAATCAACCAACTCTTTCATAGTAGTAATAGGGTCTACTGTACAGTAACTAGACCAGTACGTTGGTATCCCTAGTAAAGTACCACTACCATAATTACTAAATGTGTGTTCAAGCTTTCCATGCCTTACAGTATGTCCTACTTGGTGTCCACCACTAAAGCGAATAACTATTGTTTCTTCTCTCGGATGTGTCTTACACAGATTATGGACAGTTTGTCCTTTACCCTCGTCACCAAAGAACGAGCCTAATACGATTTCATTCATTCATCTACTATTAATAGGTATAAGTTCCGTTTTCTTTACCTGCACTGGTACTATTAGGAGTGTAAGCAGGGATATCAACCACTGCCTGTGCCTCATAAGGTATTCCAGTAAGGTCTTCGTGTTGCTTGATAGCTTCTGCAATAACATTGTGAACATCGTGTGAATCACAAGTTAATACATTCTGTCCAAGTAAATCCTTCCAACCTGGAGCGATTCTTGTACCATAGCTACCATTAGTAACGTGAATATGATAGACATTATATTGCTCTTGAGCCTTCTTAACAGCTTCATCCGCACTAATAGGATTAGCAGGATGTTGATAGCCTAAGAAATCTTCTAAAGCATGTCCACTGATGTTACGCAAGTTAGGTTCATCACCAATGGTGAATAAGTAACCTTTCTTGTGTCTCTTAAACCATGAATCTGTTTCAGTGTGATACCCAGCAATTATATGTGCTAGTAAGTAGCTTTCACCTCTATTACCACCACCTCCACCTTCGAGTACAAACTCTTCTAGTGAATTTACAATTTTCTCAGTATCAGACTCAAACTGCCCAACTTGAATTGGATAGCGGTCATATTCATGGTCACCCACTGCCATAAATAACAGCTGCGGGTCTTTGACTCCCAGTTGCATTAGAGCATCCATGAGTTTAGGGAAGTTATCCTTAATCATTTCATGAGGTGTTCTACGCATTGAACCAGTAACATCAAGAGCAATGATAATTGGAGTTGTCTCTGGGTGTTCGTTACTATCTCTACTTTCTCTAACACCAGTATCAACCATTTCTGGTTTAATCTGAGTGTTATAAGTTCTTGCATTTATATTAGACAATTTAATGTCTGATTTAGCTGACAAAGAACGGTTCTTAAAGACAGCATGAGCTAACTTAGTTGAATATTCTCTCTCGTTTGCTAAGCAAGAATAAGCTGCAAAAGAATAACTTCCACTTCCCATTGATTAGTTCAATTTAGCATCGTCTTCTAGCACTGCTGCTACGTTAATTTGTTCCTCAGTTTCGTCAGCTGGAAACTCTTCTCCGTCTACTTTAAGAGCCAAAGCATATTCAATGTTAGCAACCCTCAGGTCACGTTCCAATTGATGTCTTTTAGCTACCCAAGCCTTCGGGTCAAAGCCGTTACCAACCTCTAACGAAGTAGTGGACTTTACAGATAGGTCTCTGTGTTTGTTCAACTCATTCTTGATACGAAGAACCTTCATTTTACATTCCTGAATGAAACGTTCCTCTTCAATTTTAGTCATTTCATACAAGTTCTGCGCCCTTGCATCCAATACACTCTGACCACTTCTTCTCAATCCGTCTTTAAAGCTACTCATAAATCATTTTACATAAAAACATTTGCAAATGCTAATCTTTGTAATACTTAACTGAGAATCTTGTTATTAGAAAGAATAAGTCCCACTGTTATTACTAACAATAGGACTAATTTTGAGCCGCCTGTCCGATTCGAACGGACGTGTCCTTGCGGAACCTCATTACAAGTGAGGTGCAATCGACCACTATGCGAAGGCGGCGAATTAGCGTACATACTTAGATGTACGCCCAGAAGACTATTGCCTGTTTCTAATACGTTCTAACCATTTAAACTACTATACCCATCAGGACTTTGGCGGTATAGGCAAGGAATCGAACCCTGCACCTTTCACTTACCAATTGATTCTTAGTAGTTTTGATTTGCTGTAAGTCTTCTTTCAATAAAGTAATTTTTACTACGTTCAGCCGAGAACGTGGGACTCGAACCCCTCTACCTCCGTGACAGGGAGGCGTGCTGACCATTACACTACGCCCTCGATTAGTTATCTATTCTCACGAACTGATAACTCTGTTATAAGATGGTTTTCATAATGGTACCCATTATCGTACTCCCAACGGGATTCGAACCCGTATTTTCGGCTTGAGAGACCGATTACCTAACCATTAGTAGATAGGAGTATTTTAACTGCTCTAACCCCCGCTAGGAGTTTAACTAGTATTATAAGAACAGTTAAGGTGGGTGCTAGCCGTTCCTATCCCACCATTGTGTACTACGTTGCTAGCCAACGTGTGAACTCCTCTCCTCTGTTCGTTCACAGTGTAGCCTAACTATCCTATTAAGGATTAAGGAGGACTACAAGGTACTGGGTAGGGGAATCGAACCCCTATCTTCACATCGAAAGTGTGAGGAACTAGCCGTTATTCGAACCCAGCATTTAGAGACTTCTTCCTAAACTCATAATATGAGGGGAAGGATTCATTACCCTGGGACTCATGGTAAGTTACTTCATATCCATTTTCTCTGTAGAGAGGTTCTACATCTAACCAATGGTTTTGTATGATAGTATCCTTACTAGCACCAGTCAGAAACTTTATAAACTCGACAGCTTCATTAGTAAACACTATTGATTTGTCTTTGTTCCAGTTTCTTGCAATCAGTTCGTTGAAAACCCTAATAACTTGGTCAGGTATTATCTTTACCTTCTCGCTGATTATTTCATTAGGATTTATAGGCCGAATCTTTGTCATAGTAATCATAATTAATCATTATTATACAAAAATTCCAAATATACTTGAGGAGAGTGCTAGATTCGAACTAGCGGAACCCTTTTGAGGTTCGGAGTCTTAGCAGGACTCTGGTTTCGACCGCTCACCCAACTCTCCATACAGAGTTTCTTTAACCTGTAACTCTGTAAAACAGCTGAGAACTATTTGTTTATGAGGCTGTTGCTCTACCACTGAGCTACATTAGCCCAAGCTAACGTGAGGATTCGAACCTCAGACCAACTGCTTGGGAAACAATGCTAATGCTGTTAGTTCTCGTCTACTAATCGACGTGGGGGAATCGAACCTCCAACGCCAGGCTCTTCAGACCTGCGCTCTACCATTGAGCTACCGCCCCAGAGGAAGGATTTATTTTCGTGCAATCCTTCTAAACCACGTTAAGGCAATAGTAAACAAACAGGGAGATTTTATTTTAAAACCTACTGCCATAAGGGTGTTTAGTGGTAGTCGAAACCACATCTACTGAACCACAATCAGTTATTCTAACCGTTGAACTATAAACACCATGTTAGACCTACACTCGTACCCACTTCCATTTATGATTAGTGATGCATCACCAATAAGGTACGACCTCATCCACATAAGGCACTACCCCTACCACAACCTCGGTCTATAAGTCAACCTTGCCAAGTTAGTACCCCGACTAGGAATCGAACCTAGATATGTAGCTTAGAAGGCTACTGTTCTATCCGTTGAACTATCGAGGCATCATCAGAAGTCATTTGTTTGCATATACTGTGCTAACCGTTACACTACAACCTCCATATAGTACTAATAATTTGGGAGGTTGCTGGGAGTTGAACCCAGGCTAGTCGAACCATAATCGAATTGCTAATGTTGTTGCTGTAAGACTTCTTATAAATTAAATAACTTAAAACATTGCTATTTCAAGTCTAGTTTCCTTTTTAAACTTTCGTCTATTGTATCGTTCTCCTTTACATAACCAACAACTACATGGAGTACTTGTTGATTTATAAGGTAAAGTCCAATGTTGATTATAGTTATCACACCACAATCCATAATTACTAGCAGGAAACTTCTTTAACCTAGTAATATATTTCTGGACTAACTTCTGCTTGCGCCAATACTTGTTGCGTGGACTCATCCACTTCGTTTGATTCTTTCTTTCCATCGTCTCTTTCAATTAAGGGTTTTAGGAAAGTCCAATCAAATACAATGTCTACTAATAATACGTCAATCATGCCTTTATTTCTTTAAATTCATCCCAATGTTGTAATATAATCAGACAAAGGTTATACCTTGCTGAAAGTTCTCTTATAAATGCCTTCTTCATTTTACGAGGCATTTTCTCTAAGTGACCAGTAGAGATTAAGGATTCGAGGTAATCAAATCTCTTAGTTACTACTTGTTTGCTCTCTTCACTAAATCCTTTATTAATAGCATTGACCACTGCATACTCCTTTGTAAGTACTGCAAATGCTCTATCCCATAATAAGGACATCTTGTGTTTACTAATCTTGTTAATTGCTCTAAATCTTCCTGTCATAATACTTTATTTAAAAATGAGGAGTCGAACCTACTCAACGAATGGGTACGTTACATCGGATTTCAAGTCCGTTCCATTACCGTTCTGGCAAACCTCCATAAGTTATTGATTCAACATATTCACTTCAGCAGCATAGGAACTTACTCCTTTATAATAGGGAGAGTTCCAGTAGGGTAGATGTAAGAATTAGCAGTTCTGTCCAAATACCACTTAACAGCCTTCTTAATTAGTCTAATTGCTTTCATAATAAGATAGTGTTACTGAATAAATATGTCAATCTTGTTAGTTAAAATAAACCTATCCAAAACTCCAGAAACAGAAATTCGATGGATAGGTTTAACAGAGGACATGGGTTTTACATTTAATGTCTTCCACTCTCCCAATTCAGAATGGGTAGACACTATACTTACCTAGCATAGTCAGGGCTAATTCTCATAGCTTAGTACATTTACTTCAAGCGTCCTACTCTAGTCTTGCCTGCACCCTTACGGGATTACTTCGGAGACAGTCATTGAATTTAATAATAGTTGTATCAGACTTTGCTGTGTGTCCTCTTACAATAGTTGAAAGGAGGTGTTAATGACACACCTTGTCACCCCGCTGGGATTTGAACCCAGGACCCCGATATTAAAAGTATCGTGCTCTAACCAGGCTGAGCTACGGGGTGAGAAAACCCACATTATTGAATTAACAATAGATGTGGGTACAGAAACCATTTTTAATACGTTGCTCTATCCAATTGAGCTAAAGTGGACGTATCCACCTATGGGACTCGAACCCATAACCTACGGCTTACAAGGCATAGAGGTATTGCTGTAAGGTTTCTTTTTGTTAAACTCAAAATAGAGTAGGGTAACGGAATTGAACCGTTCTAACTGATTTTGCAGACCAGCCCCTAAACCGCTCGGGCAACCCTACATAAACACTACTTTACGTGTATTTATGTTTCTCTATCTGGGTCTAATTTAAATAAAGAGTTGTTGAAACGTGAATCTCTAAGATTCGTGGAGCAGGTGGGACTCGAACCCAATAATCCGCAGTGCAAATGCGGTGCATTAGCCAATTATGCTACCTCCCCATAGACAGAATACTTCTTTTCGCCCTTTCGGACTACCCCAACATTTCAACCTTCCCATTTAAATAGTCACACAATGGTGGGAAGGGTAGGAATCGAACCTACGTTTAAGACAAAATTACGATTTGTTTGAATTTGCTTTAAGTTTTGCTGTAAGTATTCTTATATAGCTTAACCATAAATGTGTTGGGAGGACGAGATTCGAACTCGCAACCTCTACATCCCAAATGTAGTAGACTAGCCCTACCTCCCAATTTAACAGAAGACTATTGTTGATATTTGCGGTCCAAAATACTGCTATAATCATAATTGTTTGCTGTAAGTCTTCTTATTAATAACTAATCGCTTGCACGCCCTCCACGATTCGAACATGGAACAGAAGATTTGGAGTCAACTGGTTTACCATTAAGCCTAAGGACGCATATAGTAGACTTGTTTCACAACAAATCTACGTAGAAGTTCTCTTTTGTGTACATATTAGTACGTGAAACCTCGCTAGGTTGAGGGGAGTGTCGGGTTCGAACCGACAACCTAATGATTTTTTAGTTTATTATCTTTTCAAATAAGTAATCTTCGTAATTTAATGATTTGTTTTGGTTGTATGTTACTACGTAAGGAACTCTGAATGAAACGGAAGCTCTGTTTTCAAATTCCTTTATGGGAAGAAGTAATAGAGTATCAGATTCAAGATTATAAACTACAAAATAGTCTATTTCAGATGAATCATATTTATGGACATAGTTAACTTGATTTCTAATGGTAGAACTTTTTAAACTAATAATAAACTTTCCATCTTCAAATTTTTCAGATGTTTTTACTTGTAATTTATTAAGTTTTCCATTAAATTCAGCTACTAAATCTGCTTTCTCATTATCTCCAAAACTAACATACACTGGAACATTCATTGAAACTAGTTTAGCTAATGCTTTAGCTTCACCAATATTACCTAATTGTTTTGTTGTCATAAGAGGGCGCAGACAGATTCGAACTGTCGACCATTGCATTAACAGTGCAAGGCTCTACCACTGAGCTATACACCCTTTAACTAATTATCATTGCTCTGCCAATTATAGCTAACTCCCCGAATACGGATTACTGTTTAAATGTGTCGCTATTTTCTGGTGCAATAATTTAAGATAATTGCTGTAAGTAATCCTTGTAATATATTTAATATAAAAAACAGTAGTCATTTATAATCCCTATGTGTAGGAACTTACTCCCCCATTGGAAGTGTTCCCGTTGGTAACCAAGTATAGCTATGTGAAGCTTGCTCGAAATACCATACAAAAGCTCTTTTTAATAATTTCATAACTTTCATACTTTTAAGGGTTAAATGAATAAATAAATAATCTAAAAACTCTGGTCAACCACACGCATCCCACCAGTTTGTACTTCCCGCTCCTCTTAGTACAAGCGACTCTGTTGTTCCTACAGATTATCTCCTAAGTATCCAAGCGAGTTATCACCTGCCACAGCCTTGTCCGTTGTGAGTTTAGTTTAAAGATATTACCAAGATATAATTCCGGAGAACATACAGGTAGTATCTCTGTAAGAAATAAGTTTTGAATCAATGAATTTAGATTGAGAATGACGATATTCTACTAAATAAGGTTCTCCCCATCTTCCTCCAAAGAGTCTAGATTTACCAGCAACTTGCAAAGTTCCTTGATAAAGATGTTGATTTAAGAAATCAAACATTCTTTCAATTCCGCCTGCACATCTTAAGCTGAATGTAAAGGACAAAGCCCTTCTTTCGTTAGTCTCTAATGTATTTAAAGTATTAAACACATCCAAGAAACTGTCTTTTGCATTAACAATGCTGTTACAGAAATCACAATCTACCATAGGGGCTTTCACCATATATTGTAGTGTTGCAATATCACCTCTAACAACTTCCCCACCATATCTATGTTTGTCACATAGTAAGATTTTAGATGGATGGATAGTTTCTTCAAGTACTTGTTTATACTTATCAGGACAATCACCTGCCAGACCTAAAACCTTAGATGGCTTGCTAGTTAATGCTTCAAATAACATTCTCTGTGCAGTTCTCTTTGCATTTCTACGTTCTTCAAACATAATCTTTAATTTTTGTGAGTAATCTAACCTTGTGTGCCCTCTGGGTCTCGAACCCAGCGTGGAATTACTTCCTCCGGATTAAAAGTCCGGTGCAGTAGCCAGCTCTGCTCAAGGCACTTAAAAGTCCTATAAAAATAGGACTGACTACTTAAGAAAAAGTAGTGTTTTAAAAACAGAACACTATAAAAAGCTGTGTCAAATTAAAAGTTTGATGCTGAATATAATTTGCTGTAAGTGTTCTTTTTATTAACTAAAATGGAAGAGCCCAGAGTCGGATTCAAACCGACGACAGATTTCTCAAACGGTTTTGCAGACCGCCCCCTTAATCACTCGGGCATCTGGGCACAAACAGAAGTCTTTTTGTTGACAATATAACCAATTGTTGTATTAAATTTGCTGTGAGACTTCTTTATATTTTTGCTATTCTGAAATATTCTACTAAAGAGAACCACTTTCGATAGTCTTCTCACGTACTAATCGAGTTAATTCCCTGTCACACTTGCGTGCCTTGTGCAGCTTTTTACCTGCTGTCCAGTACACTTATTTCTTGTTGAATAAGTATGAAAAAGTCACCCAGATTTATCGTTACTTCTGGTGAACGGTGAGGTCGGACGGGTAGGATTTGAACCTACGACCCTTACCTTATCAGAGTAATGCTCTAACCAACTGAGCTACCGTCCGGATTACGAGACTTGCCTATATGCGTCCATATAAGTAGTATCTCAACCTATCTTCTACTTCGGTCGTTGATAGGACTGATTTCCTCCCACCTTTGCGCATCCATATCCGAATTTGGAGAGGCGTAGGAAGGATATTTGGTATTCCACGATAAGAGGTCGTTACTCTCTCACCACCGCTTGTTTAAGGCGGCTATGCAACTCTACACTATATCGTCTTTATAATTTATAAATTAAAGTTTTATATTTGTCTTTCATTATTTTGAATCCCAATGGAAGTAAAGCATATTCATATACCTTTCTTCTCCTCTCATCGTCAGGATAAACCTCAATAGAGTCTCCTGGGAATTTCCATTTAGCATAATCAATAAAGTCAAGTAAACATTTTTTAGCCCACAATAAAGACTTTATTCCGTCTTTGCCAGTTGTTTTACCTTCTTGATAACCATGCTTCCTTTTAGTGGTTACATAAAAGGCAAAGTTTAAGGTTTCATTGTAAGTTCTGTACACTTCACAGACAATTATTTGATTACATTCGTTACGTGATTTATAAATGTAATGGTCGAGATATTCCTCGCCTGATTCTCTTTGTACATCATACATAATCCTCACATTCTTCTCTAATTAACTTTTTAGCTTCATATCGTTTTTTACGATTTTCTTTCTTTACGTCATACTGATGCATTTTACTTCTGCCGACAACTGTACTATGTTTAAGTTTCTTAGCAAACTTGGAATCATTGAGAAAATCTGTAATAGATTCACAATTTCTATAAGTTGCTATTGTGTTTGGATAACTATGTTTAATTCCTCTTATCGGGACATCAAAAGTTCCCCATGAATTGTAAATCTTTCTTGCTCTCGAAATCCATTTATTTCTTGTGCGTTCACGTCTAAGTTCTCTATTCACAACTATCTTTTATTAATGATGTTACTTATATCCATTCATTTGTTATTTTTAGTAGAATTGGTTGGTTATCCAGTCACACCACGTGGAGGTTTCTACTATGTGACCTGCGGAGCTGGGAATCGAACCCAGAACCCGAGGATATGAGCCTCGTGAGATACCATTTCTACGCACTCCGCAATATCATTTATTTATTCCTTGCATTAATATATCTCCTGTAATATCACCTGCTACATTTAGTAAATACTCTGCAAAATTATTCTCAGCTGATGGTTGGGTATTTTTATCTATCCTTCTTGCTATTTTAAGCAATTCATCTAACTTTTTAATAATTATATCGAGTTTGTCTTCCATAGTAGTAATTATATGTGCGGATAGAGAGACTCGAACTCTCCCCTTCTGATTGGAAGTCAGACATGCTCAAAACCATTGACACCACACCCGCAGATTAAAAAGGCTTAATTAGCCTCTTGTTTGTTATATTTTTCAATCCATTTGTCACACTTTACTTTGAGTCTTTCTTCAAAGAGTTTTTGGAAATCATCTCCGTAAACACTTACTCCCAAGTCTACTACATTAATAAATGTATCGACCAATTCATCACAAAGATTGAGAGCTTCTGTTTTTTTATAATCAGAAAGGCCAGTAATAATACTGATTTCTCCCATTACCTCACCACTCTCTTCTGCCAACTTAATGGCAATGTCCTGAGTTGTTCGCCCGTTCTTAATAGACTTTCCAACTTCAACAACGTGTTCAATCACATCAATCATAATTTATTTCCTTAATTGTGAGTACAAAGATACTACATATTTTTAATGTTACAAAATAGTAACTGTTAATTTCTGTTAAAGAATGGACTACTTTCCCAAGCAATCCATTTATGTGTCTAATTTAAAAAATAAAATTATAGAAACTATGAGAACTTTTTTGCTGAACGGTCAGGATTCGAACCTGAGTGAGCTTTCGCTGATGCTTTTGGAGAGCATTCTCGTCGACCACTTGAGTACCGCCCAATATGCAGATGTCCTTTTCATATATCCATTGAATAATATTAAATATTGCTGCAAGACATCTTTAAAAACAATAAAAACGAACAAATGTGGGCCCGGCAGGACTCGAACCTGCAGTCCAATTAAGGAAGGGATTTACAGTCCCTGCGGCTACCAATTACCGGTTACGTGCCCGAAAAAACAGATGTGCATCTATGATGTTAATATTTGGTAAACATTATAAGTTTGCTGTTGCACATCTTTGTAATCAATTAACAACTAAAAATCAACACAAAAGTCTAGGTAGCAGGATTCGAACCTGCGGTCTCTACATCCCAAATGTAGCGTGTTGCCAACTCCACCATACCCAGAAATGGAGACTATTTTGTCTCCAAATATTTCTTTAAATCAAGAGATGAACTTCCTGCATACAATGCTCCAGCATTAATTGCATCTTTCAACCTCTCAATTACTACATCTACTGTTTGTCCTTTACAAGCCTTATAAATCACTGTCCTCTTCTTGGAAGTCATGAACTTCTTATAATTTGGAAATGTACTACTTACAACAGCCCAGAAACTTACCCATTCTGCTTCGTTTGTATAATTGCAGGTAAGACCCGATTCCGCTTTAGAAATCTTCCTAGAACATTTAACAGCATTTTGCGCCTCCACTACCTTGTTTGCCTTTGCAACATTAGATATTATTTCCTTTTTCAATTCCTTTATTTCTCTTATATATAAATAATTAGAGATAAAGGTCTTAAGTCCAGCTAAGTTAAATGTCAATATCTGTGGTCCCTCTTTCACTTGAACCAAATATACTGTCTTAGCATTTAAAGGATTTACTATTCTAATATCACAAGTTATCTTAGCTGCTTCTGGAAAGTGGTCACTTACTCCTATTTTAAGCTTTCCAATGTTATAATAAACACTGTTAGTTGTTCGGGCATTTGTGACTTTATCCTTCTTGGTCATTAAAGACTCAAGATATTTACTTATGTAAGACATTAGTGTTGATATTTGCGGATTCTACACTTACAGTCAGGGTCATGAACCACTCCCATAGTTCTTGTCTTAGCACTACCTGTGGTAAATGAAATATACGTATGACCACTGTATTCAAACTTCTCGACTCTTGTTGAATATGCCTGAACTTTAATAACAGAGTATTGTGGCTCAACTCTAGTACATCCTACTAAGGATATAATAGCTAGCAGATAAATTACCTTCCTCATAATATTAATCTTTAATTAATAACTTATTTTAATTGTGGGACGAGAGGGCTTCGAACCCCCGACGCCAGGCTCTTCAGGCCTGCGCTCTACCAGCTGAGCTATCGTCCCATTTCCTGTAGACATCACAATCTCTTTTTTAGTCTACAGGTTGCTCTCTATTCTCCCGTATTCTGGGATTTGACACTATTGATTACGGATTAGGTTCGTGCCTCTTCTTACCTTCCGGTACCTTCGAGAGCTTTCATCCTTATTTATATAGTATAAGTTGTGTACTTGCTGTACCTAATCCTTGTTAGATATTACCTATCTACTTAATCTTTGCCTAACCGCTGTTAGAGAGTAAGCATATTCAGTAATTCTTGATTCATTGCTGCTTGGAACAATTCCAGAGCATTTTTCGGAATACTTTCAACAGGTGTTTTACCAGTAAGGAAGGCAATTCCAGCTGGGTCAAGACCACTCATATAGAAAGTATATGCATCGTCACAGAGTGATTCAAACTTCGGACGAGGACTTGAGGAATAATATCCGTTAGGAATATCCCATAGAACCATAACGAAGTTATCAACGAACTCTTTAGAGAATCTCGTTCTCAATAGTTGACGGAACGCAGTAAACACTGATTGATTACGTCCAACAGAGTTGAACTCACCATCAGAAATACAGACGATACCATTTGGGAAATCTTCTTCTGCATATCCCTTATCTCTAAGAGATACAAGAAGTTGTGCAACTGACATCAGATTAGTTCCACAATAACCATTGCCTTGAAACTTAGTGAATTTTTCATAAGGAGTATCTCCCCTCCACTCTTTCATTATGCAAGTATTTGAGAACTCAAGTACAGTATTTGCAAATTTCCCTTCCAGTAAGTATGACAGATACAGGGCAATAGATTTTGCTACATGATATGCACTGACACCAAGTCCGGCAGCCTTAGAAGTCATGGAACCAGATGTGTCAAGAACAGCGATAAGTCCGGTTTTACGGTTCATATCTTGCTTAGCTGTTTCGATAAGAGACATAAACTGTTTATTTATTGTCTCAATCTGGTAAGGCTTCAGATTGCTGTGTGTTCCATAATATCCCGTATCAGGGAACAGTTCATACACAAATCCTGTAAACTTAGCCACTGTTTTTGCTGCGAGCCATTTTTCGTAAGCCTGTGTCAGGTTGTGGTTTTCTAAGAACTTACCTTTAGCAAGTAATGCAAGTGCTCTACCAGCAATCGAATCGAAATCAAGATTTTTGTAGTCTTGACGGCTAATTGCCTGCTGCCATTTGTGGGCATTGCCTGATGCTTTAATTTCACGATACATTTTATATGCACGCCACTTACCTCCTTCACCTTCTCCCAAGTCGAATATTTCTTTAACGATTTTCTTTGCAATAAAGTTATTGCATTGAGAACGCAAAGAAGTACACTTCTTGCTTGGCTTTATCTGTGGAAGATACTTTCTCACCAAGTTAGTTTGGTTATCATCAGCCAATCCACCGACAATAAACCTGATGATGTATTTCCAATCAAGAACTTTATTGACTGCACCATGATATTCAAGGTCAAGCCTTAGAATTTCAAAGACATCATCCCACGAACCTGCTGTAACAAACACAGGTAAGTTCTTTTTGAAGATTTTTGGGTGATTGATGGCAAGCCAAATCATTCTCATGAAGAACTCGGATTTAAGTCCTTGTCCTCTTTGAACACCCAATTTCTTGCCAGTAAACAGTTTCGGATTACGAGTAATCAAACGAATGTACACTGCTTCTTTAATAGCTGTCAATGGGTCTACTGCCCAAAGCCTTTCCATAGTCTGGGAAACCTCAGCAAACTCTCTGGGTTTTCTGTAATTACCAATGGCTGCGAAGTCATCGACAAATACATTACCTGACGTATCATATTTCAAACTTCCGTTACCGGATGTGGTTTGATGTTCCATCTTATATGCTTCTCTCTGGAAGATATTTTCAAACTTGGGAGCTTGTACTCCCGAACCTTTAGTAACTTTAGGAGTTACTTCATAAAGCGATGTTCTTTTTCTGTCAAACATATTCAGGTTATTAATTCATTATTACTTGTAGCTCCAGTGAGACTCGAACTCACACGCCCATTTCTGGACATCAGGGCTTAAACCTGACGCGTCTACCAATTCCGCCATAGAGCCATCCTAATTATTTAGAATCCATCTTCATCAATATCGTCATTATAAACGTAGTCAATCATTGCACCAGCAAGAATAACTATTCCGAATGAAACCAATAGAGATAAAATGAAGATTATGATTACTCCTAGTGTAAATTCTATCATACTTTTTCCTTTCTGATTAAGTGATGCAAAGATACTACAAAAAATTGAGCCTACAAACCTTTATTAGTTAAAATTTGTAAATTCTTCTTCATTCATTATGAGTTAGATTTATTTTGCTTATTTCCTAGTTATCTTTAAATATTTTAGTTGATAACCAACAAATAAAGCTAAATCCAGCTGCTATTGCTGCCATGCAAAGAGTTCCTTGAAGAAAATAAATTATAAAATCCATATTATATTCCTTTCTTCCATTTAACATACAAGATAGCCAATCCGTATAAAATCGGAAAGGCTATCATACCATAAATAAACTCCATTTAGTTTGGTGTACTAAATATGAAGCAAACAATCAATATCACGCATATTACCGTGAGGAGTCCCATTACACTTCAACAATTTGAGATTTCATGCAGATATTCGGAGTACTGAGAACAGTGTATGCTTGTGCACTACCGACTCCTACCATTTTGACCTTTACACAGTCAGAATCAACAACAATAGGTGTAACATCATCACCATATTGGTTAGTGTCAACTGTTACAGCAGCAACTCCCAATTCAGAAGAGATGTGACCACAAATATCAGAAAGAACTTCCGGAAATGAATCATTGACCAAAATACATTCGAGCATTCCGTTCTGTGATATAACAGCCACTACCGGAGAGTCGTTGCTTACTTCGATTGCCAACTTATTTTCACCTTCTTGTACCTTCGCAAATTCTAATTTCTTCATCTTTAAATATAGCTTTATGGATTAATAAATGTCGTTTTCAAGTTGTGCTGATACACATACTTGTTCCATATCATAGTCAGGATTTTTCTGAGCTATTTCAATGGCTGATTTCACTACTTCGTTGAGACAACCATGTTCTTGGGCATTCTCTAACATTCGTTCAATGATTCCGTTCATAGCTTACACTTTTCAATGATTTCTTTAGTTATAACTCCACCATTTTTTCTGGATAAAGCATCGAGCATATCAAGGTCAAATTCCTCTTTTTGAAATTTGAATTGAATCCATGTTGGCTCACTTGGTCTGTAATCCAAGAATGTTTTACACTCTGTAGTTCCAAGAACCTCGTGTACCATAGCAAGAATACGTTCACCTGCTTTCTTAGTTTTTACGAATCCAGATAAATCATATCCAACACCTCTGGAGTTCCAATATTCTCCTTCTTCTGGACGTTCGTCCTTAGGCATCCAATGCCAGCTTGGAATACCAATCCTTGGATGAGGAATACGGATTGCCTGTTCCATTACATATTCAGAATGAGGATTCTCAGGGTCTTCCGGATAGATTGCATATTTGCAAATCATAGAAACATGACCTCTTACTTCGAATTTAAGTCCACAATGTCTACAAGTTGCAGAGGATAATCCTCCACCAGATACACAACTCCCTTTAGCAGAATCACATCCACAATTTGGGCAACCGAACTGTTTAAAATCAGAATATAATATTGATAACATTTAGTAATTGGATTTAAATACAACTTCTTTAAAGCACACAAATGACTTTCCATCTTCTTCGATAATACAATCGTTCTCTTCCAAGAACTTAGTAATAAAGAATGTAGGAATGTCATAGTTATCAGTCACAAACATATCACGCTCTTTATCAAAGTGATAACGTTCATGTCTTTCAAGCCGAGTAGGATTTCCATTAAGAGTAATCTCACCAGACAAAGGATTGTCTTTATCTGGCTTGATTCCCTTTATATAGATTGAGTACTTGGCATCTGGCAAATAAACTTGCTGAATTACACTCACTTACACTTCCTCCCAAGTAATGGTTACAACTTTCTTCAGGATTCTGTAATTTCCGGTCTGCTTAAGGATAGCAATTGCTGATTCAACCAATTCACTTTTATCCATGATTTCAGGTTGTTGAGTGTTTGTGGGAGTTTCGGAAGCAGCCATTTCTGCCTTCTTTTCTCTACTACGCTTATTCAGCTCATTAGCTTTTTGTCTGTATTCTTTGAGATAGTTCTCCACTCTTCCAATGTAAACTGGGTCGTTTGGAAGTTTGTATCCTGATTTTGTTGCTTCGAACAGCCCAAACTCTTGAGCAGTTGTGGAATATGTAGGAAGACCAGGCAGGATTCCCTTCAACAAAGTCGAAAGTTCACTAAGGGTAAAGATTTTACCTCTGTTCTCGTCTCTTGCCACATTGTACTTTCTACAAATCTCTTTTGCATCATTTTTCTTTCCCATAATCTTGAAATTTTAGTTATTAATAATTGATTGCATTTTACACCTAAAACTTATCATTTGGCTATAAATAATTAGTAAGCTTAATAAGCTATGACATTACATCTGTGTGTCAAATACTGATTCGCTAGTATTAGGATGACCGCACGCGAAGACCGGTTTTTCGGGCACATAATTAGATATACAGAAAGATAAGAAACTGGTGTCCTCAACGTCTTGGAAAGTTATTGAGTTTTTTAAAACGTCAGTCTTCCAACCTGACTGTGTAGTGATACTTAGTAGGCAAACACTAAGCGGAACTACCTTGAACCTACTAGACCTCTCCTATTTAGTTACCACATGTTTCAGCGTTCAATCTCCATGTGCAATCTTAAATTTGCCAGTCTTTACAGCACTGGCTCTTTGTTTAGTTATTTTACTATGTAAGGAGCTACTGTATATACGAACTTGAACGCACTTTTTGCGAAGTCCGATTCCAGTTTAGCTAATTCTGCTTCAAATGCAGCTTCTGCTGCCTCTCTAGTATCATATAACACAGAGAGATTATTAGTTACAATATATTTTTTCATTGTTGTATGTATTTAAAGATTGTGGACCTGGGCGGAGTCGAACCGCCGTCCAAACAAAGTCCAATAATAGAATTTTACGTGTGTCTCTATTTTATTACATCAGCTGTTGAGTTCAGCATGTAGATAGTTTTATTAGAAGAGCTAGATTCTTTACAAGTGGGCTCATCTAGCACCTTCCCACTTAACTAATTAGCAAACTACCAAACTGGGCTTGACCGAACGGTCGCTCCACCACTCCATTTACGTTGGAGAACGGATGATATTTTAGAGATTCGTCACATCTCATGGACCACATCTTCCATCTGCTTTATGACATTAGGAGATTTCAGCTTTACTAACCTTTGGCTTTCAAGTTAAGTGGGCTGCCCTATATGCTTCTTCCCACACCTCTTCTGTTTCTAGGTCTCTCCAATTAACCCGACTTAGAGCTAATTTAATAGATAAGCCAGCAGCTTAGGCTGCCATTCTGTAGTCGCTTCTTTCAGCATTTATTGTTTTCCTTCGTTTACAGAGATTGCGCTCTACACGTTCTATTATCTTCTCTATGCTGTCAAATCCATGCAGGCCCTTAAAAGAAAGTAAGCTTAGACACAGTAGTTTGGATAGTCACCTACTGTGCCATACTTACAGTGTAATCCGTCTAATGTCTTTTAATAACTTCTCTTTCATTTCCTTGTGTTTTTTAATTTTACTTCGTTCCATCTGTTATTTATAGAGGCTTTGGACTCTCATCTCTAAGATATGGCTACATTAAACGAGTGATTTGCCCTGTATTCACATACAAGACAAATCTTTACTAATTTAAAAAAAAATGAAGTAACAACATAAATTTTTGAGGGAATGAAGAGATTCGAACTCTCAACCTTACCGTTCGTAGCGGTATGCTCTAATCCAATTGAGCTACATTCCCGACCAGCGGATTTCCCCGCTTTTGTCATATTAGTTTTATAAAAAATGGTTGTAATGGTTACCAACCCGGCTGGATTTCGTCTTGGCCTTCGACTACTTGGAATATAGCAATTATTCCTTTCTCATTACCACTATCTTGGATAATTTAAGTACACTGCTTTCATAACACATTTCATCCATAAACATCGTTGTTTAGCGGGCTGTATTATTAAATAGTATGATAGTCAGTTCTTATCAGAGTGTTGCGCACCACTCAACAGCGTACTGGAAGCCACACAAGGCCTGACTCCCTTATTGGCACAATTAATAAATATAATGTATAACTAAAATCAATTATTCATAAGATTGGATTAAATGCCTTCTGCTTCGAGAGCAATAGGCAACGACTGTGCAACAGTGAGTTGCAAGTCAAATGTGTTAATACCATTGTTACTGCCGCAGAGGTAGAGTTCGTCAATCAAATTCTTACACTCATCGCGTTCATTTGGGTTGTCAACTTGGGCGAGTTCCATTTCTGTATCAACTATACCCGAAAACAAAATACCCGGAAGATAGATTTTCTTATCCTCTTCTGATAATGATTCAATCACTGCATTTACTGGAAGTTCTTTCAATTTCATATTGTTCTAAGATTTGAGCTCTATTAGTGACTATAAATATCCTTTATGGAATCTTAACGGTGTTACAGTTCATTAACTAATGCTGTAATTTCATCCTGCACATCGTCAATACATTCGCGGAAGTTTTCGACAATTGCAAGATTTTCTTCAGTTGGCTCTTGAGCCCAAGCAAGTTCTGCCTTTTCTAAGTAACCCAAAAGTTTACGGCGACGTTCGTTCAACTTCTCTAATCTTTCTTCAGGATGTTCTCCTTCCAAGATAAGAGCAAAAAATACTGATGTTATAACTCTTCTTTGCATTGTTTAAAGAATTTATTACGGATATAGTTAATGAATAGGAGAATTGGAGATAATGCAAGTATGTTCATACAAACAGTATCGAACAAACCCCAATTCCAGTGAGTGATTTCGTAGCCTGCAATATACTTGATTGCAACTCCAGTTGTAGCTAACAGGATTAAAGCACTGATTAACAGACCAAGGCAAACAATCCCAACTAAGATTAATGCCACTACATTCTTTATTATATTCATCTATGTTTATTATTTAAAATAAAAAATAGGATATAAATAGGGTTAAAAAATACAGAATGAGAGAATTAATTGTAATTGACTACATCCACTGTATTTCTAGTGAGTTTTTGAAAATTGGAAAAATTGGGAAAATAGTGGGCGATAAGCAGAGTCCTCTCGCGCTCCTATCTACCCTCCTCACACCGGCAAGACTCGAATTATTTCCCAAACTGTTGCTTTACTTTGCTTAAAAAGAAGTAAATACATTAAGGGAGTTGTGGGATAACATTGTGAACAAGGGAGATATTCATTTGTCCGCATGTCACGAATCCGCTTAACCTTTTCATCTGTAACATATCCTAGAACAGTTTTAAATTGTCCAGTCTTTTTTCCATAGTGCTTCGTTGCTGTGTACATGGCTACATGCTGCTTTAGATTATAGGAGTGCTACATGAAGGATAATAAAAAGGATAGTCATTTCTGACTATCCTATGTGTTTACAGATTAACAGATTAACGGGTAAACGGTAAATCTATATTTGCAGCGTCAAAATGTGACTTTAGATTTTCGTCTTGCGAAGCGTCGTATAATTCTTTCAATACTTCGCCAACTTTTTCGTAAATCTTTTCGTTTACTTTTGCTTCAAACAACCAACGTTTACGGACTGTTGTGCCTTCCATTGTGGGCTGTCCGTTTGCATCAAAGCCAATATTAACGCAATTCTTTTGCTCAATTGGTGCAATTACCCGTTTTTCTTTCCACCATGTTTCAATAGTTTCGTAAGCTGATTTTCCGTTTTGGCGTGAGCTGCCGGCAATAATTTCGACCTGTGGCATTTTTCTAATCATTTCGAGCGTACAATTTTCGGGCAAAGTATCACTTTCACAAACATTTGCCGTTCTTTGTACACCACGTACTGAAACACTACCAATTTTTACGAACTCCAAAGTTTCAGGATTGAACAACAAAGTAACAAAAGCAGCATACGGTTTTGCACCGCCACGAATTGTTTTAGGTTCAATGATAGGAGACGGAACAGAAAAGTAATTAGGGCTTAAACCGTTATCACTTCCAGCACTTGCGGCTATTGCCATTAATTCTTTGATTTCTGATGACTTTGCATTTGCAACTGTTAATTTTGCTTTCATAATCTTTTTTTTTGTTTAAAATTGTTACTAAATAAAATTTCTATGTTTAGGCGGAATTTCACCGCCTTATGTTTTTACATTCCGTAGTTAAGTTCATTACACATTATTACAGTGTTAAAAGCAAATTCAAAGTAATGTGTATCCTGTACACGTATTTCTTTTTTTGCTCTGTTATTGCTTTTAATGTATGCGACTTTCTTAACTTTTTTTGTTGTTGTTAAATTAATCTTTTCCATGATTGTAAATCTTTTTAAATTAGTAATTTTCCGTTTGGATTGAATGAAATTATTTTCATTTTTCTCCAACTACCCTAGGGGGGCGTTAGAGGGTACTCTACTCTCTCGCTTATAGCTATATAAGTTTTACAACAAAACTCTCCCGCTTGTAATTATCGAGATTTTGAAAATTCCATCAACCATAAAAATTTCTTCCCCCGTTTTCCATAGTAAAGTTGCAATATATAATTCGGACTTCAATCGGGATAGGGGGGGGGACTTTATTTAAGTACCTATATATAATGTACGCGCGTGCCTGTACCTAATTATATAATTAACATCTATTTAACTATTTTAAATACATCACATTTGGTAATGTGAAAAAATAGTATTAATTTTGTAACATCAAAATGAAAAATATGATTTATTTAATAAAGAATAGAAACTACTTAAAAATCGGATATTCTAATAATATTGAAGAACGGTTAAAGAATTATAACATACATAATCCTAATTATGAATTATTAGCTATCCGAGACGGAACAAGAGAGTTTGAAACTTTCCTACATAATAGATTTAAAAACTTACAAGTAAAGGGAGAATGGTTTCTATACTCAGAAGATATAGTAAACGATTTCCTTAACTATACAGATTCAAACTTTAACTTCGCTGTGGCACATTCTCAATCACATATAAAGATATATGATTCTGGATTCAAGATGTTGAAGAAGTTAAAATCAAATACAGCATATAATATATTAATTTACTTACATAGTATTTCAGAATATAATGAAGGAATAGTATATTTTAATAATGTTGAAAGAAAAAGATTAATGTCCTTATTAGGAATAAAAAGTAATGCAATTACTAACGCTTTGCGTCTTTTAGAACAAAGTAAATTCTTATTAAGGACTCCAGAATATATATTACTAAATCCTCTTCCTGTTTGGAAAGGAGATGCAAAGACAAGAGATAAGATATTAAAAGAAACAAAAACTACATTTTATATTAATAATGAATTATAGTGAAAAGTTAACACGATGGATGCTAGAGGATACTCTTACTCGTTATCCAGCATTTGATATTCAAAATGAAATTAAAGAACTTCTTGACTTAGGAGTATTAATGATATTCGTTTCTCCTGATAAGAAAAAAGTAGAATTGAAACATAGAAATCTAAATCTTAAATATGTTCTCGAAGATGGAACAATAAGTAAGATTGAGACTTTGGATGCAGGAAGTCTTACTAAAAATCTGATTAGCCTGTTAGAAGGAAATCTAAATCAATTTAAGGAAGAAGATGAAAATATTTATACAGCCATTTATAAAAAGTATATCTCTGATATTGCAGAGATTTATAAAGGACTGGAAGATAAATCTAAAACTCCCAACGAGCTTAATGTAATGATGGGGAAACTCATGCAAAAAATAACCTCTGATTTTATAAAAGCCAAAGATAATTATTTAAAAGAAGTATTTAAAAATAGTGGAATACCTCTAAATCAAGAAACATTAGATAGAGTTAAAAGAGTAATAGATACTACTAAAGATAATAAAACAACAATAAATGATTTAGACTAATGAATCCAATTATAATTATGCAAGTAGACCTTATAGAAGAACAAGAATTTACTTTTGACAATTTCGATGAATTAAAAGGTTATCTTAAAGGTAAAACAATTTATGTGAGAGAGGAATCTTTACAAGAAGTTAGAGACATACTAGGGCTATTGGGCTTTAGACATGAAAAACAAATGGTAGAATATCGCGAGGATACCAGTAGAGTAATTGAAGTAGACAATACTACTTATACGATAGACTTTAGTAAGAATTATGAAGACTACGATATTAATGGAGAGGAGCTTATTGAGGACTATTATAAACTCAAAGAAGAACTTATCTATTCTATCATTCCTTGGCCCATTACTATCTCGGAAGCAAGAGAAATGAATAATCTTAAACTCTCTAAGATTCAAGCACTAGCGGAGACTATGGTACAAATAGTACATAATCTTGAGCTTACAGAAGACGATATGGAAGTAGAATGGATGTTTGGAAAGCATGGAATTAAGGATGCTGCTCAATTCCTCGAAGACTTAGATATCCAGCATGATAATCTTAAATATATATGGTAGAAGGAATACGTAAGTGTATTATTGAATTAAAAAATCTTGAGCAAGGAATTGAATATGCAGTGGCTGACATTAATAAAAGAAATGCAGCCCTTGCATCTCAAGAACAGAATATAATTCAATTAACATCTGAAGTTGAAACTCTTAAAAAAGAGAATGAATCTTTAAAGAAGGAAAACGAAGAACTAAAGAATAAAATAAAAGAATTAGAGAAAGATGAATCAGGAAATCAACCTAGTTGAGGAAGCTTTATATATGGATGCATACATAGTAGAAGAATGGATTTATTACCTTCCAGACATGGAAACAATATTTTTAAATTATGATTAGAAATTTAAGAGAAATTATACTTAATAGAATTGCTGAAATAATCAAGGGAAATGATTATGACGAAATCTATGCAACAGGAAAAAGACCTGCATTAGAAGAATTAGAAGTATTAAATAAACTATTACAAAATATCTCTGAAACTGATTTAGTAAATGTTCCAGATGAGGACGTTGCAGAAGGAGATGTATATAAAATATCTGATGGCAATAGTCTTATTGCGGGATGTATTAGACTTCCAGAAGTCCCAACACCTTGTAGTAAATGTTCTAACTATCTTGAATCTTTACAAACAGGAAAAACATTAGTATGTAATTGCACATTAGGATTGCCATCTATAACTTGTACTTATGAGTATAAAAGTAACATCGAATAAAGAAATAAGAGACACAGTTCTCGCAGGACTTAAAAGGAACAAGGATAAATATGGTAAGAAGTATTGTCCTTGTTCTTTAATAAGAGAAGATGATACAGTATGCATGTGTAAAGAGTTTAGAGAAATGGAAGAAGGAACTTGCCATTGCCAACTCTATATAAAGACTAAAGACTAATGAGTTACAGTAGTGCAATATACCCAAGTAAGTATCTTGAAATACAATTTACTTCTAGAAGACCTAAGAAATATGAAGTAACTCTTACTGGACTTAGAGGATACGGAATTGATTATGGCATAATAGAACTCTTTACTAACCAATCAGTAGTATGTTCAGAGAATGACTTAGGACAAACCGTATTGGATTTATTAAAGAAGAGTCCAAGTTTATGGGAGGATTCAATTATAAGCGTAAGACAAATATAAAATAATGCAGACATTTGAATTAACATATCCAGTAAGTAATATAAATGGAGTATTTATAGAAGAGGAAGATTTTGAGAAAGACCCAGCAAGAATAGCTTTAAATATAGGACATGTTTCAGTAGTATTTCTTCCAGAACAATATAAGAGTACTTACATGAATACAAATCTTTGGCATAAACTAATGCCTTGTGTAACTATTAATGGAGTCTTACATGCAAAGATATTTTTTTATTCACCCTCATTTAATCTTGATTGGGAATGAACGAAGCAGTAAACACTTGGAATGAAAAACATCTAAATCAGTTACTAGTATTAAATAGATATGAAAATATATTTACCCTATGTCTTTATAATAAGAAGGAAGATGGAACTCATGAAAAAGAATTTTCAGTATCAGGAGATAGCTTTAGAAAGGCATGGGATGCATTCATTGAGGTAACAGAATAATGGAATATGATATACGCGAATTTGAAATTCTTCATGAATTAGAAGGAGAAACTAAAATATTTGAGGATAAATATCCTACATATTTTCTTGTTATATTATGTGAGAAAGATATAATGTTTCTTGGTAGATATACAGGAAAACTATTTTCTGAATTTAATAAATCAGAACCTATAGGTTATATAGGAAGAAGAAATTCAGCACGAGAGGTTAGAGAAAGTGCAGAAAAAATGATGATACAAATAAAGGCGGGCACCAAATAGGTACTCGCCTTTTCTATTATATAAGAACTAATAAAAGTCCTGTTACTATTCCAATTGCATCTGCAAGGATGTCATACCAATCCCATTTATTACCCGGAGCTTTACTATCTCCATACTCTTTACCTAATGATAAACCTACTGCTAGACCTATACCTAGCCAAATATTAATACTTCCAGCAATTAACATTACTAAAAGATTAACTAAACAATGTTTTAGTTTATCACTTTGTTTTAGGAAGTTTACTATTTTCTTCAGAATTTCCTTCATTGTTACTAAATTTTTTCCAAATACCTGTTACTGAATCTATTCCTAATAAAGCCATAACACATATTAAAAATGTATCTATCATTAATGGTGCTTGTATACACATTATAGTACAATATATAAGTACTGCAACTGCAACAAACCACCCTATTACTCCACACACTCTTTTAGACGAGATTCCAGAATGTGAAGTAAACATTTGTCTTACGAAAGTTATGAATCTCATTTATTCATAATTTATTTATATATTTGCATATTATTAATTTTAAAATCTAAGATTATGCACATTAAATGTCCTAAATGTAAAAACACTAATTTTTGCATCAGCCAAGACACCATAGACGGTGTAGAATACAACGTTATAAGTTGTGTTATTGATGATTATATTATAGGCGTATATCCTAACTCAGATTCTAAACTTAAAGAACTTCAAGAGAAGATTGAGGATTTAGAAAGTACTATTAGTGATTTAGAGGACCGAATTGAGCGTCTAGAACGATAGTCTCACTTATATAAGCTTTAGGAATTACCATACAATCCTTACATAATGAATCAGGTATATTAATACCATAAATACTTGAAGCAAGTACAATAGCTTTATCATCTTCTTCTATGAAGTAACCTACTGTACTTGTTTCTATATCTCTATCTAAGTATCTAACATCTTCTGATAAACTGCATCCCTCTCTATCTGTCATGTACTTGCTGTTCCATTTAACAAGTATTAAGTCTTTACGTTTTAATTCATTTTCCATACTAACTCCCTACAAACAATTTAACATTACCAGTTTCTATATCAAGTATCATCCTTTCCAGCCATAAATCTTCTATACGGTGTCCCCATATTCCATACTTACCTGGATTCTCCTTCTCTTCTTCGTAAATCCTTCTATATGCAAGAACTATTTCATTTATCAAATCATTCAAAACGATACATTTAACAGTGAATGTGTATGGATTCTTTAACGGATAATTAATAGTTACGTTTACTGTATGATTCTTGAAATAGCTATCAACATAACCAAAGAGGAAAATTCCACAGTCAATGGAGTATTTATGAATCTTTATGCTAACACCTTTAGGAAGTAATTCGCGCTCCCTCTCTATTGTGAATTTAGACGGAAGTCTGTTTATTACTTCTTGCTCATTGAAATCCTTATCACTATATACATCTATATCAGATTCCTTATGAGTTACGCAAACGTAGTACATTAGCTTACGTTCGTTACCAACATTAACATCTAGTTCATGGAGTCTAATTTCAAAATCTGGATTTAATTTTCTAACTTCATTTAAATGGCTTTTATCAATCATAATCATTTAAAGCTATTGTATCAAGTGTAAAAGTTACATACCACCAATATAAATCATCTGCATTATCTATCCCAACTTCCAGTAGCTGTGACCAATTTACTCCTTTATATTTCCTTAAGTTTTTAAGCACATTTAGAACATCTTCCATAGAATTAATAATACATCCTTCAGCCCCATTTGTTCCATTGCTAATTGTCATATAAACTTGTAATTTAGATTTACCTCTAGGAACAACGGCAAATGTTTCATAACGGTCTTTTATGTTCAAAATAATATCTTCTATATGTTCTAGAACATTGGCTTGTAAGGGTTCGCCAGTCAGGTTACACATTCTTAAGCCTTTGGGGGTTCTTTCATAATATAAATGCTTTAAGGACCCAAGTGTATCATACCAAGTTCCAGAGTTAAACAGTTTAATTACTTGTTTACGTTCCTCCTCATTATAAGGACTCCACCTATTCCCAAATCCTCTACTGGTTCTATCATTGTATGTTTCTGTTCCTGATTGTACCATATAATCAATAATATCGTCCAAATTAGATTCTACTATTTCAGTAGCATAGTCTAAGGGATACTTTCCGTCAACTACTTTAGTAGTATCAGTATCAAGAATGGGATATTCTTCGTATGAGAACAACAGTCCTCTAGTTTTAGGAGTAGAGAATATATGAGCATTAGTGTCAAATAAGAATCCATCAGCATAATGCTCTATTCCCGTTAATGTATCAATACAGAATTGTTTTATCTTGTCTCTTTGTGCCTTTAATGATTCCTCTATTTTATTGCAATCAAATTGCAAGTTTATAGAGTTTTCATCAAAATAGAAAATAAACCACTTGTAAGAATCTAAATCGTTCAAAGTTTTAACCTTTTCATTTTCCATAATTCATTTGTTTAATTATTAATTTATAATTATCTTTTTATATATTTGTAACGTATATCTCCACCTTCCTATCAAGTAATAACTGAACAAGTATCTACTAGATTAATTAGTTATTAACTTCTAAATGGAAAGTAATGGAATATACGTTACAAACAATTTTGAAGAAGCCTGTTCTTGTACACGCATACAAACGTACAAGATTTGGCAAAGTCGAGTTCGTGAGAGAACATCGAAGAAGATTACCTCGTAGGTAAATTTAGTTGGTTTTTAGTTACAAGATTATTTCAATCAAGTAGATGTAACAGTAAAGGTGGTACTGCAATACCACCTTTTTTTATTAATCTTAGAAAATAATCATATCTTTGCATAGATAATCATAAACATAGCCCTCGCAAACATTATGAGATAATTAATAGTCCACGAGATTAATTAGTTATTCACGGTTCTAGCGGGAACTGGACTACTTTTATTTCTACAAAGTTACTAAAAATCAGTTACTTAACAAAATAGATAATGTTAAAATAGCTTACTCAACTCCTCCAAAGTACAAGGAGTATCTTTCACATCATCGGGCACTGGAAGATTATCTACGGTTCTACTCTTCATAAATGCAAGATGAAATCTAAATAAAAGAGCCTCTTCTATACTACCTTCAACAAGTTTTCCGTCTATAAAATCTTCGACGGAAGATATAAAACCATGTTTGCGTAATCTACTATATGTTGCTTCTATTATTTCAAACTCTCGTTTACTACGCAATCTATCTACCAATTCACAAAATATTGATAAAGTTTGTTCCCTATTTATTTCCATAATTCATTCCTCCAGCTACTCCAAAGGGTATTAATCCTCTATAAATATTTTTATTATTTAAATCAAAATTACCATTGTTGCCAACAATAGATTTTCTAGGTGTACCCTCATGTATTATAAAATTATTACTTACTGTTTTCTGCTTCACATGAGGACCTTCTATTACATCTTTAATCAATGTTGCATCATATCCTCCTTGCTGTTTCCAGTGCACAAGTTGGTCAGAATCTATAGTTGAATTTCCAAAAGGTATACGAGCAAAGTCATTTCCTTTAGCATTAACTATTGCCACATTAGATGACTTTGGAATGGTCAATGCAAAAGCCTCTCCTTCACCTAAACTAGGGTCATAATAAGCATACCCTTTCTTATTCGCAAAACTATTATATACCTCTGGGTTATCGCTCATCCAACTTTTTCCGTTGTAGGTGGCAGATTTATCTAAATCCCACGGCTTTACTCCAACTCTCCAATCTTTGTGGGGCATTAATAATTTTTGTCCATCCTTACTCATTAGTTGCACCCATGTCCTTGGGTCTCCTTTCCACTTCCCTCCATTAGGAAGATTTAGCCATGTTCCATTAGCTTTAGAAGCCCTTTCTATTTCGTAATATTCAGGAATATGTGATTTTAAAGCATCTATGTCAGATTTAGTGTAATCTTTCCATTGTCCTGCTTCTTCAAACCATGATTTTGGAGACCAGTCTAGTTCTGATTTAAATTTGTTAGATTGTCTAAACCGTGGCGAAACAACTCCCAATCTTTGATTCTTTATAAAATCTTCAGTTACTTTTTTGCCTATCCTCTTACCAGCATACTTCAATCCTCTGCCAATAATACTTCCAACACCAGTACCTAAGCCCACATAATCTGTAAAAGTAAGGAATCCATTCAAATTATGCAAACCTTCTTCTGTATTCTTAGCTTGTATATAATCTTTATATGCTTTATCGGCTTTCTCACGACTTTGTGATTTCTCCCATTCACTTCTATTATCTTGACTTATTTCAGAATAAGTTGGAGTATATTGTTGCTCTATAGGCTCTTGAATTTGAGGTCTATAATCTTTAATGGCGTCTCTCCTCTGAATCCCACTAGAAGGATTCTGATATTTAACTATACCACCTCTCTTTAAGTACTTATTAAGAGATAAAGTTCCATTTAAATTTCTCCTATAAGAATCTTTATCCGCACTATAATTATACTTTCCAGAATTATTTCCATGCAATCTATCTATAAAGTCATTAGTATCTTTAGCATCTAGAGCTTTATATCTATCATTCAGTACTTTTACTTTATAATTAGCATAGTCTTTTAGATTATCAAAGTCTATATAATCAAATCCGTCTTTGTATCTGCTCTTCTTATATTTAGGAGCTATCGAATCACCTGGATGTTTAATTCCACTTAAGTTAAACCCTCTTTCACCTCTAGGGTCTAATCCATAATTACTTTCCAATGCTGCTTGCCTTACTAAGTTATTAAGATTAGTAATGGGCAATCCATTTTCCTCTAATGCTTCTTTAAAAATAGGGGTCATTACACTTGCAAATTCTTCAAACTTATTCCCTGTACTTCCAAATTTATGGGAATAATCTAGAGAAGACTTCTTTCCTTCTAATAGCTTATTGATAAAAGGATTAACACTTCCAGATAAGAATGAAGTTGCAGCACTAGGAGCATATTCTTTAATAATATCTACAACATTAATAGGTTCCTTAGGTTCTTCTTTAGGAAGAAAACTCTTAACTTTATTAATAGCTTGAGTTACTATTCCGTCTTGTGCTTTAATAACACCGCCATTCTCTAACTGCTCACTTTGAGTAGGTGTAGTTTCTGGCTTAGGTTTATTAGATTTATATCTACTCCAATCGAAGCCAATTAATTGTTCTTCATTTCTGTTGGCAGCTTTTTCTCTATTGAACTGTCTTAATATTCTAGCTCTTAACTCTCCTGCACCCTTTAATTTAGGAATCTTCATTCCTTCTTGGGCTTTAGCTATCTGATTATATACATTAGATAATGCTCTCTTATAATTAGGGTCAGTAGCATATCCACCTTTAACTACTCTATCAATAAAATCTCCACCACTAAAAGCTTGATATCTTTTATTGTTTAGTAATGATACATGATAATTGGCATAATCATTTATATCTTTAAAGTCTCTAAAGCTATCATTTACATGGATACTCTTTCCATTAATTACCTCTCTGGTTTTTCTAATAGTTCCTTTCCCCTTTATTCCTCCAAAGTTGAATTTTCCTGATTGACTTTTTCCCCAATTACTTTCCAAAGCTGACTGGGCTACTAAGTACTTTGCATATTTAGTATCTAAACCTCTAGCTTTAAGTGCATTTTCAAATGCAGGAGTCATTGTCTTTATAAATTCATCCTTTGACTTTATATTGATAGGTGCAGATTCTTTATTTTCTACAACAGGAGTTTCTTCCTTAGAAGTGGGAAGAGGTTCTGTATTTACCTTCTCTTCAACAACTGGCTCTTCTTTTTTCTCCTCTGCTTTAGCCATTACATTCTGCCTATTAGTTTCCAATCTACTTATCGGAAGTTCTTTAATTTCAACAGTAGCTACAGGCTGTTCAAATACTGGGCCTTCATAAGGAGCTATACTATTATATGTAGTAAATATATTTCCTCCTAACTGTCGTTTAAGAGTAGTGGGTTTTTTTAAATCAGATGTGGGAGTTGTCGATTTAACAACTTTCTTTCTCATGTCTCGTTTAGTCCCTGTTAGAATTTTATGATTCTTTACTAACGGAGACTCTTTAAATTTCATCGCCATATTCTTTTAATCCATTTATACTGAAAGACTTTTCTGCTTTCATAATAATCAACCTCATATTGAGCCATTCTAGCTTCTCTTTCAAAAGAGATAGCTCTATACGCAGTATGCCAATTTCTATATATAATTAACTTAATAAGGAACTCTAATACATATAAAGGATAGTATGGAAGTATTCCAACTTCTAACATTTGTATTGTATGAGTTCCTTCATGTCTGGCTGCCATATCAGTAAATTTTTCTAGAACATTCTTTATTCTAGTGACCATTATCCCAAAGAAATTAAAATACTTGAAGCCCTTAAAAGGAAGTAACTTGTTAATAAAGAATAAGAGTTTTCTTTTCTTATCCCATACGAATTTCATACTTTAAATTTTAGTTAGGTTGTCCGTAATTTTCATCTAACCATTTTCTAAAGGATTGAGCATCGAAGTTTTCTAATGATTTAATAACTCCTCCTTTTGCATGTTTCCACTTAGCTGCATTACGAGCAAAATTAGCTCTTTTCTTTTGCAATGGAGTTGCATTTGGATTGTTGAGTACAGACTTAGCATGTTCTTGAACACTCTGTCCTGCCTTCTTTGCTGATGCTGTAAACTTACCTTTGTTTTCAGGTTTTATATGGATTCCACTTCCACTTTTATGTTTCGGAATCAATCTACCTCCCTTTTTAAAATAATCTGCTTGTTCGTAGCTAAGTGAATTTACATAAGCTACGGCTGCTTTGTGCAGTCTGTCCAATAAAGTTTTATTCTCTCCCATAGTATAATAAAATAATTATTTCATTTTGTAGACTACAAAAATATAGCTAAATTTGCACAATAACAAATGAAAGTATGAATTATATGAAATAATGTGGAAAATTTAAGTAAAGATTTTTAAAACTATTTAACTATTTAAGAATTTAAAGAAACAGAACAATTAGTATGTTAGATTTTATTAAAAAGGTGTTCAATTTTATAAATGGCTTGAATCCTACAGTTAAAACCATAATCATAATGGGACTACTGTTTTGGTGTACACAAGTATGTTTAGTAAATCAAAGTAGGCTATTTATAACTGACTACATCGAGTCTGTTGAGTACAATAACAGAAAATCTGAGGAGTATTCTCTAAAAGTCTCTCCCAAAATTAGGAGACAAGTAGAGAACATTAGGAACAAAGATACAGATGCTTCAAACGTTCTTCTATTATCTTTTCACAATACCAAGAAAAGTTTACAGGGTTTTTCTTATATGTATTTAACGGCATTAACTGACTCTCCAAGGGGTATAGATGATGAAAGTTGCCTTGACATATGGACAAATCTTCCGTATTTACAGTTCTCGGACGAAGTAGAAAAGATTAGGAGAGCCAGCTATTTAAGAATAGATTCGCTGGAATCTGCAAAAGAAAAGTTTCCACAGTTATACAAGAAGCTAAGATTGAGCGGAGCTTGTGCCGCAGCACTTTACCCGATTGAGGGTATTGATAGTGAAGGTTCTATAGAACCTGTTGGAATGATTGTCGTGATGTACGACGAACCAAAACGCTATTATTTAGGATATTATAATGAATGTATTGCCCCTTATATTCAAGTACTTTCCACGCTATTAAACTATAATACAATGTACAAAAATAAACAATGAATTATGCAAGTCGATAAGAAAAATGGTAATGTATGTTACAATGATGAAGCACACATCTATTGGAACGAAAATGATGAATCTAGATATATATCAGTTACTACACTAATACACTCTTTTACTCAACCTTTTGATAAGGAATTTTGGAGTGCCTATAAAGCATTAGAAAAACTTATTCCAAAAGAAAATTGGGCAATAGAAAAGAAATCACTTTTATCTACTAAAAGATTTGATACATCTATATTGGATTTATATAATATTGATGCTGGAGTATTTAGTGATACGCAACAAGATATACTAGACGAATGGGATAAGGCTAATAAAGACTCTTGTGAACGAGGTACTGCAATTCATGCAGAATTAGAAAATCAATATTACAAGAAGCCGAAGGATATAAGCCTTAAAAAGTACGGACTCGGAGGTAAATTCGAGTGTAAGAAAGGGTACACAGAATTAGATATGAAACAGGGAGTTTATCCTGAATATCTAATATCATACGAATCAAAAGACGGAATGTTAAAAATTGCTGGACAGATAGACTTATTAATAAAAGATGGTAATGACATCTATATTGTGGACTATAAAACCAACAAGAAAATTGACCAGAAATCTGGATTCGACACATCAACAAAGAAAAATGCAACAATGCTTTATCCACTTACTAATCTAATGGATTGTAATTATATGCATTACACTATGCAATTAAGCACATATGCTTATATGTTACAGCAATTAAATCCAGAGTTTGTAGTAAAGCAATTAATATTAGTGCATTATGACCATGATGGCAACGAAACTACATATAATCTCGATTATCTAAAAGAAGATGTAGAGAGAATGTTTAGCTTCCATAAGAAAAACATGATTAAGGAAAAACAACGAGCTAAAAGACAAAGGATAGAATATTAATCTTAGTAGAGAAGAATAAATTTAAGGAGCATTTTTAAAGCCTTATATAACGCTTTAAATGTTAAGCAATGTAATAGAGATTCGAACGGATTAATATATCCTTATTTATAGACATGAATGTAGGACATATTGTAACTGGACACTTAAATGAAGTTCTCAATTTGAAACAAGATATTTCAAAAAAGAGACTAGAGATATGTAAAACATGTCCCTTATTTACCCCTAAACTAGGAGGAATGTGTAATAGAAGATTATGGTATAATGCCCAGACGGGAGATGTAAGTACAGTTAAATTAGATGGATATGTGCGAGGATGTGGTTGCAGACTAAAAGCAAAAACCACAATGTCAAGAGAATCTTGCCCCGCAGGAAAATGGTAAAAATTTTAAAATGTAAATGAATTATGGCACACAACCCAGCAGAATACGAAAAAGTAAAAATAGCACAAGAATTAGTAGGATTAGACTCAGGTGACCAACACTTTGTAATGTCAGCAGAAGAAGACGTTAAAGAGAGAATGGCAAGAGACGCTGCTGTCAAATTTAATAATAGTGTTGACGAATATACAGCTAAAATGGACGACTATATTAAAGATGTTGAAGAAAAGGCAAAGAGTATTGCTGAAAATATGAATGGATTAGAAATCATGCCAGTCTTCAATTATATGATAGTTAGACCTTATGACCAAAATCCTTATCAGAAAATTAAAGTTTCTTCATCAGGACTTATTTATGATTTGGGTGGACACAAACCAGAGTTTAAGAACCCTGATAATGGACAACTAGAAGAAGAAGAAAACTTCATTGTTGTAGGTAAAGTAATTGAAGTAGGTCCAGAAACTAAGTATGTTAGAGAAGGAGACGATGTATTCTTTACTAAACCTTCACAAACTCCAATACCATTCTTTAAAATGGGACTTGTCTATGTAAGTGAACAGCGTGTTCTTGCAGTAGTAAATGAAAAATTAAGAGCTCGTTTCCAAAGAGCTGCAGAAGGAAAACTAAAAGCATACAATAAATTTTAATTATGGAAGAGAAAATATACTTTTTGCCTGGCGATGTGGTAACACTACGTCAGGCAATTCCTTATAAGCCAACTATGATTGTTGTGAAGAAGGAAACTAAGATAATCAGCCCACGTAAATCAGCAGGTATTGACAAATTTACAGGGGGAAAGGAAGATTGCCTGAAAGGAATTAAATGTAGATGGTTCACATCTAATGGTGAATTACAAGAAGCAGTATTTAATACTAAGGATTTAATAAAACTATAAAATGGTTTCTAGAAGAAAACTCAACCAACAGACCAAAAGAAACTCCCAAAATGCTACGGCAGCTTTAGCAAATTTTAAGCCTGCCGCTCCTGCAACACCTTCTTACCCTAATTTAGGAACGAGGGTAGGACAGCAACCTCAAGGACTCTCCTTAAGTGAGAGAGATGAAATGAGGACTAGGCTAAATAATACTAATGGGAGAAAGATGATTCAAGATACAAATACCAAATTTAGGAACGAGGGTAGGACAGCAACCCAATCTTCTAACTTTACTGGTTCATTCAATAATGCATTTGCGGCAGCCAGAAAACAAGGATTAAAACAGTTCCAGTGGAATGGTAAGTTATATGGAACACAATTAGCATCTGCACAACAGGCAGCTCAACAAACTAAACAAGCTCCTACTCAAACAGCTAAACCGAACGCTCCTGAATCTACATACCTTGATTCTATGAGAAGAGGTTCTCTACCACAAGTAGATGTAGTAGCAAAGAGAGTTTCAACTACTCCTATTCCTGCTCCGGTACAGCCTGCACAAAACACTCCAAGTGCAGACTCTTTAGGATGGGGAAGTAACCAAGGCCCTTATCGTTCAGCAGGAACTATTGCTCCTACACGAGGATTTGATAATAGAGGAGCATATTCTACGACAGGTGGTTCATTTACAAATACAGTTGGAAACAATCCAAATTACGAAACTTCTCCACAAATAAGAAGGTATACTCCTTCCTTCAGATTTCCTGGAGTTAGAAGTAACGAGAAGGGAGGAAAACTTGAAGACAAACAAAAAGCATTTGTTGCATACTTAATTCAAGCTTCTGGAGTAGATAGTGAGGATGAATTAAATGATTATATTCAAGATTTAGGACAAGAAGGATTACAAAAAGAATTGGAGAAATTTGAAGAACTTATGACACAAGGAACTGAACAAGTACCGGCAGCAGCTAAGGGTGCAAAATTAAATTATATCAAATCATTAAGAGGACAATGTCCAGAAGGATTTGAAATGCAATATTTCAAGAAAGGTGGAGTAATGTGCAGCCAATGTATTAAGAAGGCAAAAGCACAGAAAGCTCCAACTAAAGCAGAGCAAGGAACTAAAGTAGTTCAAGACTTTAAAGCTGACATGAAGAAATGTGGCGGAAAGATGAAAGGCAAAATGAAGAAAAAAGAAGACGGAGGAAAAGTAAAAACTATTCCCGGAGTTATAGATACTAAAGAAAACAAACTATCTCCAAAAGGTAAAGTACAAATAAAGAAACATTACTTTGGAGGAAAACTCTAAATAACTTATGCAGAAAATATTTCTATATGATAATGTAAATAATAGAATAGAGTTAAATGTTCCGGAAATTTTACTCATTCGTGAGTTTAAAGCCCTAATGGATAAAAAAAGAAATATTACTCCCAAGGATAAAGAAGGAAAACTTGGAACTCAAGCATTTAAAGAATTTACATATATATGGTTGGCATTAGATTGGTTATCTCCTTATGCTGATTATGCAGAACAAGAGAGACACCAAGAAGCTTTAAAGGACGCAGGACTTACTCAAGCAGAATTCGATGACCCAATATTCAGGGCAGCTTGTAGAAAATACAGAGCTTTACAAGAAGAAACTCGTTCAATAAAGATGCTAAAAGCAGCTCAAAACACGGTTGATAAATTTATTGACTATTTCAATAATATAGACCCAGAAGAAAGAGATTTACAAACTGGCAGACCTATCTTTAAAGTAAAAGATATTATGGCAGAAATCTCTAGTTTATCTAAAGTTAATGATGAACTGAAGGCATTAGAAGGTCAGGTTAAGAAAGAACTCGTTGAAGATTCTTCTTTACGTGGAGGTGCTACTGATGGATTTATACCTAAAGACTTTTAATTATGGCTAGAGGAAGAAAAAAGAAAGTTGTTGAAGAACCTACTTTAGATATCCTTCCGGAAAGAGTCCAACGAATATTACAAGAAGTAAAACAGAAAGAGGACCAAGAGTTCAAGGATGAAATTACTTCTCTAATAAAGGCTAGAAAAGGAGAATGGGATGTCACTATAAATGATGATATCCCATTTTTTGATTCCAATCTATCCTACGAACTTACAGGATATAAACCTATCGATGATAAACACGGATTGGACTTTGACCCAGCTTGGTATACTGAAGCTAAGGATACATTTATGAGAACAGGACATTACTGTACTTATAGATTTGGAACCAAACCTTATAATGACTTCTGGACGCAAGAATATATAAGATGCAGAGATGGAATGACGGTTAATGGATATACAATTACTGGTGATAATTATTTTTTCTTGAATTATTATCAATTAATGGACTTGACATCAGCTGACAAAGCCGGTGGTGGTAGACTTTATGACTTCCCAAGATTCTTTGTAAAACAGTATGAATATTTCCATTACGTTGAATTATGTAAGAGATTAAGAAAAAATGCCATAGGACTTAAAGCCCGTGGAGTCGGTTGACACAATAAACTAAAGCCGACTATAAATTCCGTAAAATCGGTGAAGACTAACGTGATAAATCACTTAAATTTTTTAAATTATGAATAGACAAGAACAAATTAAATTCATTGAGGATAATTATCCCTTATACACAAATATATTCCGGAACATTTAATAAAACATTTTATTAGAGGTTACTTTGATGGTGATGGGTGCATTACTGGATGGCTAGCTATAGAAAAAGGAAAATCTGATAGAGTCAGATACTCATTTGATATTTGTGGAAAAACTGAGTCATTATTGACAGAATTTATGAAGGTTTTTAATATTCATAATATTAAGATAAATATGAATTATCTAAAAAGAGATAATATGTATAGAGTGAAAACTACTTCTAAAAAAGAAATAGAAAAACTATTCCATTTTCTTTATGATGATTCATATTTTTACTTAAGTAGGAAATTTAAGAAATTTGATTACTATGTTAATACCGAGGTAAGTCAGCTCATCGCTGACCACCGTAACGCGTAGGAGATGAACGTTAACGAGAGTAATAATTCTCCCAAGAGTGCGGAACATTCTAATATAGAATGAAAATGTACGCTGACCTTATAGGAAACTATAAGAGCAATAGGATAAAAAGCCTATTGGATAACACAGTGTTTAGTGAAATTGGTGCTGCAATTGCAGTAAACACATATAATTGTAGAAGAAACTCTGTTATAGTTATTGCAGCTCAACTTGAAAATTATCTTACTAAGACTCTTAGTAAATGTTGGAAACAGTTGGACTTTTTAAATGACTATACTGATGGAGGATTTTTCAAACTAAGGCAAGTAGAAGATACAGCTCTTAGTAAGAAAGCATCTGTTTATAAAGTAATAAATGGACAGAAAGTAGAAGCTGGATGGATGTCGGAAATCACAGGTATCAATGCTGATAAGCCAAATAAGATTCGTGGTGACCGTACCGACTTATTAATATACGAAGAAAGTGGTTCTTGGCCTCAATGGAAAAGAGCTTTCGAACAGGGAGACGCTCTTGTAGGTATTCAGGGAGCAAAGTTCGGAATTAAAATGGCTTGGGGAACAGGTGGAGATAAAGGTCCTTCACTTGAAGGATTAGCTAAAGCATATGAGGAACCCGATACATATGATGCTCTTCCTTACAGACATAGATATACTCCAACTGGTGAAGAAGTCATTACAGCTTACTTTATTCCTGCTTATACTATCATTAATAGACCAGGACTTATTGATAAAAGAGGTTGGACAGACCCAGTTAAAGGTAGGGCTTATTATGAAAAGGAAAGAGACAAGAAAGCAGCTGACCCTGAAACTTTAATTATACACTGTGCTGAATATTGCTTTACAGCAGACGAAGCTCTAGCTTTGGAAGGTACTAATAAATTTAATAAGGTACTTATTTCAGAACAGATTGCAAGAATTAGAGTTGACAAACAAGGTCAGAAAATTAGTGTAGGTTCTCTTGAATATAAGTTTAATGGCCCAGTACAAAAAGAAAATATAGTTGGCTTTAAATGGATAGAAAACTCTGCTCATGGTAAAGTACATATATTGGAACATCCTATTTGGACTATTGATGATAAACAACCTAAGATGAGGGATATGTATGTGGCTGGAATAGACAGTATTGATATTGGACAGAAGGAAACTTCTGATGCTACTAAAGACCCTTCTGATTTTTGTATTGTAATTAAGAAAAGAATTAGAGGTCTTACTGACCCTATGTATGTTGCCTATTATAAGGACAGACCTCAAGACGTAAGAGATGCATATAAAATTGCACTAAAACTTATGGAGTATTACAATTGTCAATGTGTAATTGAAGCATCTAAAGTTGCCATGATTACATGGGCTAGAGAAAATAAATGTCTTAATAGGTTTATGAGAAGACCTAGGGCTACTATGCCTGATGTTCAAAATGGACAAAGTAAACAGTACGGTGCTCCAGCAACAGTGGCAGTTATTGATTTACAGACTGACTTAATTGCAGACTTTGTAAATGACTATTGTCATACAATATGGTTCCCAGAAATGCTTGATGAACTTAATCGTTATACTGATGAGAATAAGCGAAAGTTCGATATTGTGGCGGCTATGGGTATGGCTGAACTTGGTGACCAAGAATTACAAGGAATAATACCTAAAGCTGTTGAAAATGTAGATGATGCATTTCAAGACTTTGGATATTATAGAGACGAGAATGGAATTAAAAGGTGGGGAACTATTCCTAAAGAGAAACCTAATATTCCTAAATATGATTTATTCCCTTATCATTATGACAACGACAGAACTAGAAGCAGCAATCCTCGACATAATCCGCAGATGCTACAAAATGGAATATACTAGCAAACTTATAGTGAAAGAACTTCCAGAAGGAGGTTATTCAGCTATATTTGCGATGAATAATATTGATAAACCGTTAGTAATCTCTGGACAATTAGGGGCTTGCGACTTTTTGAAATATATAGAACAAGAACTTAAAGACAAATGTCTTTGGAGAGTTGAATATTCATTAGGATATCAATCATTCCCAGAGCCTTGTCCAGAATCACCTGAACAAATAAAATGTAAAAATGAAAGATACTAAAAAGAATGAAGAGTTGATGGAAGCTACCAACAGGGCAATCAGCGAGCTGGTTTATCCTAAGTATAGGTTGCAAAAAGCATACAACTACTATAACTGCAAAAGAGATGCTGAGCAGTACAGATTTCTTGAAGAAAACTATGGTATAGGTCAACCTACATCAGTAGAATTCATACCTCTTATTAGGAAACATGTGGATGCTTTAGTAGGAGAGTTTCTAGGAACTCCAATTCTTCCTAAAGTATCTTGCAAAGACTCTGCAACGATAAGTGCCATCACTCGTGAAAAAGAAGTCGCAATTTCCTCTGAAGTATATAGTCTTCTACAAAAACACTTAAAGAACTCTATGCTTAGCTTTATTGACGGAAGAGATATTACAGATAAAGCCATAGAACAACAAATACAAAAGTTGATTGATGATTTAGACCAATCATTTATTTCTCAATATGAAATGGCAGCTCAAAATGTTATTGAGTATATTATGCAAAGTAGAGACACAGACCTTATGACTAAACTAAGAATATTGTTCTTAGATTTACTAATAACTGGTTATGCTTTCTACAGAGTAAAGCCATCTACAAGTAAGGGAAATATTGATATAGAGGTACTTAATCCTTTAAATACATTTATTGATAGAAATCCTGAATCTATATATATTAAAGATTCTTATAGAGTTGTTGTAAGAAAATGGCTTACTAAGAATCAAATCTTAAATATATATGGTAGAGATTTATCAAGAGATGATATTGCTAAAATTAAAGACTCATGGCATCAAAGCTTTGATACTTCTCATTATTACGTAAGGTCATTTGCTGATGTAAAGAGTGGTGCTCCTATGACAGACGGACTTGAAGCAGGAAGAGAAATAGTTCCTGGATTTCCAGATGAAGCTATTCAATCTTACAATTATAAACTAATTCCTGTTTATGAAGTAGAATGGACTGAAACTGATAAAGACTATAACCTACAGAGATATGAAACTGTTCGTATAGGACAGGAGATTTATATCTTAAAAGGTAAGAATGAGGAAGTAATAAGAAGTAAAGATAATCCTTCTTATTGTAGTTTATCAGTAAATGGAGTCTACTTTAATGATAGAAATAATGAACCATTCTCTCTAGTATTAGCTTGTGCTAACCTACAAGATAGATATGACTTGTTGCATTTCTATAGAGACAATTTAATTGCAAATAGTGGGACTACTGGAGATTGGTTAGACTTATCAGTGCTCCCAACAGCTCTCGGAGTTAAACTTCCTGAAAGAATCCAGAAATGGATTGCTTATAAGAAATCAGGAGTTGCAATTATTGATACATCTCAAGAAGGAAGACAATTTAACAGTAATACAACTTACTCTGGATTTGATGATACAGTTAAAGCCCAAACTATTCAAGGTATTCAGATTGCAATTGATGCTACTGAACAGACTACAAGTTCTATTACTGGAGTTTTTAGAGAGCGTTTAAATGGAATCCAACAAAAGGATGCAGTTACTAATGTACAGACAAGTGTTAATAATTCATTTATTATTACTAAAAAGTACTACCAACAAATGGATTTAGTAACTAATGAACTTCTTCTTGACTGCTTGAATATAGCTAAGATTGTATATAAGAATGGATTGAAGGGAACTTTAATTCTTGGAGATAAATATCAAAGAGTCTTTACTGCACTTCCAAAATACTTTACTGTTAGTGATTATGATATTCATATTGTAACAAGCACTGATGTTATTAAAGACATGGAATCTATTAAAGCTATTATCCCTGAATTTATTAAGAGTGGAACTCTAGAACCAGGAATAATCTTTGAAGCATTAACTGCCAAGAGCTTAACTGAACTTAAATATAAAGTACAGAAAGCACTTAAAGTACAGAAGGATGAAAATGGCCAGATGCAGCAACTTATGCAGCAGAATGAACAACTTCAACAGCAAGTACAACAACTTCAACAACAACTTCAACAAGCTCAAAATAAGGTTGAATCTCTTAATGAAGCTAAGTTACAAATTGAAGATAGAAAGGCTAAAGCTGATGAACAAATCGGATGGTATACAGCTAAGACTGATAGAAGGTCTAAAGATTCTAAAGCTGAAAACGACGATAAAAGAACTGAAATTGAGTACGCTCAATTATATGATGGCAATTCTAATAATAACGAAGTAAGAAATATATAATATATGACTCCTGTATTTAATGTATGTAAATCTAATACTTGCGGATTAACAATCACTGGTCTCTCAAGAGAGGCCGGTGAGTATCTGCCAGAAGATTCTACTGAAAACATAATTAACACTTTTAAGTACAGTGAAACTGTAACTGTAAATGTTATACAATTAGATAAGATAGACGAACCTGAATTTATTAAATCTACTGTTGCGCCTCATTTAACTAACACTGATGAAGTAAAAGTAGACATATCTAAAGATGGTAACTACCGTATCTCACATATCATAATTCCCACTACAGAGTGGTTGCAAAAAGAAATAGATAATCCTAACAGTTCTTTATCTTCTTATGCAGTTGTGTATGTTTCTGACGGTTCTACAATATATAAGTACATAAATGAAGGGCTTGTTGAATGTCCTGCACTCGAACTTGCTGAAAGAAATCCTGACGGGACTACAATTTCCATAAGTGAAAAAAATACCTTTTCCATTTGTTATTTATCCAAATGTTTTGTTACTTTGTGCAATGAAATTTTAAACATGAACCTTCTTAAATGTAAGAGTAAAAATGCAGATTTAGACAACCTAATATTTAAGAGAGATTTTGTTTGGATGACTATTAACGTAATTAAATATTCCGTTAGTCTTGGTCAGTATGCAGAAGCCCAAAGAATATTAGAACAAGTAAATACTTGCAATGGTTTTTGTGATTCAATTAATAACAAATATAAAACTTTAAACAGAAGTTCTGGATGTGAATGCAATTAGTTTACTTAAACAGAAAATAATTGAGGATTATAATTCTTATGTGAAAAAACTATATAAGGGATACCGAGAAGACTATTCTTTAATTTTGCACGAAATAAGTTTTATAGAGACTCATACTAAGTTAGATAACTGTGACTTTATTTATCAACAACTAATGTTAGCATAATATATGTCGAAATATAAAGTACTAGAAGAAGGAGTTCTACTTGATGACTGGATGGATGATAATCCAGAACAGCCATATATTCCTAAGAAAACTCCTAGCTGTAATTGCAACACTTGTCCAGACGAAGACGGACATCTACTAAAGGATAACTTCTTTGGGGAGTTCTTAACTGAAGCTGATAAGAGAAGAGCTAGAGAGAACCTAGGACTCAAAGATATGGAAGGCGATGCAGCCAACATTACTTATAAGACAGATACTGACCCTGATATAGAGTCGGTTAAAGACGCCTTAGATAAGTTGTTCTATGTTCCAATAACTATTAGCTCATTTACTGTTTCTCCTAATGAAGCAGAAACAGGTTCAGAAGTTAATACCCTTACATATAACTGGAAATATAATAAAGAGATTAAACAACAATACTTTGACGGAGAAGAAATTAATGCTTCACTTAGAACTAAAACTATAACTGGAGCATTTAAGACTACAACATCTAAAACCTTAACTGCATCGGACGGAACAGAATCCAAATCTAGTACTGCATCTTTAGTATTCAAAGATGGAAGATATTATGGAGCAAGTGCAACAGACCCAACAGTTTCTGATATGATTTCTTCTTTTACAAGAAGCCTGAATCTTACTAGAGGAAACAGTTTTACAGTTAATGCTAGAGAAGGTCAATATATCTATCTTTTAGTCCCATACTCTTTAAAAGATATTTCTTTTTCAGTAGGTGGATTTGAAGGAGGATTTTTTATAGTAGACGATAATTACCAATTCACTAGATATGAGGGAACTACTATAAAATGCGTTCTCTTTAGAAGTGATAATCCGGGCTTAGGAAGTACAACAGTAACTATTAAATAACATGGCAGTAGAGTTAATTAGCGAAATAGTTCAAAAAGGTGGTCAGGATTTCGCTCTAGTTGATGCCAATAACATTCGTGGAGGTTTCTACCAAGTAACCGAAATGAGCGAAAGAGATGCAATACCAGACAAAAGAAAAAAGAATGGTATGCTTTGTTTCGTACTCAATGACCCTGACAAGGTCTTTACATACCAATGGCTTAATGGTTATTGGATTAAAGCACAACTTGGCGGCGGAGGTGGTGGAGACGGAGACACTAGAGTTGAAATAGTATCAACGCCAGAAGAGCTAGCAAACAGAGTAGACTTGGAAAGAGCTGGACAAATCGTATATATCGAGAGTACAGATGAAGTTCTATTCTGGTCTAATAAAGACAAATGGAGCTCTTTTGACCATATTAAAATACAAGATACAGAACCAGTTGATGATGATGCAGTATGGATAAATACTAGTCAGAAATCACTACCTCAGTATACAAATCCAGATTTGGCTACTATAATAGAGGCAGTTGAAGCACTTAGAAAACTGGTAAATAAGCATGAATATGCATTTACACATGAGATGTCAAGTGGGGGTTTTGAAAATAGTGCAAGACTCGATATGATGAAAGCTGCTTCACCTTTGGAACCAGGAACGGAAACAGAATCGACAGCAGCAGAAGAATATCCAGAATACACTGAATATGAAACTCCAAATTTAAAGCATTTAGCTATTAAAGCAGGAACTTACTCAAGCTTGCTTGAAAACACAAGAAACTTTGTAAATAACGAATTACTATGGTGTACAGACACTAAACAATTATATATTATGAGTAATGGTAGTTTAAATTGGATTAATAAAAGCGGAAGTGGAGGTGGTGGAACCGAGTGGGACCCATCTGTTCTCGACGAACTGGATACCATTGGATTTGTTACCCCTAGTGGTCAAACATACAGGGTTAAGATAGAGAATGATGGAAAAATGGTTATCTATAAGAAGGAAATGGATACGCCACAAACTAAACCAACTGGAGGTCAAGAAGACCCTTCTGGATGGGTTTATGTTACATCACTATTCTTACAGAAGCTATATATAAATTCTATATATTGTGGGGGATTAGCATCTGACGAACATAGTTACAACTATTGTTCACATCATTTTGTTGAACTCTCAAATCTAACTAATGAAGATATAAACTTGAATGGTCTTTCCTTGCAATATGCAACAGAAGGAACTCAATGGCAAGTACTTCCATTATGGGGAACAATTAAAGCGCAGTCTACATTCTTAATTAGAGGTGCCCAGTGTTCAGTAATGGATGCAAATACTACTAAGATTAAAGTAAAAACATACGATATGGAATGGAGAGATTCAGGCGGAAATCTAATGAAGTTTGATAACAACAAATCCAAATTCTATCTTACTTGGGGAACTACTCCCTCAACAGTTAGAAATCCATATTCAAATGCTGACGGAAACTACAGAGTATCATTGGGATATATTGACTTAGTTGGATTTAACAAGGAAAATGCAGAATCCTCTGATACAATTGATGCAAGTGAAAACAAACCGTATACATATTTAAGTACTGATAAACTCTTTACTAAATATTATGCAATGGACCCAGTAAGTCAGGCTACTAAAGCATTGGATAAAAGAAATAATGCTAATGATTGGTATTTTGTTGACCTCACTAAAGAGTTAGTTCCAAGTGTTGAAGCTTTTACTCCAAGAGCCTCATTTGAAAATAAAACAATATTCTATAATAAATCTAAACTAGTAAGTTTAAAGCCTAATTTAATATCTTGTACCTTCGGAAGACAGGCAACTGCCCCAAATGCTACAAGATGTTTTAATTGGGTGTCAGTAGGATACTTTGACGAATACCTTTGGTACAAGTCAAAAGGAAGTAGTGGCGAAGGCCCTTGGACTAAAGTAGAATCATTTAAAAACGAAACAGGTGTTAGAAAATACTATAATCGTATTAGAATGGAAGCTACCGATGGAACTCCATTTACTACTCATAAAGTAATTCTTAAAAACTTAGGAGTAGGTACTTATGAATACAGAGTAGGTAGAGCTGATGCAGATGGCAATCCAAGTGAATTTGCTAGTGATTCTTTAACATTTACAGTAAGAGGTACTGATGATATAAAAGACGATTTTACATTTGTTCAGGTAAGTGACCAACAGGGATTTAACTGGGATGAATATAATGTTTGGAGAATATCAGCTGAATATATAAAGAATAATGTTCCAGAAGCGCAGTTCACTATTAATACTGGTGATATGACACAAAATGGAAATAGAATCAATGAATGGATTGACTATTATAATGCTCGTAAATCCCTATGGGGAGTTGAAGAAATGGTGACTGTTGGTAATAATGACTTATGTCCTGCCAACATGTATGTATTAGGAAATGGCGGAGACAGTTCCAAAATTAATCCTTCTAATATGTCGTTCTTCTACACATTCGAAATTGATGAAACTAATCCACCTGTATTTACTATTGAAGGTAAAGAAGTATTCATTGATTCTCTTTACTCATTTAATTATGGTAACGTACATTTCATGTGTGTAAACTCTGAAATTACTGACATGACAGAAACTAATATTTATGGATTAAGCACTGGAAAGATAACTTATCCATATATAAAACAATGGTGTCAAAAAGATATTGATGCTAATGCTTCTGCTGCTTGGAACATCGCTTACTGTCATGAAATGCCCTTTACTATTATTACTCAAAATGTTATCCAACAATTCTATTGGAATGACACTGAAAATAACAAAGTAGAGAGAAGTGGCAGCCATTTAAATTATAATGTACCTAATTCTGACAAATACTGGTTTAGTAAATTCTGTCAAGAAAACAATATAAGACTTGTCCTTGGAGGACATAAACATACATATAGCGTTAGTTGGCCTCTTAAAGAGAATTTCTCACAAGACGGAACTCCTATAAGTATGAAGCCAATTATTCAAGTGACTCAATCTGATTTAACTACTTACTTTAATAGTGATAGTTTATATGAGGAAACAGAAGGAGACTTGGCTGGACAAAAATTCCCTTCTGCTTGGAAAACTGATAATAACTTTAAACAGCATAAACACTTATGTACATTTGAGTTAGTTGATAATATCACTGCTCCTGTGTATGCGATGTGTCAAGCTACTGGTTATAAACATACATCCAATAAGGAATTACCCGCACCAAATATACCTTGGTTAAGACGCTACTTCCCTGCTACTGTTAAAGTTGTAGACCAAACCAACATTACTGCAACAGTAAATGCTGGACAGAGATATCCATTCTATATTATATGGAATGTTACTCCTACACAAATAACAGGTACAGTTAAGAAGATTAATTATGTATTTACCTCTGCAGGTAAGTTTAATATTAATATTCAAAGTAGTGTTAATCCACCAGAAGCTATTGGTGGTAATGGGGAAGAAAACAACGGAAATGATTTAATTATCATAAAATAATGTCAGGTAAAAGTGTAAGTATAAAAAACAAAACTACTAATGAATGGGAAATCGTCGCAGGTAGCGACGCTTCCCAAATTAGTACTTCTAATCCTGACGTGCTAGTATCTGGAGAAGTAAATATCTCTGTTGACCAAGCACTCAGTAGAACCAACAAAAAGATAGAAACACTTCAACGTAATGTTTCGTGGCTTGCGGAACATGGCGGGGGAGGCGGTGGTGGGGGAGGAGATTTCACATCCTCTATTAAATTAACTAACGGTGGTATTACAACATCTGAAGGAGTTAATATTCTATATTCTACCACTAAAGAAGTTAAACTAGATTACTTAATCACAGCATTAAAGAACAACCAAAAATTTACTATAACTGTTTCTCTAGACGGAAATAGTGTTATTTCAGGACAAGAAGGATGGTCTGGAACTCCGGGAAGTTTAATTATTAAAAACATATCCCAGTACTCATCATCAAATAGTCACTCGGTAGTAGTTACTGCAACCGATGCAGAAGGAATTAACGCTACTCCTTATATGTTAACTGTAATTGAATCATCTATTAATTTATCAAGTAGTGTTTCATCAGTTACTGCAACAATTGGATTGGCATATAAAATAACATATACAGTTACTAATAAAGTACTGGCTGCAGACACATCTTTGATTGTTAACAATGTCACTAATGGTGTTTCTAAAACATTTGAGCTTGGTAAGTTTACATCTACTGAACCTTTGTTATATGATGTTGATTTCTTCAGCTTATTCACAGGAACTCCAACGGCAGGTTCTTCTTACACTATTGAAGCATTTGCACAAACATCTATTGACGGAAAAACTATTACTTCTGATAAAGTAACTAATAAAGTTGTAGTAGAAGACGGAACTTCTCTTGTAGTACTTGTTGATGGTATTACAACTAAAGAAGAAGTAACAGCAGGAACACCTGCAACAGAGTTCCCTCAAGGTGGTAATATCTCATTCTCATTCACTCCTTATCTATCAGGTATTAGCATTATTTACTATGCTGTTAGAATGAAGAGAGGAAACATCGTAAGAGATATTGGAACATTTGAGCCTGATGCAGAAAACCCATTCAATGAAAACCAATATGTGCAAAGAGGTAAACAACAAATCTTTAGTTGGGCTGTTGCACAGAATGACGATTACTTAGGTGATTGGGACATTACATTGAGATGCTGGTCTGAAAAGGGTTCTCCTATGACAGATACACAACTTGCTTGTGTTGTTGTAAAATCTGCACAATCTTTAATTGCTGACCAAAATCCTAGAAATACTAGATATGCAAGTTGGAGTATTAAGAATGAGTTTCCGACAGCTCCCACTGCAACTACATGGATGTCAAAAGAATTAAATTATATATCTCCGGGAACAACAGACCCGATTGTAGTAAATACTCCTTTAAATGTATATAATACTAATGGAGAACTATCTGGATTCTTATCTAGCAATGGACAAACAAAACTAAGACTCAGTGGTGAATCTTACGGTATAGTAGATTTACAACCATTTAAGGATGAAATAAGTGATAATAATAACTGGTCAAGACTAGGATTTACATTCTCTGTAACTCTAAAAACTGACCTACACCCGTTCTCTGATAGAACTATATTCTTTATAGGAAATTACAGTTCTGACGGAACATTCTCCGAAGGTATTAAAGTTGGATTGGAAGACATTGTATGGTCTTACACTGACGGAAATATCAAGGAAACAATTTCTTGCAAGCTACAACAGAATGTTATTAATACTCTTGACTTTATAGTTGATAAGAATAATAGCGAAGTTAAAATCTTTATCAATGGAGTACTTAATGCTGCAAGGGAAATCAAATCTGACTTTACTTGGAAAACTACAAGTAAGTTCTATTTGGCTTGCGATGCTGACGCAAACGGAAATATAGGTAACTTTGCCGATGTTGAACTTTACGATATGAGATTCTTTAGAAGTGCATTAAACGATAAACAGATTGTAATTAATGCTTTAAATGCAAGAGCTAACGCTTCACTTATGTCGGACGGTACAGTAGATTTCTCTCTGTATAACTCTTGGAAATCAAAGAACTTCTTTAGTACATCAGAATCAACAGCATCTTCAACTTTATGGGACGACCAGAACAATACATATGCAAACATCAATTTCGATGCTTTAATTAGTGACTCTAATAAGAAGCCGCCTCTTCCAGTAGTTTATATTGACTGTGGTGGTTCTGGGTTTACTAAAGCTGTATATGAAGCTGTAGGTGCAAACCCAACAGAATATACTGGTTGCACATTTAATTACTTTGACCCTAATTCTACTAAGAGCTCGGCAGTATCTACCGGAGAATTATCAGTACAGATTCAGGGTACATCATCTACTGGTTATAGAAGTAAGAACTTAGAAATAATATTCAGAAAAGAACTATATGATGATTTAGGTGGGTTAATCGGCCCAGAGCTATTCCAGCCAAATAATACATGGATGCCTGAAAGTCAATTTACATTGAAAGCTGACGTAGTTGACTCTGCTCATGCTAACAATGCTTCTATTGGTAAATGGATTAATGATAATGCAGACTTATTGTTTGATAAAACTCCACCAATGGAACAACTTGAATCAAGACGTCCTGTTGATACTAGAGATAAAACAGTTACACATCAAAATGTAACAATTAAACATACACTTGAAGGATTCCCTTGTATCTTACTTATTAAGTTTGATGGAACTGATACTCAGGAAATGTTAGGTATTTACTCCTTTAACTTAGGACGTAATGCTTACTTTAACATGGGATTCAAGTTTTTTAAATCATTCTCAAGAAGAATCAAGGATTCATCTGGACAGTATCAAGAAAACCCAGTTCCTGCTTTCATTACTACTTACGAAACATATAAAGATAATGAAAATTTTGGAACTATTGACCAAAGACAAATATACTCTTATGAGTTCTCTGAAAATGCTAACATCATTATCAAAGACGATGGAACTAAGCAGATGACTGCTCTGTTCATGCAGGACGACTTATCTATCTTGCAGCATGTTGGAGAATTTAGGTATAATGGAGCAAATGGAGATAACTCCGATGTATCTGATAACAATATTTGGCAAAGACTTCAATTACTATTTACCGACTTAGCCAGTATGACTGGTGAAGCTGTTGATAAGTATAGATGGAATGTCCAAACAAAAGGCTACGAAAAAACAGGAGACCAATATGCAGCCCAACAATCTTGGTCAGCCCTAGCTGATGATTTAACTAATAGGCTAAATATTAGAAATGCTTATTCTTACTATATAGTTTGTATAGCATTTGGACTTGTGGACTCTCTTGGTAAGAATATGACACTTCGTTCTTGGAACGTTGGAGGAAGCCTTACTGATGAAAATATGAACAAATGGTGGCCTTGTTTTTACGACATGGATACGGCATTTGGTCTATCTAATACAGGTGAAGAAAATGTACCTAAGACAGCATATCTTGATACCTTTGCTAATGCTAAAGTAGAATCTGGAGTTAACTCTCTGGTAATTACTCAAAATTCAGCAGATGGAGGATATGATACATACTCTGCAAGATTATGGGATGTTCTTAGAGACACAAGATTTATAAATACAGGGGTTTATTCAGGAGCAGGATATGATGCTTTATGGGAAACTTGGCGTTCAGTAGGAACACTTCTTAAAGAAGCTAACTACTTCGTTGATAACTATTTCAGCATCCAAATGAAGAACTGTGGTGAGCTTCTATATAATTATGACTACAAAGTTAAGTATTTAACTAGATATTCAAAGGATGAAGGTAGTGCCGCTTCTTATGCTAATATTGAGTTCTTACATGGACCTCGTGTTGAATTTGTAAGAGACTGGCTAAAGAAAAGATACTACTTTATGGATGGTGTATTCCAATATTCAAATAGTGCACTCATCCAACCATATAATGAAAAGGGTGCTTTTAAATGTGGTGGTGCGGAAGGACAAGCTCCTACACTCACAGTAAAATCTAACTGCCCGTTAATCTTTACGGTAAACATTGGACAGACATCTGCGGGAGATATTAGATATTTTATTGATGAGAATATCCCAACAACTATTACTCTATCACCTATATCTTCTTTTAATACGCAGATTACTATTAATGGTATTTCTCAAATCAGTCAGCTTGACGGATTGAAATATATGAGATTCCAAGGATTTATGTCTACATTGAGACTGCCAAGTTTTGCAAATGTAGATATATCAGGAGTAAAGACATTGTCAAGTGCTCCAATTCTATTTGAAACAGCATTTATTAATGACCAAGATTTCTCTGATGTAAGACATATTGACCTTAGTAATACATCCTTCTGGTCTGGAAACAGTGGTGTAAGTACATTTACAGTAAACATTGAAAAGTATACGAAACTAAAAGATTTGAACATCTCTGGTTCTTGTGTAACTTCTCTATCTTTACCAAATGCTTCACTTGCTTCCCTTAATATTACTAACTCAGATGTAGAAAAGATTACATTACAGTCTCAACCATTCTTGAGTTCTATCGACTTTACAGGATGTAAGAAGCTGAAAACTGTAATTATTGATTCTTGTACCAAGATAGAATCACTTACTCTATCAAGTTTAAGTGACTTGGATTCTGTAACCATTACAGGATGTCCTAATTTGAAATCTATTGTTTGTACTAACAATACTGCGCTATCAGTATTTAATGTATCTAACTCTAACAATGTAGAAACAATAAACCTATCTAATTGTAATAGTAGGTCTCTACAAATATATATTGTAGGTGCGGCTAAGATTAAAACACTAAATCTTTCTGGAACTACAACTCCAGAGCCAATTCAGTTAGCACAAGGTCTGAACACAATTACTTCTTTAGACATTAGTAATAGTTCTGTATCTGCTTTCCAATTTGGTAATGACCCTATCCCTACTTATAAAGGTGATAATATCTTAGATTTAAGTCCATTTAATCTTACTTCATTATCTTTAAGAAATGCAGGTTTAGTTAAATACATTAAATTTGATAATAATAAAACTAAGCCATTTACTGTTGGTAATTCTTTCTTCGTTGGATGTTCTTCTCTTATAAGAGTATTCGGACATTTGGCACTTAATGGACAGAGTATATTTAGTAACTGTAACAAGTTCTTTATACATGACATGCCAGATACTATTCCGACTCCAATGATTAGTCCTACTGAATGGTTTGGCCCAGATACGAGCACAGAAGATGGAAAAACTCAATGGAAAGCTAACACAAATCTAGATACAAACTTTACTATCTCAACCACTGCTTTAAACAGTGTGTTTAGTACTACTGCTTGTACTCTATATGATGTGTATTATATACTTAATAGATGTCAGAATGTTACAAGTTTGAATGGTACGTTTGTTGCTTGTAGACAAGTTACTACTTCAGTTCCTAACTCTTTTAACAGAAATATGTTCAAGTACTGCGGTAAAGTAACAACCATAGATAGCTTATTCTGGGATTGTGGAGACTTAACTAGTATATATTTTAGCCCTACACATGATGACGATGGAAACATTACAGCATACGATGGACTGTTCTCACCGCTTGTGAGTTGTACTAATATGAACAACTCATTCCGAACAGGCGGTCAGAAGTATATGGATGAATATCTATTTGCCCCAGTAAATGCAAATGGAGATACTCTAAAACTAACTTCAATCAGTTGGGCTATCTACCACGAGACATTTATTAAAAATGCTAGTGCTCCTAAAGAAGAAATTTTAAGTTCTGATTATATATATGCCAAGGCAAGTAAGCTGTTAAAATATTTGCCAGAACTTAACAATATAGGTTATCTGTATGCAAGTACTTATTCTAAAATTGAGTTTGATTTAGATACATATACAGAGAATGGAAAGACAGCTTCATACTGTCCTCTATTCTATAATAACTCCAAATTGGTTTCAATAAGTCAATGCTTCAATTGTTACGGTAAAGGTTCTTTATTGAATGTATTTGGCGGAGATGAAGTATTTAACTCTATGAGAAATAACTTCCCTCAATCATTACAATATATTAGAGGTTCATTTAACTGTGCTAAAGAAGGAAGCAATACAGTAACTTGGCCTATAAAGAACTCAATGTTTAGTAAGATTAAGTCTACAATCAAGTTTATTGGGCCGGCTGATGAAGGTAACTTTACAACAAGTGCAGGTAGCTTTGCTGGAGCAGGTATCGTCAAATCGTATGTTCCAGACTTAGTTGGAGATAAGTTCCCTTATGATGTATTTAGAGGTTGTACTAACCTAACAGAAGCTCCGGCTTTCTTTGCTAGAATGGTATTCCCTTCTGATACAACAACTGAAATTCCGGGAACTACATTTAATGACTGTACCAAACTTACTAATATTTCTTACATGTTCTACAATATGAGTAATGTAAAATACTCACTTACAAGTAGAGGATTTAAGAATTGTAGGATAGTAAATGCCACAGCTTGTTTTATGGAAGATACATCTAACTATTGTAAAATAGGAAAAGTTCCTTATGGTTTATTCTATCAAGAAACGGATGTAAGAAAACAATTTATTGGTTGGAATCATACAGACGCTGCAGCTTCTGGAATTACTGAAACATTTGGTATTACAGAAAGTGGAGAATGGATTCCTGATGATGAATTGCCAACTCAATTACCTGCAACTAAAACATATGAGTTTACAAGAAAACAATTAAATAGAACTATAAGAACCTTAGATGGATGTCTAAGAGGATTTAGAAGTCCAGATGCATCTCAATACTTAATTGATTGGGGAAATCTAGAATATGGAGATTCAGGGGATTTAGTAGCAATTAATGAAGACTATAACCCAGTTGAGTTTATAAAGAACTCTGCTTATGACCCAAGAGAACAGGTTCCTAACCCTGCTTATAATCCAGAGAATCCTGGAGCAGAGCCAGAGTTTATTCCTAATCCAAATAGAGATATTCGTAGAGTATTGAAGAATACTAACTATGACCCCTATGAAGAAATGTGGAATTATTGGGCAGTTGACGGTAGGGTTGGAATGAAGGGAATTATAGAAAACAGTAATTTATATAGAGATGTATTAAATGGCACTGTAACTACACTTCCAACAACCATTCCAGATACTATGGAAGACGAAAACAATAGTAGGTCATGTATAACTCCTGCTTCTTACACAGCTAAAAGACTAGTTATGAACTACATTTGTCCTCCAGATTTATTTAGATATTGTGAAAACAGTGCAGCACTGAATGTGAATAACATATTTATGCAAAGTGGGATTTCTTCAGACGTCACTGGTAATTATCAATCTTATGGTCTATGTGGTAGAATCCCGCCAAGATTGTTTGAGCCAATATCTAATGTGACTAAGCTAGAAGGTATATTTTATTATTGTTTTATGGTTAATCCATATACTTGGCCTGATACTACAAATGCTGGAACAATGTATCCACCGAACCTATTCTCAACATTGAGAAATTTAACTTCTATTAAGTTGTTATTCTCATACAATGAGATACCTTCTAATATTGCTTTATCTTCTTCACTATTTGTGAATAATTTGAGTCTTTCAGACTTAGATAGAACTTGGATGTGTTGTAGATGGTATTCGGATGCTACATTGCCTGCACAAGTCCCTACTGACTTATTCTCTAGAAATGGAGCTTTAGGAAACCTAAGAGGTACATTCTCAATTTCATCTCTGAGTGTAGATAGTAGTGATAATGTAACAGCTAGTTTATATACTTATGGAAGAAACCCAATAAAGATAGACAGTACGTTAGTAACAAGAGCAAAACATGCAAATGTATCAAACGTATCTTATATGTTTGGTGGTTGTAAGACAACTCAAGGAACTGTACCTGAGCTATGGAATTGGCTAAACAAACTATCTCTTAAATATAGAACACAACCATTCTATCAAATGTCTAAAGCATTAATAACAAATAGTGCTGGCATACCTGCAGAATGGTCAATAGGTATGAATGATTAATAATTTTAAAACGATATAATATGTACGGATACGGAAAAGTAGCAAACAGAGAAGGAAAAATATCTTCTGTCCAAGTAAGTATCTTGCAGAATGTTCCTGCCGGAGATTTCTTCCCCGGTGTGATATTTCTGATAAAGAATATTACTGATGATAATATAACAGCAGAGATTAGACCTGCAGGACAGGACAATTTCATAGAAACAGTACTATATCCCGGATGGAACCCTGAGATGTGTGAAGAAATAAGAGACGCAGAAGAAGGAACATTACAGTATGGGTACTAATATAACTGGTATTGGTAACGCCAATGCCATAGGATTTAAGTCTAGAGTTACAGGTGGGACATACTTCCCACCTGAACTTAAAGACGCTCTTGTAGGGGTATGGTCAGCCTACGGTAAATCGAATGATAGTACTGACCGTAACATTATCAAGAATAAAATAAAAGATAGAGGTGGAGACTTTGTGATAAGCAACGCAGCTTTCAAGCTGAACAGTGGGTTTGGGAAGTATGAGACAGAGCTTTCTAATACAAGAATATGGACTCAAAGTAAAGAAACAACTTCTTCTCCTTTTAGTAGTAATTATAATGGCTTATCAGGATGGATAGTGTTTGCTAACACTGAACTAACCAATAGTGTCGATATGCCTTCTTTTAAGATACAAGTAAAAGGTTTATTAGAAGGTCAAGAGTTGATTTATAGATATTATGATTCGACTGGACAAACTAATGTTTATTCAATGACTAAGGATGGAAAATATACATTACCAGCCGATGTAAGAACAGCCAAACCATTAACTAGTAACACTTCTGGATTTCAGATTGTCAAGAATGAAACTAATACTATTACTATAACTCAAATCCCCTCTTTTGAGGGCGCATTTGTCACCGACGGAATTGACGACCTGATTACTTCCACCAAGACGGTTCAGGAGATGGGTATTACTGACGAGATAACTGTCGTTAGTATGATTCATAAAATTTCATCAGATAATAATTGGACTAATTTAATAGGTGAATTAAAAGAAGACCATACATTTGTTGCTAATAGAGCCACAAATACTGATAAAACAGGAATATATGGATATACTTATAATTATGTAGGCGATGCTATTGTTATAAACAATATATTAGGCGATAAGAATGATTATATAGTTAGAACTTCCACATCTTTAGGTCTTGATAATAAGTATTATGTTACAGGTTTTAGAAGTGCTGGTATCATTCAAAATATATCTCAAATAGCTTGGTATTGGACATTCATAGCTAATAGAGTTCTTACAGAGGATGAAATTAATCTTGTAATTGAGAAATATAATCTTGATAGACCCGGAGAAATAGTTAAACCTCAAGTTTATTACAACATAAAGAAACAGAAGATTTCTAATGATAATCACTCTGCATTTGATGATAAACTAATTGACTATTCTGGAAATGGTTATGATGCTAAGCTGTATAACTTTGGCTGGAAAGAAGATAGTGGAATTGGGAAATATGAAACTGATTTTACTGATTGGAAAAAGAGTTTTAAAGTAACATCTTTTGATAGTGAATCTATTAAGTTTACTAGCGATGTTTCTTGGGTATTACTGTATCATCCATCTAGTATTGGAGAAGATATTCCCTCTTTCAAAGTTCGTATAAAACTTTATGGAAAAGGCACTTTATATTATAACTATATAACTCAAGAAGGGAAATACACTAATGTAGCTGTAAAATCAGAGATTTTTGAAACACCGATTTGTTATAACACAAAATATACAGGTGAAAAGGGAGTAAACGTTGGATTTACTCTCGGCGTTACCTCTGGTGAATGTAGTGGTACTATTACACAAATTCCAGAGTATGAAAATGCATTAGTATTAGATGGTGTAGACGATTATGGAAAAGTAACAGGATTGCCTATTCTAAAGGACTATACAGTTGCTGCTGATTATATCAGAACATTTGCAAAAGAAAGTGCACAGGATTCTCCAATATTATCTAAGTCTAAAGTTGCAGGTAGTGGAGCTTTTTTATTCAACTACTTAAACGCTGACTCCATAACAAGTTCTTATTCATTTGGAACAAACAACATACTAAAAGAAATAAATGATTCTGAAAGAAAAATTTATTATCTATCTAAATATGCAAGTGACGGCCATAATGTTAATGCTGGCTCTGCAGTAGATTATGATACTATGTGGTTAGGTACTTATAGAGATAATATTAGTAATTTCTTTACTGGAGCTCTGTATTTTGCAATGCTGTTCCCTTATTCTTTATCAGAGTTTCTACTTGAAAGACAGATAAAGAAAGCCAGAGCAGGAACATTATATTCTAATCAAGTTGAGTTTAGACCTATAATTCCAGAGGATGAAAACATTACTAGAATTGATTACTTTGTTGTTGATTCAGGTATATGGAAAGTGATTAAACCTGGAGATTATGTAGACGTAGGAGCTAGGATTGTTCTTAATGTATATACAAAACTTCCTTATAAAATAGAAAAAGTATCTTCGTTAGCTTTTACTGGTATGAGTGTTGGACCTTCAACAAAATTAAATATTTTTGATGTTAAAGGATATATAAAGGATAAGACTCCACAGAAAATCAAATTGACTCTTGCGGTTAATGAAGATATTGTTCAATGGAATCCTGCAATTACATCTAATCTACTTGACTCATTTACTGTATCAAGTTGGTATTTAAATGGTTGGGATAACACCTTAACAGCAGGAACTTGGATTAAGAAAACTGATAGAGTATTCTTCAAAGCCACATTTAAGACAGAATTATATGGTCTTGAAACAGCTACATTTGGTGGAACTGAATGTGTAGTAAGTAAAGCTAATAACTGGTCTGATTCTAAAAACATTTGGGATATAAGAATGCTTGGAACTGTTGGAGACTTAAGTCAAATATTCAATCTGGATGTGTATGAATTAATAAGGTTTGAGGACATTGTTCAGCCATATCCAGCTCTATTGAGATTCAAGGATGAGAATGGTAATGAAGTATCTTGGGGAGGTAAATTCAAAGTTGGTTCTACTATTACTAGAATAGGTTCTGCCGCTGATTCTAATCTACTTCCTAATATATATAATATATTTGGATTATTATTGAATGGCAATCAAGTAACTAGTTCTAAAGTTATTGTTGAAAAAACAATGGTATTTAAGGTTAAAAGTGCTTATATATTTGATAACAACGAACCTAAATGTATCCTATCTCCTAGACTACTACGTATTCCTAACTCTAGCTATAAGATATTAGGTCATATCCCCGATATATCCGGTCATGGTAATAATGGTAAGATAAACAATTCTGCTTATGAAGGAATGAGTGGGGTGAATGGTTATCCTGTTGTATTTGGGAAGAATAAAACTTGGGCGAATGAATCTAACGGATATGTTACTAATATTACTAGTAATACCATTCATATTACTAATGTTCTAAATACAGGTTTAGCTTTATTATATTCTTATGTTAAATATAATGGTAATCTTCAAAATATAAAAGAAATACCTCCTTTTAAGATTGAAATTAAAGGATTAGAAGGTAGATCTAAATTTATATATAAGTATTTAGCAACAAGTAATGCGACTAAGGAAACAAATCTATATCTTGGGAATGGTACTCATGAACTACCCAAATCATTCCTTCCGACAGAGGCTTTGATTAATAATGCTGTGGTAGGTTTTTCAATAAGTCCAATTGAAGAAGGAGTTACCAATTTTTTAAGTGATATCACTATCAAAGTTCTGCCTGAATACGAAGGAGCATACTGTCTAGATGGCGTAGATGACTTTGTTACTATTCCTACTGCTACTGGTGGTAAACAAGTGTTTATGAAGGTAAATTCTCGAAAGTCTGATTGCTATCTATATGACCAAAGAAATAATTGGACACAATATTTAGGTATTGTTTCAACCAAAGACTTTATAGCATACAATTATTCGAATCAACGTGGTAAAACTTATATTGATGGAATACTTAATGAAAATATTACCGCAAATGATTTAATAGATATAACTCATAATATAACTGTGACTAATAATAGAGATGATGTAAAACAATATTCTCCTTGCATTGGCACTTCATTCGCTAGAAATAGTTTTGCTCAAATGGCTCTCTACGACTTCATGCTCTTCGATAACATCTCAACAGACGATAAGATTAAAGAGCTGAACGAGTATATAGGACTAAGCGGAAATATATTCGAGTTTAATCCTCCAACATTTACGATAGACCTTCCTATGGCGATTAAAAATATTAAGGTATATCAAGGAGGAAATGAAATAAGTCCAGGTTATCTATATCCTAATAAAGATACTGAGTTTGAAGTATATGTATCGCTTAATGATGGTAAATATGCTGTTGATACTATTACAGTAGACGGTGTAGAAATCACTAAGGATAGAGTAGTTGGAGAATATAACATATTTAAGTTTATTCTTAATGGCTCTTCTGAACAGAAAATTAAAATTCATTCTTATGAGTATATAATGTATGAGGATATAAATCAGCCTTATCCTGTGATATTTAAGGTTAAAGACAGAACTACCAATCAAATATACAGTTGGGGAGATAGGATTAAAATAGGAAGTTCCATACAACTTATTCATGGTGAAAATCCTAATCTTTTACCTGAGTTATATAGTATTATTAGTTATACCTATGAAGGAAATTCTTATAGTTATAACCAATTAACTAATCTGGTTATTACGGTAACTAAAACTATTTCTGTATCCTGCCAGAAAACATGGAAACTTGGAAGCAACGAGCCTAAATGTATATTGTCTCCAAAAAGATTAAAATTAGCAAATTCTAGTTATAAGTATTTGGGTTATATACCTGATATTTCTGGAAATGGAAACAATGGAGTATTTAATAACTTTGCTTTCTCTGGCATGTCTGGAGCGAATGGTTATACTTATGAATATACTAATACTTCTGATTTTTCAGTATTATCGAAATATGCAAGGACAATTAATAGTGAAAAAATTGAATTTTTTGGATATACTAATGCAGTAACATTTTATAGAAAAAATCCTACATACAAAGGAAAAATAAAAATAGAAGGATTAACTAGTGCAATTAGTAGTGGAAAAGTACAACATTTTCAAATTTATACTAATTCTAAAACAAATACTGAAACTTCTGTGTTTAAAACGGATGGAGTTTATGATATAGACGTTACTGGTATTGGTGATGCAACAAATGTCTATTTCTATGTTCTACCTGCGAATACATCGGAATCTGGAACTTTAGATAATCCTATTACTATTGAACAAGTAGGAAATTATGAAGGTGCTATATGCTTTGATGGGATTGATGATTACGTCACAATTCCGACATTGAGTAAAGGAGGGAAACAAGTACTAATGAAGGTGAATTGGAATACCATTAATAGTATTATATATGACCAAAGAGGTAGTGGAGGTTTTGCAATATATTGTTCTGATTATAATAACCCAAGTGATTCTATTACAGTTCCTGCTTATAAAGGAAGAAATGCTGCTGGTACTACATATATTGATGGTATTAGAAATGAATATATTATTGCTAGTCAATTAAGAAACGTTACTCATAATATTGTAGAAATATTAGATACTTCTTACGCAGCAGGTAATATCAATCCTATTATTGGCAAGTCGTATCTAAATGCTAACTATGGTAAAATGTCACTCTACGATTTCGTGCTATTTGATGAAGTAAGTACTGATGAAGAAATAAAACAACTCAATGACATAATAGGAATTGAGGGAGATTATGTACAAAAACCTGACTATTACTGGGACGCTTATGGTAAGACTAACTCTGATGCTGATAGAGATACTATTCAACAGAGAGGTATAGCCGTAGGTGATTATGATTTGACTAACACTAACTTTGCTTACGATAAGATGTCAGGGTTCGGTGGTTATACTTTAGGTAAATTCACTAATTCATGGTCGCTTAGTAACAATAGTAATAGTATTAGTATTGTAGCTCGTAATCCTTATGATATTACTTTAAAGAAGTTAGGAGGAAATAGCGATTGGGAATTTAATACCACAGAATTAAAACTTACATCTAATCCTGTATCTGTTAAATTTAAATCTGATAAAAATATAAGATTTACGTGCGATTATCATTACTATACCGTAGGTGGGAATAGTGAAGGCGCTCCTTTAGGAATAACTTCTAAAGATTTAATTGCTAATGAAGATACCATTATCACAATTTCACCAATTAGTCAAGAGAATATAGACAAATATAATATTGATATAAATAGAGGATATTACCTTATTTATTTCCAATTATCGCCTACTCTTGCAGTAAACGAAGAAGTAACTATCGAAATGCTTCCTTTGTATCCTAATGGTTTAGTATATGATGGAGTAGATGATTATTCAGAAAACACTAGTATTCCGGCATTTACTGATTATACTTATATATTTAAAAGAACTATTCTTAATATTCCTAGTAACGGGGCAACTTTACTAAAAGGCTCGCATAAAACTAATGGTGGGGCATTTATTGCTGATTATGGTAATAAATGGCAATTTAATTTTGGGCAGTACAACACTATCCAAAGTATACCTGATGGAATAAACTGGCAAACCAGTAGTAGTTTTAATGGAACTTCTATAAATAGAGGAACTAATACTGATGATGAAGGTATTACAGTGTCCAGATTTAGCAATGGATATACACAAATGGTATTCTACAAATTGATGTTATATCCGAGAACTACTGATATGCTAACCATTAATATGATAAAGAATATGATGGCGGAAGATGGAATAATAGATATACAAGGTAAATTATTTACTGATAAATTTACAGGAGATTTTAATTTAGACTTTAATAAAGACTTTTTAATAGGTAACTAACAATGGCAAATTGGAGTAATTTAAAAACAGCAATATCAAATGTTGTTAAAAGTAACGGAATCCAAGGGATTACCGGAGATTCACTACAATCTGTAATGTTAAATATGGTTACATCTCTAGGAGAAAATTGTATGTTTGCAGGGGTAGCTACCCCTGCTACTACTCCTGGAATTCCAGATGGTAATGTATTCTATATTACTACACAAGCTGGAACTTATGCCAACTTTAATAATACAGTAGTGGCAGATGGAGAACTAGCAATTCTTATGTGGAATGGTGCTTGGACAAAACAGAGTATGGCAATAGCCACTCAAGCAAAGATGGAAGAAATTGACCAACATGTAACGGAAGTTGATGCTAAACTTAATGAAATGCAAAAAGGTATGGAAGATGTATATGCCTATGGAGTCGAATGGGATTCTACTGTGGCAGACCCTACTCTCACAAGAATTGGGAATCTTACTCTTCATAAATCGTTACCTATTCAGTCTCAATTAAAAGGCTGCGTAGCTAACGGAGGAGTAATCAATTATTATCTTCATCCAGATGATTGGTCAAAGAAAGAAGATGGCACACCATCAGTATTAGATGGAACTGACGGAACTGTCAGAGTTAAAGTACCTCGATTCTGGGGAAAATCTGGAGTTGCAGGAACAAAAAGATGGGTTAAGATTTCTACTGTATGTATTGATGATACTTGGACAGAGATTCCAGCAATGTTAATAGATGCATATAGGTCTACAACAGATAACACTGTAACAGCAACACCTAAGTTGGTATCAGTTGTGAATACTACTGCTGCATTTAGAGGTGGAGGAAATAGAACAGCTTATGATACCTATTTAGAAACTGACCCAGTTAGAACAGATTTAGGAAAACCAAGAACAGCAATGACTAGAGCAGTTGCACGTACTTGGGCAACAAACGCAGGTTCAGAACTACTGAACTACGAATACTACAAATGGATAATGTTTTGGTTACCTGTGATTGAGTACGCTACATTTAATATGCAAGCTAACTTCAATTCAGATTTAACTTCCGAAGGCTTTCATCAAGGAGGATTAAGCGCAGGTGTAACAAACATGTCAAATTGGGAGTTTTACAATGGAAATTATTCAGTATGTCCTTGCGGATATGCCAATGAATTAGGAAATTTTACAGGAGCTAAGGTTATTCCTCAAGCTGATTGGGTTTATGAATCCACAGGTTTAACTAATATGGCTTCTTATTCAAGAGATACTGCTCAAGCAGATATGACAGCAGAAACAAATAAAGTCACAATTACAAACGTTAAAGGTACTAATAGATATATGTATAGAACTTGGGGTTACCAAAATGGAGAAACCGTTTATACTATATCAGGATTAGCAGAGGGACAAGATGTAATATTCTATGTAGGAGGTACAACAGTAGCAACAGCTACAGCCGATGGAGATATTACAGTAAATTGGCCTACAAACAATCTGGGAGATAGATGCATTAAATCATCTTTTACTGGAAGTTGTAATATTGTGATTTCTATTAAGAGTGCATCTAACGTAAATGTAACAGTTAGCCGTCCAGCTATGAGTATTGCAAGATATAGAGGATTTGAAAATATCTTTGGAGACCTGTGGACAAATATGGAAGGCATAATTATACAAGGTTATACAGACGAAGGAACAAGCACTTATAACTGGAAAAATGTATATACAACTACTAATCCAGAAAATTATGGAGAAACAGAAACTCAAAAAGCTAAAATGAAATTAATCTCTAGTAGAGAAATTCATGCAGATGGATATACTAAGGATTTTGACCTCCAAACAACAGGAGAAATAGTACCATGTGCTATTGGTGGTGGAAGTACTACCTATATGTGCGACTATCATTACACTGGTAATAAAGACGCAAGTCTAAGGACGCTCTTGCTTGGGGGCGGCGCTCATGACGGTGGTTTTTCCGGCCCTGGTTGCTTCAATTCTTATGGTGGGGTTGGCTATTCCGGCGCCGGTGTGGGTTTCCGTACTCTAAATAAAATTGAAAAATAATTTCTCATAACATATAACAGATAGGGCACTATTTACCTTTTTTACCGGGTTGCAAGGGCAGCGAAAGTTTACTGTGAAAAACAAAACTCTTACTTAGCAGCAACGCTAATAACAGTAGTAATTCCAGCCCTAGTTACTTCAATTCTAATAATGGAGTTAGCAATTCCAGCACCAATGTAGGTTTATTATATATTTTTATTTTGATAATTTTGTTTTTATTATTTTGTCTAAATAGTGTCCTTGCCTCTTGGCAAAAAATAACGTAGTATTTAATATAACTGGTGTTAGTAGGTTAATTCTCGAACACTCCTTGCATAAATATATAAGACTTTGAAAAGAATAGGATATTTGCATGAGCAGGTATGTAGCCTGTCTAATATAGAACTTGCTGACAGAAAAGCAAGAAGACACAAATCAGTCAGATGGGGAATCCTGAAACATGATAAGCATCATGAGAGGGAAAATGAAAAGTTGGCAACCGTTTTGAAGAACTTGACATATCACACTTCAAAATATAGCACGTTTAAAATCTATGAGCCTAAGGAGAGATTAATCTTTAGGCTTCCATATTATCCTGATAGAATTACGCATCATGCGATAATGAATATAACAGAACTGATATGGGTAAACATATTTATCAAACATACATATTCTTGTATAAAAGACAGAGGAATACATGATGTTGCAAAAGACTTAAAGTACGTTTTGCAAAAATATCCAGAAGAAACTAAGTATTGTTTGAAAATTGATGTGAAGAAATTTTATCCGTCTATTAACCATGACATACTGTACGAAATACTCCAAAAGAAAATAAAAGACCCTAAATTGTTGAGTCTACTAAAGGAGATAATATATTCGGCAGACGGAGTACCCATTGGAAACTATTTGTCTCAATTCTTTGCAAATTTATATCTTGCTTATTTTGACCATTGGGTCAAAGAAGAGCTTAAATGTAAATTCTATTTCAGATATGCAGATGATATAGTAGTATTAAGTGACAATAAAGAATTTTTGAGAACAGTTCTATTGTCAATGAAATTATATCTGCGAAATGTCTTAAAATTAGAACTTAAACAAAATTATCAAATTTTTCCCGTAAACAGTAGAGGAATAGACTTTGTAGGTTACAAGTTTTTCCATACTCATGTACTGCTCAGAAAATCTATCAAAGTTAGATTATTCAAGTTAATTAAAGGGTACAAGGATAAGAAAATTGATAGAAATGAGCTAAGAAGGAGAATGCAATCGTATTTTGGATGGTTAAAGTTCTGTAATTCTAAAAATCTACTCCATAAAATTCAGTTAGAGACTGGATTGAGATTTTCTAACTGGAATGGGAAGAAGGTAAATATTTCAAGATTCTATGGTAAGTATATTCATATAGTTGACATCATATTGTATAGCAATAGATTCAGAGTCAACTTTGTATATAATTATAAGTCATATTATTTTGAGAGTAAGAATAAACGATTGCTTTATTCTATACGTAGATATTCATTACCTGTAAATTTTAAAATAACACCATATGTTAGACCCAAGAAGAATAGAAGCAAACCTGCAACCCGAACCGATTGAATTGCTTGGAAATGGTACATATTACTATAACTATGATATTAAATCAGAAATAGTATACGTTCCTCACATGGACGGAAGTACAACGGAAGAAATTAGATGGAATTACATTCAGATACATTTAAGTGGAACACCAGAATATAAGGCATGTGCTAGAGCTATTATTAGACAATATATTGATGAAGAATCAGAGTTCTCCATAATTAATGACTTTAATGCACACCAATTAGGAATTAGAAAAGATGAAAAAGCATACTCTGAATACATAGAGTATATTAATTTAGTTTCAGAAATCAAATCAAAAATTAAGTCGGACTTTAATAAATAAAATTATGGATTACGCAATTGTAACAAAAGAATGGATGACACAACGTGGTTTAATCATAGAACCACACATGAGAACAAGTGTAGATAACAACAAAGTAGTATTACACAAATCGTGGCTAAGACCTTTCTTAGAAGATGAAGGTATTGAGCTTTACTATCATGACGACCCTGCTTTTATAGCACTATTAGCATCTGCAGAATGGACATCTCCTGAGGGAGAAATCGAACCTGTGTCTATGGGAGAAGGAACAAAAGAAAGTCCTTACACATATGATGGAGTAATGTCTTTAGTAAAGGGTAACTATTACTCACAAGATGGAGTTACATATCTATGTACAAGAAGTCTTTATGAAGAAAACAGCACTGCTCTTAAAGATTTAATAGGAATGTATGTAAAGGAAGCTGCCTAAATGGCATCTTTCTCATTTGAAAAATAATTTTTAACACTCGTAGCTAAATTACAAGAATTTTTAAAGAAATTTAATAATTTAGTTGCGAGTGTTAATTTTTATTTATATCTTTGTGCTGTTACAAATGGAGAAAGACCGAGACGTCTAAAATTATAATTAGGTCGATTGAAAGGAGTAATAAGTAACTGATAATAAAAAAAGTTACTTTAGTTCATTTATTAATTTAAAAAATTTTTAAACATGGCAGAGTTTTTAACAATGGAAGATGCCGAAAACAAATTCGGTACGAAAGGGAGAACAAATGCGGGCCTAACCCTAGGTATTATTGGTACAGCACTAGCTGCACTTGGTAATAACGGAGGAGGTTGTGGCTGTGGAAACAACGGTGGTATTTTAGGTGGACTCTTCGGAGGAAACAATGGCTCTTGTTGCGCTATGCAACAAGCAGAACAGGCTAAAACGTTAGCAATGGTTCAAGGACAACAGGCAGATAATTTATCTTGGGCAAATAGAGTACAATCTATGCAAGACGACATCAACCTATATACTTACATCAATGCGGCTGATACAGGACTTCGTAATCAAAACTACGAAGGAAGAATCACCGACCAGGGAGAAAAATGTAATATGTATATAGACCTTATAACAAGAGACAACGCACAGAATCTGAGATTGTGTGACGAACTCTATAAGAGAAGAGAACAAGATGTCCAAGAAAAGTCTGATTTGTTCGCAAGATTAAGTACTAGAATCAGTGATTTAGAGAAGAAAGAAGCTGCTACATCAGCTGCATTACCTCTAATGTTCGAACTTGCAAAAGAAAAGTCAGAAAGATATTCTGATGCTTGCTGCTGCAAGAGCGAAAAAGATTTACTTAAAACTGCTAGTGCTCTTCAAACTGAAGGTATGGCTGTGGCTAACAACTTACAAAGACAACTTGACCATAAAATTACTGGAGAATTAAAATATTCTTATAGTAACTTATGTGCTCCTGTTCCTAGTATAGCTCCTCTTTATTGTAGTCCGTTTACGCAATATGGTACAGGCATGTACGCTGGTACAGCTGCTTCTAACTGGAACGCAGTGAATACAGCTATTAATGGAGCTTGTCCTTCTTGCCAAGCACAATAAGATATTGAAAGGAGATTATGTAACAGTAGTCTCCTTTCTTTTTTTATAACCTAAAATGCTCAAAATTATGACTACAAAAATAACTCCATTTGGAACCGAAGATAACGGGAGTCAAATATTAGAGTTTAATGTTTCTATACCTAAGGGAGCAAATACAAGTATAGCTCCTAACTCTACACTAACAGTAACACAAAGATTCGCAGAAGTCTATAATCAAGCCACTTCTGGTGCTGCTTCTTATAGACAAGTCACTAAACTAGATGTGGTTCATAACCTACAATATGTTGATTGTAAGGGTGCACCAAAAGTTATCACAAACGTCACTTCAACTATTATCGATACTCCGGCAACTTCCGCTACTCCAGAAACTCTGACACCAGAGATTTTCAAAGTAGTTGATGTTTTAATTCCAAGAGGAAAGACAATAGTAACACAAGATTTAATTAACGATTTACCTACAACTACGCCACAGTTGGCTCATTGTGCTTATTCTGTATTCGTTATACAGATGGCAGCACCTGCTCCAGCACCAGCGCAGTAACTAATTAATTTATGACATGTTTGGCGATACTTTTAGTAACAATAGCTTGGGTGATTTACAGAAGACTTACTACCAACAACTGGAAACGTTGAACAGGATGCAACAGCAGCAACAAGCGACTAACACTTCTATATTAGAAGAGATTAATAAATCAGTCGGGATGCTTAGTTCTGAGGAACAATCAGTATTGGCTAATTCACATGATTATCAATTAGCAAAACAAACCTATGAAGCCGGTTTTATGGCTTACTTAGGAAATAAATTCGCTGGAGAATACGTAAGTAGTCCGGATGGAAAAATTGCTGCTGAAAATCTATTGAATGCAATTAATAAGTCCAAGGAAAAAATTGCAATAGAATTAAAGAAAAAACAAGAAAAACTTGATACAATGCTTAATCTATTGGAAAATGACCCAGAAATAAAGAAGAGATATGATGAACTTATGATGAATAAACAATAATACTATGGTTAGTGACAAAGAAATATTAATGCAAGCTGCTGAGAAATATGCAAAGGATATCGCGAGTAATTTCTTCGGATTATCCACTATTCCAGTACAAACTGCTATCACCTATGTTGTAAGAAATTGGGTTGATAAACACAACGCTCTAATTGACTTATTTGTTGATATTGACGGAAATATAAATACGAAGATTCTAGGAGATGCTGCAAAATCAGTATTGAAAGAGAACGACGGTTTCAAAATTGGAAAAGTAAAATTCACTGAAGCCGATGTAGATGATTTATTTAGTACTTTCAATGACATCAAGTCTAGAAATATATAATAAGATACCATCGGCATTAATTTGTCGGTGGTATTTTCGTTTTAATATACTTAATAAATCATGGAAAACGTTAGAGTAGACTCTCTCTTGGGAAACAAAAAAGTAATAGTTGGAAATCCCTATTCTGACATTGTACTAGAAACTCTAGGTAAAGTTTATGTAAAGACAGGAAACAATTTAAAAGTACTAAGTGATGTTTTAAAATTACTTGACCAGGCCAACGAAAAAGACTCTACTGGAACTATTATAGTCGATAGCCAAAGTGCTATGGAAGAAATGGAATACCCAGGCGATGGACGGTTTATATTTAATACACTCACCAAGACTTTATACATATCCTACGATGAAAGATATGTCGCATTAATAACAGCAGAAGATGGGGAAGGTTCAGACAAATATGTTAAAAAGTCTGGAGATGTCATTACTGGAAAGTTAGAATTTACTACTAATGAAGCTCCACTTATTGTGGCTTCTTCAAAGCTAGTTAAAAACTTTAATGCAGAATACGTTGGCGGATATGCTGCGGATAAACTTGCGAAGAGATTAGAAAATGAATATATATATGGTAATTGGACATTTAAGTCTTCTGGAACATCGGAAGATACTTGGCTGTTTAAGAGAAATGTTAGATTTAATCAAGATTTAATAATAGATGGCAGTCTATCCACTGCTCAATTTCAATCTGGATATGGAGGATATGGGTGGAGGTTAGATTCAACTACTAATACGCTTACTATTGATTATCTTGTAGTTAGAAAAGCTATGAGAGTATATGAGATGGTAATAAACAAAATAACTGCAACCAATGGCTCAATATGGGTTACAAATGCTTCTAAAGCAGATAATGTGTATTATCCAATTGTGTGCAGTATAAACGATTTAGACGGAACTGCTGATTCAGGTAAACTATGGGCATCTGATGCTTATTATCTGTTTACTGAAACATGGAGTTCTACTGGATATAAATTCTTTATATATATAACAGATTATTCAGCATTAATCAATAATCCTGAATTTACTGGAAAAGAAATGTTACTTGATGAAGCTTTATTGACAAGAGAAGTGACTGAAAGTGATACATCTGACTTTATTGAATTAAGGAATAACGTTAAATTATTCTACGTTTATAGTAGTGATTTTGCAAAAGATGTAGAATTTGAATATATAGAGAATATTTCTGATTACGAAGAAACTGGAGTTACTAAAACTATAAATATATATGACACTTACTATGGAAAAAATCCTAATGGAGATTTACTAAATAATAACTTCTATATTGTTGTTACAGACGATGAGGAATATCCATTATTAAAGCCAAATGATTTAGTAAGATGTCAGAAGTGGTCCAATGGTAATATTAAATATTATGATGCCATTGTGACTAATCAGTTAGGAAGTTATTCCTACGTAATGCAAAAAGCAATATCTGTATTTGATAAATATACGGAAATAAATTATAATGAAGATGGAACCGTAGCTAGTATGACAGAGGAATACAATGATAAGTTATACAGTATGACCGAGGATTCCGAAACAACAACTAATGTTGAGGATAGACTTGATGAAATTGCTATTGGTGACGATATAATACAAATGGGAAATTTAGTAGATGCAAACAGGCAAAATGCTATTTATTTAACATCTACTGATGATTATTCTCCTTATATAGACATAATCTCTGAACTTACTAGACCGGATTACTCTGTTGTGTATAGGATTCCTAAATACATTACTGATAAAGACGGTAATGAAGTAAACTATGAAATGGTTAAAAAGCTAGATTCAGAAGGAAATCCTGTAATAGGAAGTGATGGGGAACCAGTAATGGTAAAAAAATATATCTATAAATATACTAAAACCTGTAAAGTAAGATTGGGAAACCTTGGAGGAATAAGGGATTCTACTTTCCCAGAAAACAAACAACCTAGAGGATATGGTTTGTATGCGGACAATGTATTCCTTACTGGAGAGTTTTATTTAAACAATGGACAATCTGTGGTAGATTTCTCACAAGATGGAGTATTTCTTAAATACAAAGAAGCTGGATTATCTATTGCTGATGACCCTAAAACAGGTGACCCTATAATCTCTTTGGAAGCTAACAAGGTATGGATTGGAGATTCCAAAAGACAAATCGGAACTTTGTTTAAAGTAGAAGATGGTAAAGCATATATAAACACTGACTTTATTAAAGCCCAAAAGATTGAGGTGCAGGAAATATGGAATTATTCTTTTGATGAAACTACATCTCAGCAAGTTGAATTACCACTATTTGAGGGGACTTATACTCCAGTTATGTATGAAAGTAGTATAGGAACTATGACTCCGGACCCTCCTTATGGAATGGCAGATTCATCAGCATGGACGGGAACAATATCTAAACATGACGGAAGTGGAGTATTTAAAGATTCATCACTATATCCAGGTTCTGCTTGCTTTATGGAGTCAGTAAATGGAGAACAAGTTCATATAATGACTCCAGTATTATCTTTAAAAAATGGAACTTTGGACGGGAAATTATCTTATTGTAACATTGGAGTTAATATGGGGGATTTCATCGGGGAAGGCATGGGTGAAATAAAGGTTACAGCTTATAGTGTAGATACGGGCGAATCTTGGGATGTTCCATTCAAAATGGCTAGTAGAGGAACCTTAGTCTACGAGTTAAGTGCAGTAGAAACCACCGCTGCTACTAATAATTTAATATTTGCTGTATCACTAATCCCAGCTTCAAAGGAAACTGTAAGAAGAATAATAGTAAACATATCAGTTAGTTATTACTACCACGAAGGAGCATTGAACTGGGCTTTACGGAAAGATGGGTCTGGTAGTTTAGCGAGAGAAAAAATCAACTGGAATAAAGATGGAGAACTTACTATAAATGGTGACTTTAGGTCTTCCAATGGCCAAACTACCATTTTAATGGGAAATAATTCTAAATCAGCATATTTGAGTATGTTTTCTAATGCTACTGAAGAGCATCCATTATTATATATAAGATATAGAAATGTGGGTTCTGGAAATTCTGTAACTGTGGAAGTCGATAGTGAGTATACTCATGATGATATATATTATTCAAGAGCAAGATTAACTTGTGAAGGTTTAACTTTTGGATATACACAAAAAGGATATTTAGATTCTATTATTACATCAGGAATGGGATATACCTATATATCAATGGATAAGTACAACGGATTCCAAGTGTCTAGTTCAAATTATAGCTTTGCTGCAGGTTCTGTGGTTCGAGGTGTTAGTATAACTATGGGAGGAAGAGCCTTTACTATTAGACCTGACGGAGGTGGAATTTGCTTCAATTGGGGTGCTTATCCTGGTCAGGGAGGTCATGCTTGGCCTACTAGTATAGACCAAGTTAGTGTTGGGGGAGTATATATTCATACTTCCGATGGAAGTTTACACGTAAAACAATCATGAAATTAAATGTAAAAGAACGAGTGGCAATATTACAAATGCTTCCAGAAACTGGAAGTCTTGTAGAAATGGTAGATATAATGGAAATTGTGAAAAAGGTAAGATTAGAGGAGGAAGAAAAGAACAACATAGAGTTTAAAGAAACTAAGAACTCTCTATCTTGGAACGCATTTAAAGATTTAGGAAAGGATATTGAATTTAAACATGAAGAAATATCTATTTTAAAAGCTGCTGTGAGAAGACTTGACGAAGAGAAAAGAATCAATGTATCCAATCTCGATATCTGCTTAAAAATAAATAGTTTATGAAAATTTTACTAGACAATGGTCACGGAGAGAATACTCCCGGAAAGAGAAGTCCAGATGGCAAACTTAGAGAGTATCTTTATGCAAGAGAGATAGCTTCTATGGTTTATGATGAACTTTATAATAGAGATTATGATGTCGAACTTCTTGTTCCAGAGACAACTGATATTTCCCTTTCAGAAAGATGTAAACGAGCTAATAAGTTTGCTAAAGAATTAGGAAATAAAAATGTCTTGTTAGTGTCTATTCATTGTAATGCTGCTGGTAATGGCAGTGCATGGATGGGTGCTAAAGGATGGAGTGTCTTTGTTTCAAATAATGCTTCTACTAATAGTAAATTACTAGCTGACTGTTTGTATGATGCAGCTGAACAGCAAAAACTTAGATTAAGAACCGAAAGACCTGGACAGAAATACTGGCAACAGAGCCTTGCTATATGCAGAGATACTAACTGCCCAGCGGTTTTAACAGAAAACTTATTTCAAGATAATAAAGAAGATGTGGAATTTCTTCTTAGTAAGGAGGGAAAGGAAGCTATCGCTAAACTTCACGTAGACGGAATCATCAGATACATTTCCAAAATTTCATAGGTTAAAGTTATTAAAAAATGTAAAATTAGAAAATTTTAGTATTTCACTTTATGTGGAATAAAAAAATGACTATATTTGCAAATAACTTTAAAAGAATGATATATGGAAAAGGGAATTGAGGATTTAGACTTTAACGAAGAAGATTACGGTATAGCACAGGAACCGTCGAACCCTAATGGTTACGTACCAGATTATGAATCATTAGAGCCAGAGAAACCTTGGATGGGGGATGAAAATCAACCACAGCCAGCAGATGGTACAAAACCAGAACCTGCTGCTGCACAAGAACCAGTACAAGAAGATGATATTATCATTTCTATGCTTAAACAAATAGGCATTTCAGACCCTTCAAAAATTAAATTTGAAAATGATGAGGGTGAAATTGAGGAAGTTTCTTGGGATTCATTGTCCGCAGAGGAAAAAATGAATATCTTAACACCAGAATCTCCTGACCCTAACTATGGTCTTGAAGAACCTGAAATTAACTTTATTAACTTGTTACGTGACGCGGGAATTACTCCAGAGGAGTACATTAACTATCAGAGAGAACAGGCTATTGAAGAATACAGACAAGCATTAGAAGGTAATCCACAATACGAAGTTGAGAGGTTAACAGACGAAGACTTATATGCTTTAGACTTACAATCAAGAGTTCCAGATATGACAGACGAAGAAGTTGCCATAGCTCTAGAACACGAGAAAGCTAATCCTGAACTTTTTGAAAAGAAAATGCAAGGAATTAGAGCTGAGTATAAAGCACTAGAAGACGAAAGAAGACAAAATGAGGAACTTCTCGAACAACAACAGAAGCAAGAACAATTTGAAGCCTTCCAATCTGATGTACTTGATGCAATTGAGTCTTTAGATGAAGTTGGAGGTGTAAAATTAAATTTGGACGAAGATGACATGGAAGAAGTTGCAAACTTCATATTATCGCTAGATTCGGCAGGAGTTAGTTATTTAGGAAAAGCATTAGACGACCCACAAACTTTAGCAAGAATGGCTTGGTTTGCATTGAAGGGAGACGAAGCTTTTGCAACTATCACTGATTATTACGATAAGGAGATAGCAAAAGAAAAACGTTCAGCCTACGAAGCTGGATATGAAGATGCAAAGAAAGGAATACAACCAAAGAGTACTAGAAAACCTACTGTTGTAGTTGCTCCTAAACCTGCATCTGAACCCAAACCCGGGGGCACTAATCCCCATGAAAAAACAATTGATGATATAGATTTTTAATTAAAAAAGTATGATAGTAGCGAATTTTGTATCAAACAGACCGACAATGTCGGAAACTAGAACTTATGAGGATTTCTATAAGTTCTTAGGAACTAGACCAACTAAATTAGGTGTTGTTTCAAGACTTTACCCAGAATTTACAGCTTCTTACCTAACAGAATCTCTAAGAAACATTTTCTACCAAGATGTAAAATCTGGTAATAAATATCAAAGCATTGACTCAATGTACTTTGAATGGGAAGTTGAAACCAACTACATTAAGAGAGTTGAGTTTGCAGATGTACCAACAGAAGATGGTTCAAACGGTTCAGAAATTGTAATGGCTTTCAAAGAAAGATATTACGAAAAGTATGACATCTTCAAGATTGATAAAACAATGCAGCAATGTATTGTAGTGAGCAGACCAGTTAGAAAAGCTGATAACTATTGGGAAGTAGTTGTTAGACTTATTGATAGTGACTATTCTAGCGTTCTTGACTTTAGTGGTTGCCAAGTAGGTGATACTACTAGATTCCAATCTAACGCAATGCCTGAAATGCACGAAGAAGGATATGTTAAATATCAATCTAACATTGAAAAACACAGAAACTTCATCACAACTCACAGATGTGACGACAGTTATTCTGCACTTTATGCAGCTCATGAAAACGTATTCATCAGTATTGCAGAAGGTAAAGACACTGGTAGCTTAAAAGAAACATTATATAAGATGGACAAGAAAGAAAAAGTTCTTCTTGATAACTTCTTATATGTAAGAAACAACGGTCTATTATTCAACAAATGTAATGTTGACGTAAATGGTAAACCGACTATTGTTGACCCAGATACTCAAAGACCAATCTACATTGGTGACGGTATCATCCCACAAGTAGAAAGATTCGCATCTAAATATGCGTTCGCAAAACTTTCTATCGACGTATTCCAAACTGTAATTGCTACAATGAATGAAAAAGCAACTCAGCCAACTGGAAACAAATACGTATTTATTTGCAATGAAAGAATGTGGTTCTTAATCCAGAACGTTCTCGGAGATTTCTTAGCTAAATACAAAACTATTGGTACTTACCTATGGTCTAAAGCAGCTAACGATTACATCAAAGTTGGTGCTGCATTTGATAGCTATACATTCGGTGGAAACACTATCTCCTTCAAAGTTGATAGAACATTCTCTAGAGAATATGGTATGGAAAAAGCATATTGTCTATGCTTAGACCTAACTGCTGATTCTACTGGAAATGAACCTCCAATCCAAATGTTCACACTAAAAGGTGGAGACTTCATCACTAATAAATATCCAGGTGTAGGTGGATTAGATGGATTAAGTTCAGGAATTGTATCAAGTCCTGTTGCTGCTTCTAAGTTAATCAACTGGGGATATTCTGGTGTTGGTGTATTCAATCCTTATAGAAGCTTTATCTTAAGAGAGCTTTAATAAATAGTCAAGATATAGTAAGGGAGTTGAAATAGCACTCCCTTACATTTTTTATATATTATAAACCTTATGAATTAATATGAGTACTGATAATGCAAACAAACTAATGCAAAGTCCTGCTGAAAATTTTATCATTCTTAGAAGTGTATATGGTAAAGTAGGCATGAAATATTACATCCAACCTAGTAAAGACCCAAGAACTGGACAGTATCCACCTTGTGTAAAACCTGTAAATAGTGTTGGAGACATGATTCTTTCAGACCCAGAAAGAAATAGCGGTAAAGTCTTTATTAAAGAAACTGAAACGTTCGTTATTGAAGATGGGACTACATTTGATTTAAATAACCCTTATGACGCTGCTAAATGGGAAGCAATTAAAAATTGCATCTTTATTGCTCAATCAAGAGATAGCACTGACTCAAAAGGTGTAAACGTATTTGATGGTCCGGGTGTAAAGGGAACTCTACGTCCAAGACAAGGTATTGCTGAAATCTATATCGAAAGACCTGGATATGAAGCTGCTAAAAGAGTTTCTAAGAAAAAGAAAATTCACGATGCTGGAACTTATATTCTTGATGACCCAAGAGGTGATGAAGGAAGAGTTCAAATGGCTAGACTACTTGGAAAACACATGCGTAATGTATCAAGCGCTGATGTTACTGACTTCTTACTAAGCATTGCTGAAAAAGACCCTGACAGAATTATTAACCTATATACAGGAGATGATATTCATGTTAGACTTCTATTTATGGACGCAAAAGACAAACACGTCATTATAGTTAAACAAAAACTATATATGTACGGAGATAGCGTTTGTTTGGGGGCAACTGATGATGCAGCTATTACTTGGATGAAAGACCCACGTAATAGAAGAGTGCTCGAGTTAATTAAGAAGGACACATATCCTGACTTATACGAAGACTATAAAGGATACGAGGAAGAACCAGAAGGCAATCCAGCCGAAGAGTTCGCAGCTTTAGACGCTCCGAAGGCTCCTGCAAGGTTTAAAAAATAAAACTATAAAAATAATTCTACTATGACAGCAAGACAGGCATGGGAATACATGTTAATTGAAATTAATAAAGTTACTTCCCCTACTATGCTGATAGAGGATTTCAATCATCTGATTAATAGAGGCATATATCAATTCCTCAATAAGAGGTACATTATGTACGATATGAATCAGCAAACTTCTGATGATTTAAGGGTATTGAAGGCTTCGGCAACATTGTCACCGGAGCTTCCATATTCTGATTTAGCTTTAAAGGGAGAGGACTTGGAAATGATTTCACAATTATGTGGAGCTTCTTACGAAGTAACACTTCCAAGTGACTATTTTCATATGTTAGGCTGTATTTGCCTTTATGAAATAGTTAATCCAAAGAAAGGCTGTGAGGGAAAATCCAAATATGTTAAATTTCCTGCAAGGAGATTGACCGCTGATATGGAACCCCAAATCATTAATAACTCTTACTTTAAGCCCTCTTATAAGACTCCATATTACTATATAAACAACATTAATACTTCAACAGAAGTTCCAACCTATCCTTATAAAGATAATCGTGGAACTGATATGAATGGAACTTATAAAGTAACCTCGCTCTTAGGAGATGCAGAAGGCGACAATAGCAATCTTCCAAGAACTATAATAATAGGAGGTGAGTCTGTAAGTACAGTTGATAGAGAAATTGCTGTTAGATATGGAAATGCTTCTACAGTAAGAATGGAAATAAAATGCGGAGAGTCTACCGCTTATAAACTTGTGAAAGTTAGAATAGACTACATTAAAGTTCCTCAAACGGTTATGCTTACTAAAGAACAGCTAGACCTTACAGAGGACACATCTCAAATATTAGAATTTCCAGATTACATATGCTTAGAGATTCTCAAAGAGTTGGTATCTATTGTATTGGAGAACTCCGGTGACCCTAGAATACAAACATATAGTCCAGTTAATCCGCCACTAGCACCTCCAACTCAGCTGCTGGCACAAACTAAAAAATAAATTAAAGTATGTTTCAATTTACGACAACAACCTTAATCAACGACGCTCTAGATTATACAACAAAGTTACCAAGATGGGAAGTAAAAGGTGAAACTCTCCAAATTAAGAGAGTTGGAAGTTTCAAGAAGGCTAACGTTGTTGCAATGTATAAGAGAGCGTATTCTGCTCCTGTTTTAGCAAAGGCTGTTTTAGATATGACTACTATTACTCAAGCATCTGGAGTATTCAGAATCGCTATGTATATTAGACTATCTGGAAATCAGAACTCTTATTATTCAAATGACTTTGTATTCAAAGGTAAACCTCTATACATTGAGTTTGAAAAGAAAACTGGAGATTCAGCAGCTCAATTAGCAACTAAAGTTGCAAATCAAATTAAGAAATATCAACGTGCTTACGACTTCAAACATTTTAATGTTTCAGTAAGCGGTAATAACCTGATTATCGAAGCTGTTGACGAGTATCAAAGATTCACTAAAATGGATATTGAATACTTCGACCCAGATTTAAGAGAAATTGCATGTACTTGTGCAGAAGGTGCATTTGCTGTAATTGCATCTGCAAAAGAAGCTGGTGCAGAAGGATTTGATAGCAAAAACATCCTAACTCAGGGAAGAGAAGGATTTGGAACTTATCAAAACATCATTAAAGACCTTAGAATCCCTACTCTAGATGTAAGAAGATATGAAGCTCCGTTACAAGACGAAGTTCCTATCATCAATGGTAAGTATAGTCAATATACTATCTATTACAAAGTAGATAGAGGACTCATGGGTGGAGCTGCTGTTGGACAGCAAGTAACATCTCAAACTACTCACGTATTCTACGTACATGATTCTGTAGCTGCTGAATTTGAAGCTGCATTAGCAACTTTAGGAACAGTAACAGAAGAAAAGAAACCTATCGTAATTACAGGTGGGGTTATAGATATTACTGATATGGTAAAAGCAGGAACTAAGAAAGAACTTACTCCAACTATTGATGGTGGAAGTACAGTAGCTTATGTTTCAGCTACAACAACAGCAGATTGGCTAACAGTTACTCCTGGAACTACTAAAGTAGGTTTTACAGGAACAACTAATGATTCTGGTGCTGCAAGAAGTGCAAAAGCAACTGTAACAGTATCAGCTAAAAACGGAGTTAGTGCTTCTAAAGAAATCACTATCACTCAGTTAAATGCCTAATAACTAATCTTTATATTTAAAGGCGGCGTCCGTTAGAGGTCGTCGCCTTTATTTGTTTTAGCCCTATGATATACAACAAATTAGCATCAGCAATATATAATGATATAGTATCAGGCTTACGCGGAATGCATGGGACAGCTACTATGTCAATCGAACAATTAGAAGATGACATAATAGATGAAAGATTGCAGATAATTAAAGAATATTCACTAAAAGGAATTCTTCCAAAGAATGATTTACTTTTATCATTAAATTGTATAGATGTAGATTGTAAATCATTAGAAAGATGTAATTGTGGAACAACTGGAGAAACACCAGTGGCTCACTTTGAGATTCCACAGCTTCTTAATGACTATGGAGAATTAGCTATTGACTATATAGGTAGCACAGATAGGCTACTTCCCTTTATATATTATACTTCTTCATCTGCATGGATGTATCATCAATACAGAAAGAGAGGAAGAAATAAACCTTATGTTTATATAGATGTAACTCCGAATGAAAATAATATGTATGATTGCTTTATCTTTAATGCTCCACTTATTAAGCAAGTAAGTGTTGTGGCAATCTTTAAAGACCCAAGACAGCTTGAGAACTTTGGATGCTGTGATTTAGAAGGAATTGATAACTTTACATTTATTAATACGGAGATTAAGAAAAGATTAACGGAGAAGAAGTTACGTTATTATAGACAAATGGCTGCTCCAATAACACCTAATGACCAAACACCTGCATAATGGTAAATTTTCATCAAGCAATGTTCCAAGCTAATTTATTATATGGAGTAGAAATGCTCCCTCAAGACTTTGAGGAATTTGGTTTAATAGCTTGGAACCTAATAGGAAACAAAAATGTAAGATTATACAGATATTGTACTAAGATAGAATGTCCGGACTATACAGTGGAACTTCCCTGTAATTGTGACATTATTGAAGCAGTTACTTATGCTTCTGAAGATTGGAAGTATGTAACTAACTATTCTCCTAATGGAGATTACACTTCTCAATTTGTAGAGAATTACATAGAAGGAAGAAAAATGTATGAAGACCCTTTATATATGAGTGGTAAATATGCAAAGTTTGAAAGAGTAGGAGATACTCTTTACTTTGATAAGAACTATGGAACTGTATACATCCTTTATAAAGGAGTTATACTAGATGATGAAGGTCTTCCTATGTTATCTGAAAAAGAAAGTTTAGCTATTGCAACATTTGTTGCCTATAGAAAGAAATATAAAGAAGGATTAATGACTAACAATGCGAATATCCTTCAGACAGCACAATTAATGCTTCAAGATTGGCTTAAGTATTGTGATGCTGCTAGAGTTCCAGAATATCTAAATCAAAATGAGATGAATGATATACTGGATGCCAAAACGAACTGGAATAGAAAAAGACATAATTTCTCATATAAACCTGTTTAACAATTATGAACTATGTAGGATATGTATATAAATGTGTGAATGTATTTAATGAAAAAGTATATATTGGGATAACAATAGAATCATTAGAAGAACGTAAAAGAAAACATATAAGTGATACTCTTAGAAATAAAGATAAATGTCACTTTCATAGAGCCTTACGAAAATATGGTTTAGATGCCTTTGAATGGAGTGTTATAGAAACCATCAGTTCTAACTCTAAAGAAAATCTTTTATTCTGTTTAAAAAATTTAGAGATTAAGTATGTAAAATTATATGATTCCTATAATTCAGGTTATAATTCAACTCCCGGAGGAGATAATTCTAGGACTGTTATTAAGTCTGTAGATATTTATACAGAAGACGGAATCTTGTTAGGAACTTTTGATAGTAGGACAGACGCTGCTGAATATTTAGAAATTTCTAAAAGTGCTATTATAAAGTGCTGTTCCGGAAAACAGAAATTTTCTAAATTAAAAGATGGAACTAAAATAATATGTAAAAACCATGGAGAAATTCCAACTTCAGAGGAGTTTGAATTTGTTAAATCATTTTCATACAGTCAATGTAGTGAGGTCTTTGCCTATACAGAATCTAGTAAACTAATACAAAAATTTGATAGTATAAAAGAGGCAGCTTTATACTTTAATATTGATAGACAACATATTTCGGATTGTTTACGTGGAAAACGCAAGTTTGCTGGAATATATAACGGTAATAAAGTAATTTGGAGGAAACAAAAATGAATTATTCGACGGGATGTGCGTTCAATATGGACGAAATGTTTATGAATTTTCCATATAACAAATTGGAAATGTCATGTGAAGATTGTAAGAGAATAAATAAAGACCCTCACAGGGATGTATTAGTAAAGAAAATATTTAGAGAGTGTGTAAAGGAAGTACTTAATGATATTGTGGATAACAATGTTACTTTCGTACTTCCTACACAAGGAAGATTTGCAGAAATGCATGTCAAAAGAACATACGGAGAAGACTTTAAAAAGGCTAGGCGACATGGTAAATGGAGAGATGTAGATTTTTTAAAGTCAGGATTCTCTGGAAATGAAATAGTTCTCAACATAAAGAGTGGAAACTTAGTAAAGTCTAAAACTGTATATGTTGATAAAAATATAAAGAATAAGATTATAGAGAATACTAACGAAGGTAAACAATACTGTTAAATTATGCAACTTAAAGAAATTAAAGATTACTACAAGTCACTTTGTGAGAAGTTTCCAGATGTTTCTGAAAAGGACATTAAAAGAATTTTGAACTATGGTTGGAAATCACTATATTTGCATAATCTTTACGGTGGAGATACCTTAATTACTGATGATTCGTTGTGGTGCTATATAGGAACACTTAGAAGAGATTCTATAAAACACTTTGAATACTACATCAAGAAATTAACTGTAAAATTAAGGGTTCTCTATAAACGTAAGAACATACAATGGGACGGATATTACTATTTTGCATTGACTGACTCTCAATATGAGGATTTCCTCAAACAGCACAATTCAAGAGGCAGAAAGAAGAAAATATTTAATTATGGGAATCAAGTACTATATCAAATATTAGATGAGTGCAAGATAAGAGAGTATAATCGAAGGTATATATTCAGAGTTCCCTTTGTTACCCTTGTAGGGAATGTTACATATAGAGAAAACTTTACATCTAAAGATGCAGAGTTAATTATAACAAGAGAACCTTTAAGATTTAAAGATATATTAGTATACAATAATAATTATGAATTTTTGTAAACATGAGCAAACAGGAAACAGTTAATACGTTTGATGGCGGTTTGATTATGGATTTAAATCCAATAGTTACTCCAAATAACGTTCTTACCGGAGCTCTTAATGCAACTTCAATCACGTATGACGGAAACGAATTTGTGTTACAGAATGATATGGGTAATGGAGAAGTTCATACTGCTAGACTCGATAAAGGATATATTCCTATTGGAATGAAAGAACATGGAGGAATTATATACGTAGCCGCATATAACCCTATAACTAAAAAGGGACAAATTGGTTCATTTCCTTCGCCACAACAATTGTACAGTGATTCAGATTTATCTACATCTCCTGTAGATATAAATTTTAATCAATTTATTACCATTAGAACAGTTGAGGGTGTACAAGTTCCATTTATCATTAGCGAGTACAGAAAACAGAAGTTATTTCAAGAGAATAACTCTGAAGAAGCAAAGACTTTCCACCCGGGAGATAAATTTATACTTACTGCCGAAAGCATAAGTGATACTATTAAACAGGCTATCGAGGATGGGGCTGTAAGCCTTAGACTTGGAGTAATAAATAGTTCTGGAAACATAGATTACGTGGATTCATCCACGTTGAGGTTATACGATAACAATTTGTGGATATATGAAACTGATAATACAGAAGAAGCTTTAACCGATAACAGTCTAGTTCAAGTGTTTTCGGCGAAATCATCTGGAGTATTGGTTTTAGTAGTTGAGTTAAAAACCTTTAGCAAGTTTAATTTAATTAGAAAATATAAATATGACGAAGATACTAAATTGATAAGTGTTATACTAACTGGAGAAATGGATGGAGATTCTCCTCTTTTTCAAGGAAAAACAAACGTTGACTCTAATGTAAGTCTTTATGGAAGTACTACACGAGACAGTACAAAACTCTATCAAACTCTTACTATATCTCAAAATAATACATCTGACATGGGCAAGGTCGATTACAGTATTATGCCCGTTTCGGTCTATGGAGTATTGGAGAGAATGGTAAAAAATGGAACAATTGACTTTAGCAAAATTCGTCCTAACAAGGAGGATTTCAATGAGTGGAGGTTTTTTGTTTCTGATAACTATATAAAGATAGGTTGGGGATATGATTATTACAATATGAACGAAGATGAAGGAGTAGAGAAAATGGTATTTAGATTTATTGATATAAATGTACACCCAGACGACCCTTCTTCTTACAACTCGGGATTTTACTATGAAATATCTAAAGAATATTACAACGGTTCTTTTGAGGAAATTATTCCTTTTGATAGTCTAAAAAAGAACTGGTTGTATGTTGTTAGAATAGACAAATATGTTACCGGAGTATCGTCCGTAGTTGCATATAGGTTACTATATACAGGAACATTGTTTAATGAATACTATAACGGAAATAATAAAGACTTTAATTTTCTACAAATTCCTAAGCAACAACTTTCTGTTGAAGCTCCTGTAAAAGTTGAAGTTGTATCTTCCAAAGAGGAAGTCTATTTGAAGAAAAAAGAAAATTCTTCTCCTTTCCCAGCAGGGTATACTTTATTGGACAATGTTACTCCGGGAGACTATCTTACATATAAAGCATCTCTTGATAGTAGTATTGCAGGAGATGAATATACAACTAAGAAGAAAGGAACTTACAAAATTAATGTATCTCCAGAATTAGCTTACAAGTATGATTCTAAAAAATTTGCAGGATTTCCTGAGGAGCTTACTGTAGAAAAATACTATGGTTCGTCTCCTACTATTAGTTCAGGAACATGGGAAGAAACTCCACTTTATAGTGCAGACAGTAATCTCACTCCCAATGTTACAACTGATAACAACTTTATAAGTTCTTCATATAATGCATCCAAAAAGGCCATCGAAGTAAATTTATCTACTACAAGGACGGCATATGCCACATCTGGAAATGTAGAATCGAAGACTTTGGATAATTATGCTTTGCTTCCATTATATACTTCCGACATGAGAGCATCTGATAGAGACAGAATCTTCTCATTTAAAGAAAGTAATGGTGTATTGACTGCGACTTCTGGAGATGAAGATTATATATGTTATAATTCCAAATTCTATAAAGACCAAGGTCATACAGAAGGACTTAATAAAGGAACTAGCACGGGAAGTCATGACGATGACGGACTACAAACCGCTTTAAATAGTATGGGAAACGGAACCGTAGGAATATTTGGGGGACATGATAAAGACCACGCATCTTTACATTATGGTCGTACTAGAATAAGTAGAAATGGTTGGTGGTCTCGTGGCAACGAAGTTGACGACGAAGACAACTTCTTACTGGCAACATGGATGGATACAAATGGTTCACACTGGGTAATAAATTTGGGTTCAAGAAAGACTGAAACATCTAATGTAAATTCTGAAACTGATATAATCAGACTTCCAGAGATGTTAAAATGCATCATGAGTCAGATTTGTACAGTAAGAAGAAGTAATGTTTCTAAGTTCTTTGCAGGGCCAAATTCGGAAGCATTAGTATATCACCTACAATTTGAAACTCACTATAAAGGGAAGGTAAAAGTAACTTCTCCTGGAGAATCTACAGTAGACTTCTATTTGGGAGATACAAACTCGCAAGGAAATTTAGTAAGCATTAGGGAACACATTCAATGGTGGAAATCTAAACTAGGAGATAAATTGGAAAACTTCATTCCTGAGTTTTATATCTACAAACCCACTGATGCTGCTATAGATATTCCGTTTGGAAACACTTTAAGAATAGACAATGATATAAATATATTAGGAGGATATACTAACGCATATTCATATTTCAGTACAGGAAACACTGATACCACTGCAGATAAAGGAAAAATATACATCGCAAGCACAACTGATGGAACTTTAAATGCTGACGGTTCAGTTAAAAATATTGAATGGGATAGTAATGGCTCAGTCGTTCCTGCAAGCAATCAAAGAAATATTAGAATCTGGGGAAATAGAACTATTTCTTTACCAGAGGATATTAATAATATATTTGTGAATGAATATTCTGTTACAGGAAGTGAGTCTGAACTAAATAGAATATTGATAAATCCAAGTAAGGGAAGCCCCTCTATAATAGGCACATGGACTAAAGGAAAAGATGGACACGCTCCAGATATGAAGAGTGCTGTTTATTTTGGAGGAAACACAAACATATATCAACCATATAATTAACAATGGACTTTATATCACTAAACAATGAAGCTGTAAGCATCTCTCAAGGTGCAATACAGCTTCAACAAAAAGGAGCATTAGTTTACGAATATAATCCTCTAAAGGTATTAAGGTTAGGGGAAGACCTTGTGGAAAGTGATAAGGTCACATATCCAAAAGGAAGTCTTGTTGACTTAGATACTGAACTTCTCCCGTTCGATTTAAATCATCCTGTGGATATTATTCCTCAGCAATCTTATGATGGTTCTGTAAACCTTATTCTTAATGATGGAAATACTTTTCCTAAACTAATAAATACGAGATTTTCTTCTACTGGTATGAACACATATCAAATAGTAGATAGGAGTGGAGATAATGATACTAATATATATGACGAGAGTTCTTTTGATTCTGATGTTTCTTTATATAAAAAGTTAAATACAATTCCTAGACTTATGTTTACTGGCTTAGGAACAAGTGGTAATCTTAAGGTGGGAAACTATGTATTTTATTTTAAGCTATCAGATTCTGACGGCAACGAGTCTGATTTTATAGCAGAGTCAGGAATTGTAACTTGTCATATAGGAAATATAAACGACCCATTTTCTATACAAGGCGGGATTAGGGATGAGAACAGTTATAAATCAGTGTCTTTTATTTTAACGAATATAGACTCTTCTTATAACAATGTTGTTGTTTATTATACAAGAAGTACATCTGACGCAAATGCGAACGAAATTGTATCTTCGTTTAAAATAGACAAAAACTTTGCTGTATATAATAACATTGCAAGGGTTAACATTAATGGATTTGAAAACATTACTCAAGTTAGTTTGAATGACATAAACATGCAATATAATGTCGTAGATAGTGCTAATGCACAAACTGCTTGTCAAAATATGCTGTTTATGGGTAATGTAAATAATCCTGAAATAGAATATAAAGAATTATCCGATTTGTCATTAAGATTCCTTCCACACCTTAATCTAAAGAATAATATAGGTTGGATAAATGAAAAATATGAGGATTCTTCCGGACAATATGAATACTACAATGTTCAGAATATTTATCATAAACTAGGATATTGGAATGAAGAAATCTATAGGTTTGGCATAGTATATATACTTAATGATTTTACTCTTTCTCCAGTATTCAATGTTAGAGGAATATCTGATTTAGTTGAAAACGTTTCATATACTAAATATAAGGTTTATAAAAATCCAGTAGACCCAAATTCCAGTATAGAAAAAATTAAGGCAAACAGAGAGTATATTCCTACCAATAAAGACTCCTACAAGCTGGATAATCAGAATGAAAACTCAAAGGGAGTAGTAAGGATTAATTATTCTGGAAATCAGCTACAAAGCTCTGGAATTGTGCCAATCGGCATAGATTTTAAAATTGATAAAGAAGCCCTAGCTTTACTAAAGAGGTTCACTAAGGGGTTCTTTTTTGTAAGGCAGAAGAGGATTCCAACTACTCTATGTCAAGCTGTAACTATTGGACTTGAATCTACTAGTCATTTACCAGTACTTCCTATAAATAATGGATATTTAGTAGAAAGGTTCATTGATGATGATGGAGTACTTACTAACGACTTTAGCAGAAGGTATAAAACAGTTTCTTCTGACTACGTGTCTGAAGGTTATGCTGCCTTATGTCCAGAATTTGAGCTCAGACAACCTTATTTCAATCAGTTATTTACTGGAACTGAATTTGAAGTATCGATGGCTAGGTCACAATTTAGGACAAACAAATTCAACAATTTGGCTTTACATTATTATAATCTTGATTATACTACCAATAGCTCTATAGGAAGCGAAACATATAATATTACAGCTATCACTGATAATATAAAGCTTCTCAAAGGTAAAAAGGAGGTATTCTCTTCTAGAGCAGGGGAAGCTGAAGAACAGTGGAGAGTATCATATTATGAATATAGAAATAAATCTAAAAATGCCAGAAACTTACTAAGAGGAGCTTGGGGTCCGTTTTTAGGAATCGAAGGATATAATACAAACAAAATGTCCTTGATTAACATAAAAATCCCTAATTACAATGAAAATTCTATTGATGATTATTTCTCTATACGTTTTGAAGATTCTTCTTCTTTTTATGCAGTTTGTGATAGAACTTTATGGGAAGATGTAGATGAATCTGAAGAGATGGCAAAAGTATCTGGAATATTTAGAGGAGATTGTTTTATAGGTAATTATACGCACAGGATGTGCAGAAACTTCCAAGACCCATCTTCTCCTATAAATGATGATATAGTAGATGCAATGTCTTGGAAAGACAATTATGACCCTGATAACCAAGAAAGTTATTCTAAAATAAATAGAGGAGACGTCAATGCTATAACTTTAGGACACTGGGCAACAGTAAAAGTTTGCAGTAATATAAACCTTTCTATGAGATGTTTGGATAAATCATACAGTTCCGAAGAAGGATTGACAGGAAAACCCAGAGGTTTCTACCCATTGCAAGCAATGAGTACTGGAGGAGAATCGAAAATTCCAGAATCGTTTATTATAAATGATGGAATAAATTCTACTACTTCTGACAAATATAACTTTGAGTTACCCGATGTTCCTGCAATAAAGAATCACTTTGGTGTTCGGATTATGTACTCTGACATTAATATAAATGATTCATTTAAAAATGGATATAGGGTATTTAGGCTCACTAATTATAGAGATTATCCTCTTACATATGGAAACATAATCAAATTAGTTGAACTTTTCGGCAACATTCTTTGCGTTTTTGAGCACGGAGTAGCTTTGATTCCGGTGAATGAAAGGGTAGAATCTGGAAGTGGAGCAGGTGGAAGTGTCTTCATAAACACCTCTAACGTGCTGCCAGAGAACCCAAGAGTACTGTCTGATACATTCGGTACCCAGTGGGCAGAGAGTGTCATCAAGACCCCGTATTTTGTTTATGGAGTGGACACAGTTGGGAAGAAGATTTGGAGAACAAATGGTGAAACGTTCGAGGTAATATCGGATTTTAAAGTACAGAAATTCTTAAATGATAATATTTCACTAACTGAAAAAGAGATGACTCCAATTATTGGAATTAGAAATGTAAAAACTCATTATAATAGATTTAAGCAAGATGTAATGTTTACTTTTTATGATGATATTAATACTATAGAAGAAAAGGTATGGAATCTATGCTATAATGAAGTTCTTCAAAAGTTTATTACTTTCTATTCTTGGGTTCCATCTTATTCTGAAAATATTGATAACATATTCTTTACTTTCGACAGAGATACCTCAAAAGCTATAGCTAAACTAACTAAAGATTATCCTTTAATAACATTATCTGAAGGAAACTTAATCTCTCCCCCAACATCTACTGAATTGGGGAGCTTGAGGTTAAATATGAACTTAGAAGAATATTTAGTAGATTACTACCTTGCTGATGATAGGTTGAGAAATCAGTACTTTATTAGTACTTCTGGAGATGTTTCTATATCGGAAGCGCTGAAAGATAATGTATTGTGGTCTTTCCCAGTTAAAGCTGAAGTATATCATCATCTAAGTACTTCAGAGGGCAATTCGAAAGTAATTGATAAAACTGTATATTCTACAATAACTGTTGCTACTCAAGAGTACTATAATACTTTAACTACATCTTTCTGGAAACACGGAAAGGCAGGATTAATGGAAACTAAGGAGCCCCTTCGTCAGACTTATTGGTATGGCAAACAACATCCGTTTGAGTTTGAGGTAGTGGTAGTTGATAATCCCTCAGTCCATAAATTATTCGAGAATTTGGTTTTATTATCTAATAATGTAGCCCCTGAATCATTCCACTATGAGATAACTGGAGATGTTTATGATTTTGCTGATGATAGAGAGAATATGTACTTTAGACAAGAAGCAACTAAAGACCTTTATCAATACAATGGCTCTGATATACTGTATGATAGTGATTATTTAAAATTGCATCCTAAGCAACGTGACATTATAGGTTCTACATCTCCATATAAGGAAAGGTCTACAATGTTTCCTCTATATTATACTAGAGTGGATACTATAAATGAAATAGAAGATTACTATCAAGCGGCAACATCTCCACATAGAGATTATCAAAGTCTATCAGGCTCCGAAATTGTTTATGATAAAAGATATGATTCTTATCATATACTTACTCATGTTAAAGGATGCCCATTTAAAAGGATGTATAAACAGAGATGTAAAGATACAGACCCAGGAGCTATAATCGATGACTCAGTTCCATATCCATATGTGTGGGCTCAATATGGAAGACTTAGAGGCAACATGGACTTTATAGAAGACAACTGGTACGTACAAATTCCGCCAATTAATTTCTATCAGAAGAACGAACTTCAATGGAAAGTTGGAAAAGAAGGAGCTTGGTATCCTCCTCTTAATTTAGCTAATAATCCTTTACCAAATGATATATCAATTCTGGAAATAAAGACAGAAAATGATATTCCTAAAGAGTTGGTTAAATTGGGATACGGAGTTAATAGTGATTCATTTGATACAACTAAGTGGGAAACCATTACTAATCATAGAAAAGAATCTAAGATAAAAGATAAAGTCATGAAGGTAAAAATCAGGTATACTGGTGATAAATTAGTCTATGTGACTGCATTAAAAACAATATATAATATAAGTTACGCATGAATGAAAATCAAATTGGTGGGACGATAACATCTCAGCTACCACCTATCATTCCTCCTCAGTTTAGTATAACTAATAAGATAGGTCCATCAAAACTTCCTAAAATGGATTTCTCCTCTGCTACTAAAGGCAGAGGAGGATTCTTTCAGGGAATGGGCGGAATGGGTTCTTTAGGAAATATGGCTAGTACTGTTAGTAGTCTAATTCCTCAAAAAGAACAATCTGGACTTACTACTGGACTTAATGCTGGCTATGATGCTGCTGCTAATACAGTTAGTGCTATTCCTGGAGTTGGAACAATCATTGGAGGAGCTATGAAGATTGGTGGTATGTTATCAGACGGACTTACAGCTATGGGAGTGGGAACAGACCAGATGACTACAACTGACAAGATTCTCGATAGCAAGTTTATGAAATTAACTCCGATAGGTCTTATTAATTCCTTTGGAGCAAAGAAAGCTGATACTATCGTAAAAGATAATGAGGCTTTTGAACAAGTAGGTTCTTCTTATGGTGGAACTACAGATGTAGTCGATAATGCCTTAGAGAAAAGTGGAAAGAAGTATGGATTATTAAGTGGTAAAGGAAGAAACAAAGCTAACCGTGAGATTGCCAGAGCTAAACTCCAACAGACCAAAATGGGAAATATAGCAGATGAAGCAAGAGACGCTTTTTCTAACCAATCGGCATCACTTAGTATGATAAATAATAGAAATCTATTGGGAATGACGGGAGGATATCAGCAAAAAGGTTCTTATATTGGAAGAAATGGATTAAAACTTCCATCCGTAGAGGATATGGAGAAAGCTAGAGCTACTGTTGCGAGAATTAGACAGAAAAAACTATCTGAATCTAAACCTGTTGAAGAGTTCAAAGATGGAGGTAAGATGAATGTAATTCCAGAAGGAGCTTTACATGCACATAAGCATCACATGGATGTTGAAGGTATTACTCCCAAAGGTATTGCAGTAGTAACTCAAGAAGAAGGTGGAGTAGTTCAACATGCTGAAATAGAACGCAATGAAATAATCTTTACCAAAGAGGTAACAGAAGAATTGGAACGTCTATATAAAGATGGAAGTGATGAAGCAGCAATACAAGCTGGAAAGCTAATTGCTAAGCAAATAATTGAAAATACTCAAGATAATACAGGATTAATCGCGGAGGTACAGGTATGAAAATAGAAATAGGAGATAAAGAATATAACGTAGAGGTTGCAAGAACCGAGGAAGAGAAGGTTAAAGGCCTACAAGAAAAGGAGTCTTTAGGAGAAGATGAGGGGATGTTATTTGTGTATGACGAACCTCAAGAAATCGCCTTTTGGATGAAAGATACTGCAATTCCGTTGGACATAGTATTTATGGATGAAGATGGAGAGGTAATATCAGTTAAACAAGGACAGCCCTACGATGAAACTTTATTAGAAGAAGATGGAGTAATGTATGTTCTTGAAGTTAATCAGAACTCGGGAATCCAACCGGGCGATGAACTCGATATAGAAGATGACGATGATGACAAACAGCCAGTTATGAAAGTGTTGGCTCCAGACGGTTCCACTCAAATGGAACTTGAAGGTGGAGAGAGAATTTTTAGTAGAAAAAATACTAAAACACTTATCAAAATGGCTAAACGAGCATATTCTTCGGAATTAGATAAGGATTATAAAGCCTTAGGAAAGAAAGCTTTTAAATACTTACATATACAGGACACAAATACTCCAGAATACGTAGATACTCCAAAGAGTAAAGAAGATTAACTATTTTAAATGAACTAAACGTATAAATACTAAATTAATGGATTATTATTTTGATATGTCCATAAATATTGCTAATTTTGTCAAGTATTTAAGTATTTAACGTTAAAACTAAAGAATTATGAAATTAGAACCTAAAGTAAAGAAATTTCAGGAAGGCGGAGCAGCTCCAGCACCTGCTGCTGAACCAATGCCAGCTGAACAAGGTGCAGCACCAGAACAAGGTGGAGGAGAAGGCGACCCATTGATGCAATTAGCTCAAATGGCTGCAGAAGCACTACAAAGTGGTGATTGTAATACAGCTTTAGCTGTATGTGAAGGATTTATGCAACTCGTTCAAGAAGCATCACAAGGACAAGGCGGAGAAGCAGCTCCTCAAGGTGAACCCGTCTATAAAAGAGGTGGAACCTTAGTCAGAAGAGTATAAGAGTAGAAGTTAGAAAGGAGTGTACAAGATTTATGTATGCTCCTTTTTTATTATAAATGTAAAACACATGTCACAGGCGATTAAAAAATTATCAAACGGTGGAGGTGTCTCACAAACTGAACAGAAACCAAAAGAAGAAACTCCTCAAGTAAGAACATTTAAACTTGGAGAGAGAGAAATTGAAACAGGCTCTTTATTAAGAAATGCTGACTCAAATTTAGAATCATACCTTGAAAGTACAGGTTGGAGTTCTAAAAAGAAGAACGCTTTCAGAGAAACTTATGGTAAATACCTGCAAGGAATTAACTCTGGAACAATCTCTTCTAGAGATGTAGGAAGAAATTGGATTGATTCTACTGGACAATTAACAAATACCTCTGGAAAGGGATTCGATGCTAATGGAGCCGTGGCACATTACTTGGACTCAATAGCAGACGCTATTCCAGATTATGTAAAAGAAGAGAAAGTTCAACCTACTGTTACTAAGAAATCACTTAATTTTAGTGCAGGACTAAATAAGTCACTGCTTGATAAATTCTTCGGAGGAAATAGATACAATCAATCAGTTTGGTATAGTAGAGACGCTTTAGATGAAACTACGAAGAAAAGAGGGATAACCAATAGATTAAAAGATTTTTCAAGTCAATTTAACTCTTACGCTGATTCATTATTAAATGACCCTGAGTTTGATACTAAGTATGATTTATCAAATACAGCCTTTAAGAACAAGGATGAGTTTAGAAACAAAATAGAACAGGCTAAAGCAGCTCTGTCTAATGATAAATTCGGAGATGATGATTGGAGAGCTTTGGCAGAACTTGGAATAGACCCAGAAGGTTACAGAGGTTGGTTTGGAGATGTTGATGATGCAACAGCACAGCAACAAGCAGTAAAGAAAGATAATTATAAAGGAACTCCACTAGAGGATTTATCTAAAGCAAATACTAAACTTACAGATGCTGGATTCTTGGCTAGAACTGATGAGAAAGGTAACATATTTTATTTAAATCCAGACGGTACAGAAATTAAGAATGGAGTTATTGGAGAAGAATTTAACCCCAAGACCGATTCTTTAGCAGGTTGGTTTAGAGTAAATGGAAACATTTATAACCCAAGCGAATATGCTAATTGGAGTCCAGAAGTAAAGAACGCTTATAATATTATCCTTAATCAACAGGATGATAAAAACATATATGATGACCCTGTTTACGGAGAACTTAAAGATAAATACGGATATTCTCATGTAGCAGATGCTTCTCTATTCTTCGATAATTTCAATGGAGAATTAGTAAAAGCATATACAAGACCTACTGTTGAGAATCCTGCTGGTTCTAAATCTCAATACTTCCTTAATAAGAATGGTAAGTTTACTCCAGTAAATGTTACCTATAATGATATTTTGGGAGAATGGGTTGCTAATGATAATGGCACAACCATTAGATTAGGAAAACAAAGAGAAGCCGGTACACAACCAATTTCTGGAAGTGATGCAAAAGTAGGATTTAATAAAGTAAGACAATTTACCTTTAGTGGTAAAGATGCCTATACACAAGACAATATCTTAGGTTTATTAAGAAGACTTGGAGATAATCCTAATCTTGCCAATGATGCAAGATATAGAAGTTTTATTCAAGGACTTTTCTTACCCGGTTTATTAGATTCAATGAAATCAGAAGAGGGAATACCCCTAACTGACCTTATTAAAGAGGGAAGAATTGACTTTAGACTACTTCCAAATGAGACTAAGAGAGGATTAAGAATCCTTAGAGATAGTCAGGGTAGAGTTACTAACCTTACATTTGACACAGGAGATGGGCCTCACAGTTCAGGTTCTCCATTAGGTGGAACAGGTTGGAAAGGATTTAAACCTATCAAAACAGACTATAATGCATCTCCCTTAAAAAGGAAAGAGGGAGGAATCATTAAAGCACAATGGGGAGTAAGTACTGATTACATAGTGGACAGACGTAAACCCGCAGTAGAGCTTAATGAAGAAGAAAAGAAATTAAATAAGAAAGCTACTGATAGTTATGATAAAACCCAATCAATAAAATTTGATAATAAAGACTTGACTGACGCAGGTGGTATTATTAAAACTTCTGATAGGGTAAAAATGGGGGCAGCTATGGCTGACCTATTAAGTGCAGGACTTGGGTTTGTTCCAGGAGCTAACATTGCTTCCGCGGGTATTGGAGCCGCTAGTTCACTTGCTGAATTTGGTGCTGATGTTTCTGATGGACTCGAATGGGGAGATGTAGGAAATCTGGCTCTTAACTTGGGAATGGATGCAGTGTCATTAATTCCTGCAATGAAGAGTATTAAAGCAGCTAAAGCTATGGGCAAATTAGCTAAGTTTGTTCCACTTATAGCAACAGCTATTGGAGCAAGTACATTATTTAATGACCAAGAAAGAGAATCTCTTACATCATCATTAAAGAAAGTAACTAGTGGTAATGTAAAGGATTTAAGTACTGACGACTTTAAAAATCTGGCAACCATTTCAAGAGTTGTACTAGGTGGTAAAAACTTCCTAAAATCTCAAGACGGCAAAATAATGTCAAGACTTAGAGGAACGAAGAGAGCCCCATCTACTAAACAAGAAATATCTGTAGTTGTTAAAGGAAGAGAAAATCCTATTAAAGTTCAAGTAAATAATGCAGACATTGAAGGAAAGGATGCAAACTATATACAAGATTTAGCTAAAAAGAAAGCTAAGAAAATACTGGCCGATGAAGGCTTAGTAGAAAAGAATATTCCTGATGATGCTTTATCAGTAGAAACTAAAGGTACAGATAAGTGGTATAAAGGAAGTCTTTTAAATAAGAAGAGAGTTCCAACAAAGAAAGTGCCAGGATTTGAGTATTCTAAACCTAATTGGGCGCAGAGACATTTAGTTCCTCAATCTTCAGAAACCCCTAAGAACTTTGGACAATTCTGGGGAATGAGAGGTATCAATCCTAATGGAAGACTTGGTTGGCTATCTGATACTCATTGGCTCGAAAAAGGCTCTACTGGACGTTATCTACGGCCAAATAAAGAGGAACCTATTGAAACTGTCAGAGGAGATAAATTTAAATTTACCACTCCAGTAAGTTCCAGAACTAAACAACATAGTAAGTTATATCAAGATAGTAAAAGAATATACAATAAAAGACAAGCCGATAAATATATAAATTCAGTTGAAGACAATTATATGGAACCTTGGTTCAATCCAGGAAGATTCAAGCAAGGTGGAATTATTAAAGCTTCAAATGGAGATAAATTAAAGATTTCCAATGTAGTTAGTAATGCTGATTGGGGAACTGATATTTATGGAACAGAAGGATTTAATAACTGGTTAAATAGTTATAATCTTAAGAATTATCAAGACTTTAATAACTTACAGAAATCTTATCATGGAAATCTTACTGCTTCTGGCTATAAACCTGGAACTTCTCCAGTAAGTTATAATCAAGGAGTTTATGATAGACAAACTACCTTTAATAAAGTAGCTCCTGGAGTTAATGCAGTTATTGAAGGTCTTGCTAAAACTGGCAAGATTACGAGAGCCGGAGTATCAGGAGACAATGCAACAAGTAACTTTACTGATGGTTATTTTGGAGGACAAGAATATTTAAGACATGGTGGAATGAGAGGAGTTACCTCTGATGAGCAACTTAAAGCTATAAATGCTTTAGCAAATAAGAAAGGTCTTGAATATTACATTGATGATGCAACTGGTATGGCTATGTTAAGACCTAGTACTACTTTACAGACTCCAATTGCTCCTAAGTTCAATACCCAAACTATTGATACATCCAAAGCTGTTATAAATCCTAATACTGGAAAAGTAAGTGGACTTCCTAATATTGGAGGAGCAGCTCCTACGAGAGCTAATCCCTCTGAAACAAGAGGAACTACATCAGGAGGTGGAATTAGACAAATCTTAGGTAACTTAGATCCAACTGCATTTATCCAAGCTGGAAGAATGATGGGAAATATTTGGAACAATAACAGAGTTGCAAAGAAAACCAAAGAAGGATTAAAACCATTATTACTTGATACTTATGAGACTCCAAGACAAATAGTAGGAGACTTAGCAACAAGACAGGCTTATAATGAAAGAGCAGCAAACTTAGAAAGTCTTGCAGCAAAACCAAGAACATCTGATGCTTCTTTACAATTGGCAGGAGAATTAGCAGCTAATTCACAAGCTAATCAAATGAGAGCAGAGGGGGCTTTAGCTGATAACGATATGATTCGTAGAACTGGTGAAGCAGCTTGGCAAAACAATGCAGAAGCAGTTGCAAGAAGAAATGAAGTTGCTAATAGAAATAGAGCTTCTATGCTAGGAATTGATAAAGCTAAGAAGGATATCGATGCAGCAAGAATGTCTGCAAATTGGACTTCTTTAGAAAACTTTATGAAGGAAAGAGAGTATAAGGCTACTATGGATAGAGACAGACAAAGACAATTTGACCTTAATGTTGGAATGAGTAACATTCAAGCAGGTACAGAAGCTAGACTTAAACCTCTTAGAGATTACTTAGAACAACAGAGTTTAAAAGGGGTTGATATTAGTACTCTTCCGCAATACAAACAATACTCTGACCTTATTGAGAGTCTAGGACGTGAAAATGTTCAAGCACAAAATCAATTATATTCAGATGTATATGGATTAAGAATGCCTAGAGGACGTTGGTCACCCATTATTAGAAAAAGAGGAGGACAATTAACTTATGCTGAACGTTCAAAACTTCAAGCACAAAAAGACACCTCTAAAGCTAAGACTGAAAATGCTAAACTCTTTCAAAAGAATATAGAAAAAACAATAGATACAAATATAAAAATGATTAATAATCTATCATCAGTATCTAAACAACTTATAATTAAGTCAATGACATGAAAGTAGAACCGATAGTAAAGATGCAGAGTGGGGGTGGTATGCCCCCATTCACTTATTATACACCACTTGGGATGCAAGATACTACAAATGTAGGTGCAGCAGAGCAACCTCAAGCTGTACAGCCAAGTACCAAAGAAGAGGGAATCACTGACAAGGATTTACTTAAAATGGTAGATAACATTGATGGATTACCAAGTGACACTAATGAGATAATTAAAAACTTAAGTTGGCTTTATAAACAAGACAATCTATTTAGTAAGGGGAAAATTAATTCTTCTTCAATATCTTCAAGATACCTTCAGGCATTAAGGCAAATTAAAAATGCTAACTTTAATAAAAAAGAATACGATTCTGCATTAGAAACTGTTAAAGCTAATGGGGGATTAAATGAGGTTGCTATTACAACTACTGGAAATGTGGTTGTTCAAGATACAGAGGGAGATATTAAACAAGTATCTACTGATGAGTATTTAAACAATAGAGATAAATACTTTGCTCTTAAAAATTCTGACTTGCTTTATATAAGAGCCCACTCTGATGAAATGGCTAATAAGAATGATATATTTAATACAGTTAGAAATGGTATTGGCATATCAGCTATTAACAAGATAATTCAAGGAGCAATGGGTAAGTTGGGAACTATGTCTATATCTAAAGAAGGTTACTCTTATAAAAAAGAGGGGAACATTATACAAGGTATGGAATATATAAACAACATTGTAAATGAAGGGGCTGACCTTTCAGGTATGGGCTTAGACGGAGTTTACAAAACTGGACTCTTAAATAAGAATCAATATCAGGCTGCAAAAGCAGCAGTTCAATATATTTACGATACATTAGACCCAAATGCTATTACTTTATTGGAGATTAAATCTGGAAATACGGAAAACCCTAAGAAAGGGGCACTAGATTTAATAACCCAACTAATAGCATCTCAATTAGATACTACTATTGAAACTACTCAAAACTATGAAGAAAAACTTACTGGAACCATTAGTGGTACTGGAGATGGTGGAAGTGGTTCGAGAAATGATTTAAAACAACTCGATGCAATTGTAAATGGGCAGTCTACTGTACAAAGAGATTATACTCTAAATCCACATTCTAACTATCAATATACTACAACGGCTAATTGGTGGGCAGAACCCCAAGATGTTAAAACAGGAGAAGGATTGGGAATGAACACTCTCGATACAATATTAAAAAGTGCAGGTTATGGTTCAGCAGTTTTACAGAACTCTGTTTACTTTGGTGACAATAAGGTAGACCCGACTCAATTTAATAAACTTGTATATGACCCGTCAGAAGGAGTTGCACAAGTATGGCTACCTTACACTAATACACCAAATGGTGGAATTGCTCCCAATCTTGGAATTATTAGCATTATAGAAAAAGTTGAGGATGATTTAAGAAGAAAAGGTAATGTATCTGATGTAGAAAGAAGACAAGCTTATGAAGCAGCAGGAATAGGTCCATTTTGGGATGCCATGCAGAATCCACAGTCTGCTTATGAAAGAGGATTACTAAGACCATTCATAGCAATGACAGGAGTTGCTTCTGATGATGAACAGAGTGGAATAGTAAACGAAAATGAGAGTGTTGATAAACTTAGCAGAGACGAAAGAAAACACTGGAAGGATGCTGCTATGAAAATTATAAATGACCCTGCCAGAAATGGTAATAAGAAAGGAGACTATGACTTCGATTCTTGGTGGGAATGGGAAATATTTGGAAATGTTTCAGATATGTATAGAGGAACTATTTATATGCCAATGTCTGGTGACTATGTAAGTTCAGCAGCTAAAACTGGTAATATTAATCTTCCTAAATCTACATTTGATGCTAACAGACTAATTAGAGAAGGTCAAATTGCTAATAACAGAAGACCTCTAGTAAAAACAAATTTTGATTAGAATATGGAAAATGTACAACAAAACGATTGGTTTGCAACGATACTATACAATCCAGACAAAGACTTTAAAAACTTTAAAGAAGCTGGATTAGATGCAACTAATACAGGTTTAAAAGATAGAGAATCATATAAAGATATACAGGCAGTGCAAGACCAATTTAAGGATGCTGAAGGTAATTTTGATGAAAAATTATATAATCAGTTCTATGATAGCGCTGTAAGAACATATAATACTTTTGTGCAAGGAAACATTGAAGATACATTCCTTCGTAATATGGTTAAAAGCCCGTTAGATATTTTATCTGACAGAAGTACTCCGTCTCAAAAACCTTTGTTTATTGTACAAAAAGTATCTAATCCTACTCTTAAATCACAAGGTATTAACAGCTTATTTGGAGAAGGTAAAGCTCTTAGGTCTTACAGAGAAGCAGCTCAAACTCAAAGAGTTGTAGACTATAAAACTGGAAAAGAGCTTGACTGGACTCCAGACGATGATGATAAGAGTGGATTCTTCGATTTCATGTTTATAGAACCATTAGTAGAAGCTAAGTGGGAAGAAGATGGATATCACAAAGACGAATATGGTAGAGACATCAAGCACTTTGCGGGAGACTATAAACTTAATGCAAATGGTATGCCATATTATGAAACTCTAGGAGATAGAGATGCTGCCAATAAGAGTTTCTTGCACTGGACTGATACATTGACTACTACTGGCTCTAAATGGGATAAATATAATTTCTTAGCTTCTGACGGAATTGATAAGAGCGTGGCAGGAACTACTGCAAAAATGATTGCTACTATTGCCCCATTATTTATTCCTTATGTAGGACAGGCTTATGGTATTGCTACTGCATCTGCATATTTCGGTCAAGCATTGGCAGTATTTGGTAAGACTGTAATTGATGCTATCGGAGATGATACTGCTTCTAAAAAGCCAGGTCTATGGCAGTTCCTTAATAAAATTGACTCTTCAGTTAGAAAGTTTGATTCATCTGTAAGTGACGCAGGAAATCAAGGAATGTTCAATTATGAACAATTTGCAAACTTAGTAACTGATGTAGTAGGTCAACTTTATCAACAAAGAAGTATTGCTAAAATCCCACAATGGATTGGATGGGATGCTAGAAGTGCTAAGAACTCTAAAGCCTTTGTAGAAGCACATAATGCTGATTATTTAAAGAAATATGGAAAAACTCTACGTCAAGCTATTAAAGACGGAGATGTTGCTTCTGATTATACTAAGTTAGTAGGAAATGACCTATTAAATGCCATTACAGCTAAACAAGGAGCTATTAATAGTTTTGCTAAAAATGGTTCTCAATTCTACATGGCTATGACTCAATCTAAAGACATGTATGACACCTTTAAAGAAAATGGGTTTAGTGATGTCACTACTGCCATTGGTATGGGTGCTGCATTATATGGATTTAGTAAGCTGTTTAATTCCTCTCTTGGAGAAGTGGCTCTTAGTGGTTTAGGTCTTGATGATTTAAAACAAGCTAATAAGAGACTTATTAGAGAGTTTACCAAAGAGATGAAACCTCAACTTGAATTAGTTGAAAAAACATCCTCTAACATTACTAACTCCGGAAAAATTAAATGGATTAAAAATCTAGGTGAGAAATTCAAAGGCTTTTATGAAAAACATTTAGTAAATGACCCAGAGGGCTGGATTGCCAATTCAGTAAAAGAAGCCATTGAAGAAGTATCAGAAGAAGCATTACAAGATGTAATCTTCGAAAGTAGCAATGTAATTGATTGGACATTTAACAAACTTGGATGGACTCAAAAAAGAGGTAACTATGAGTTTACTCAAAGTAATCCTTTAGAAAGATACTTAATGTCTGCTCTTGGCGGTGCTGTAGGTGGAGCTATCTTCCCTGCTATTACTAAAATGGAAAATATCAGAGACGGAGTTCCTAATATCCAAAAGAATATTCCTGAAAATCTAGCCATAGATATAGCTACTATGATTAGAAATAATGGAGTTCAGAAATCGGTTGATTTATTAAAGAAAAGTATTGATAAGGGAGAAGTAGGTTCTACAACTCTATCCATGACTTTATCTACTAACACAACTGATGACGGGCGAGTTTATTATGAGCCAGCTAAGAAAAGAGAAGACAGCCAAAATAACATTGTTGGTAATATCTTAATTAACTATCTATACGCAGTAGACTCTGTAATCAACAATGAAGGATATAATCTGAAAGACGATGAAGTTGTTAATAACTCATTAATGAAAGATTTCAGATTAAAACAACTTGCTGATACTGGAGTGGGAGAAGAAATTCTTTATGATTTCCAGAAACAATTACAAGGTCTTATTACAGCAGCTATAGAACTAAAGAGTGCATCAGAAAGTTCAGAAGTGGGCAAAATTAAGCAAAGATATGATGAATTTAAACAGAGAGTAGATGATACTTTATCTGGAAAAAGAGCAGGAGAATATGCTGAAATGATGGCATATAAATTAAATAGAGGTTTAATGTCTCCATTTGCAGCTCCTGACATCTATGCTTATTCAAGATATGTGAGAGGTATTAACTACGCTACTGCAACAGAACAGCAAAAGAAAGACCTAGAAGCTGACTACGAGAAATATACTCAATCAGACCAAAAAGAAAAAATAAACCTTGGTTATGAGATATTTAAGAACTTAAAAGCTGAAACAGCCGAACCTATTCTTAGATATAGAGACTCTCAAATGTATAAATATAAGTCTCAATTATATGATGTAATATCTAAACTTAATGATTCTCAAAACATTTCTAAACTTAGTGATACAGAAATTGCTGAATATAAGGAAGAAGTAAGAAATGGAAGAAGCGATGACCAAATTATTGCTGATGCCAATCTTAATCCAGAGGAGAATGTATATAGTGCTCAACAGAAAGCAAAAATAGTTGATTCTTATCTTGAAAGAGAAATTTGGAACGCAGACCCGGGAAGTGACAAAAAACGTCCTAAACCCTTTGGTAAAGCATATGTTCAGAATCTAAAAAATATGTTGGAGAATATGAAACAACATATGAGTATAGGTATTGACCCAATTCTTAATCAGAGAAGAACTGGAGAGTTACAAGTCTTATTCGAATCAATAAACAATATAGTTCAATCTACTGGCTTTATTGATGCAGAGACTAAAGGAATGATTGATACAGTTAAACAAAGCTATAATAGGTTTAGTCCAGAAAACTTTGTAAATAGACTCACAATGTTTATGGACCCATTTAAGGGATTTACTTTTGAAGACTCTTATTACAACGATGTTCTTACTAGCAATTCTACTTACTTAGGTAAGATAGATGAAGTAGACCCATCCATTGTTGAAGAACTTGGAGATTCAAAGGGAGAGTATGTATTTGAGGACGAAGAAGGATATTATGCCCTAACTCAAAATGAAATGCAGAATGTGTTCATGGATATGTTTACCACAGAGTTTACTGGAGCTAATTCTGAGGAATTGCTTGGCGGAATCCTAACTGATGGAAATATAAATGAAAACTCTTTAAATTCTTCATTTAAAAAGAATCCTGACTTTTCTGTATTTAATAAACAATTACTTGAATATCTAAATTTAGACGCTGACAGAATTGGTTTATTAGGAGAAATTGATAAAATGTCTACTGCTGCTCTACAGGATAATCCTGTATGGGATATGTTGGGAAGACTATCTACTAACCTTATTGGTGAAGATGTATTTAAATTACTAAAGGCAGAAGAAGGAGATTATAAGAGTACAGCTTCTTTGTATGACTATGTAATTAGTAATGAGCTTACTAGAGAGCAACTTGAAACTGCAAATACTGCAACTCAAATATTAAGTCACTCCATTATTCCATATCTTACTGGAAATGAGGGAGTATTTAATATGATTGATATTGCTAATCAATATAAGAGAAACATGGGAGCTCAAGAAGATATTCCTTTAACTCAAGAAGAAGCTCAAACTATTCAAACTGAATTATATAATATTCAGCAAAGAATTGCATGGTTACTTGCAGTTAATGATATGAATAGTGGTAGTAAAACTGTCGATAGTAGTAAAACTATGGGCAGATTAAATAGTATGTTTGCACTTATTCTAAGTGGAAATACTGCCGATTCTACTCTATCAAGATTAAAGAACCTAAGTTATACTGATGCTGATGAAAACGAGCAAACATTCATTGAGGAAGACTTATTAACTGGTGATGAACTTGTTAAACTACAAGAAATTATTGCCAATGGTAAGAATGATGAAGAATCATTGAGATTTTCCAATGAAATATTACTAAGAGTTAGTAAGGCTTTATATGATAAATTCTCTGGACTTACATCTGAACAGAAAGAAGAAATTATAGGTAAAATAGCTGGAACTGATATTATTGATTACAATGATTATGGTGCTTCCAAATTTAAGAGAAATAGCACATATCAAGACATCAAAGGTATTGACCTTGCAACTTATCTATTGAGTACTTTGGCAGTTAGCCCAGAGGAAATGCAGAGTGTGTTAAGAAAAGCTATTATTAGCAATCCTTCTCATGCTCCATTCTATAATCAGATGTTTAGTGCTCAAGAAATGTTTGCTTTATATAAGAATCCTGTATTATTCAATAAATTCTTACAGAAAACTTATGAGTTTAAGCCTATTCAAAATAAAGAGTTCTATACAAAGAATACCTTTACTAAGAATATAATTACTGTATTAGGAGGGGCTGGAACAGGTAAATCAACCGGTGTTGCTAAGGTAGCCTACAACATGATAAAGATTGATAATCCTGATGCTACTGTGATGGTATCTGGACCTAAAGCTGACGTAGGAGAAAGACTTGCTGCTACATTAGGAATTGATAAAAGCTATGATAGGCTTCAATTATGGCAAGCATTACTTACTGAATCTGGTTGGGAAAAAGTAAAGAAAGCAATTTCCGAATTTAGAAATCCACCGGAAGAAAAGGGAGAAACTCCTTACTTAGTAGATGGAAATCCCGAAATATATAATCAAGACTTCTTAACAGAAGAAGATGTAAATATTGCAGCTTTACCTGATGTACTATTTGTTGATGAGTTTACTCACTTCTCTGGTATAGAAATGCAGATGCTTTCTAGCTTAAGCAAGTTTGTCGACAAGGATATGGTTATTTATGCCCTTGGAGACAATAAGCAAGAAGGAGTAATTAATCCAAGAAATGGAGAAGAACTTGATTTAACTGGAATGTATTTCGGAACTCCTGTACTTACTTCAAGTATTAGAGCCAACAATGTTCATAAGAAAGATAACTTGGATAAAATATCTTCAATATTATCTGAACTTATCGATAAAGAACAAGACAGTCAACTTAATGGAACTCAATTAAACATCAAGTCTACAATGAGGGACATTAGAAGTAAGTCTTTATTAAAGTATTATGAACTTAAAACTGATAAAGAAATAATTCTTCATGGCGATAAGTTAGTAGATGAAAACGAACTAAATGTTGATTATCTACAAGGACTTATTAATAACCTAAAAGAGGGAGAAAGAATAGCTTTAATTACTGACAATGTTCTTTCTGATTTTAGAAAAGATGTATTTCATCAATTTGAAGAAAAATATCCTGAACAAGTAGTAGTAAGAGATTCAAGAGACGTTCAGGGTTCTGAATTTAAATATACTATTGTTGATGTTAATTGGACTGATACAACCAACCAGAATACATTTATTAAAGATTTAAAGTATTTCTATACTTTAATGAGTCGTTCAGCTGATGGTAACTTAATAGTTAAAAAGAACTATAATATGGTCGCTAAATCAGATAGAGCTTCTACAACAAGCACTTCTGAACTTAAGGCTGATGACATTGACGGATATAAGAAATTAATTCTTAGTGTTTTAAAGGATGTTAAGCCAGACACAGAGGAAGTTCCAGTAGCTACAACAGAAGGAGAAGAAGTGGGAAAAACAATTCCAGCTACTCCGAAAGAAGTTCCTGCAGCTGATGGTAACACTGGAGAAGAAACATCCAATGAAAATAAAGGACTTTATGACACTTCTAAGGATGAAGAAGCTGCTGCAGAGGTAATGAAAAGGAATGTTTTTGAAGAAAATGATTTACCTAAAGCATTGAAAGAAATAGAGCAAAAAATGGATGAGGAAGCTACTGGTGACCCAAATGCTGACATCAAGGCTAGAACAATGTCTATGGGAAGTTATTATAATCATCTTGCCCTTAATGTAAATGAGGATGGGATTATTCAACCTTATAAATCTACTAATGGAATTGATGAAGACTTATCAGGATTCTCTAACTTAATAAGTGGAAAAACTATTGAGGACATAAGAGACATTAATTTAGAGTCCGGACAAGGCATTGATTTACTTTCTTCATTAGCTTATATGAGGTCTTTATTTAAGAGACCAGCATCTGAATTAAAAGACATAGTAAGAACTAAGTTATCATCAGCTGGTTCTGAACAATATAAAGCTCTTAGACCATTTATTGAATTATACTTTAATGGTAAATTATCTGAAGATAAATTCAGAAGCTTTAAGGCAGCTATTGCAAAAGGTAATTGGTTACTTAAATTAACTAAGTATAAACCTGGATATGATAAAGCTTACAATGTAGAAAACCTTAAAGAACTCAAACAAGATGAATTGTTTGGAAGAATAGTATTCCAGTTAAAGACTAAGGACGGATATCTTGATATTACTTTAGGAAGCACTACTGCCATTGATAAAATCATACAAAGTTCTGGTAATACAGAATTTGTAAATATCTTGAATGATAGAGCAACTTTAAACTCTAAAATAGACCAAAAGGGGCAAGTATATTTCAGACTTACAGATTTTAAAGCAAAAAAGAAAGGAATTTCTTTTGGTAATAAAATCTTTAAGAATAAGAATTACAACAAGTTAGATATGGTCAGACAGAAGTACAACAGAGGTAAAACTCTTGACCAAACTATGAGAGAGCATCCAGAAATATTGTTCAGTGATATTTATATGGACGGCGCTGTTGAACTTGACGGAAAAGCTAAGAGAGTTGTTAAGGGCTATCCTACAGTCTTTATGAGTGACGACTTATGGAATGTTACTACTTCAGAACTACTCGATAGACACTTACAGAAAATGCAGTATTTAGGAACTGATGAAACTGCACCTTTCTTTGAAGTAACAAAAGGACATTTGAGTCTTAAAGGGCTTTCCTTGATTGACTTTATGAAAGAATGGGGAAGACTTGAAGGAGAAGGTGGAGGAAAAATCTATGGTGCTAAAGAGTTCTTTATGCTGGCTAGGCCAGTGGAAGCTGCCAGATTCTTATACAGTATGTTAAGACTTAAAGAAGCAACAGTTCAAGATATTGAGCTTTACAATCAAGGAGTTGAAACCTTTAATAACAATCTACTTCCATCAGAAGAAGACCTTAAAAAAGATAAGATTGCTGTTGACCCTACTGGTGACGGAATTAAGGTAAGTGAATCTTCTCTTAATGAAGTAAAGGCTAAAGTTACTAATATGCTGAATGATTTAAAAAATTCATTCCCTAGCTTGGTAATGGGTAGACTTAAACCAGTTAAAACTACTAAAGCAGCTGGACAAGTTGAGGCTCAAGACAGTAACACCCAATATTCTGTAAAGAATACGTCTTACTATATGCGTATGGCTATTTCTCCGTCAGAACAGTTCGAAATGCTAAGAGATTTTGGAGTTCTTCCAGAGTATGACCCAAGTGGACCTTCAAACTATATTGTAAAGACTTTACAGAATTTATCTAAGACTAATTCTAACTTAACAACTTTATTGGAGAAATTAGTAAATCCAGATGATGATATTTACAGTTCTCCAGATATAGACCCACAAATAACTAAAAATGCCGAATCAAAGAATCGTGCAATTCAAACCTTTTTAAGGATTCAACAATCTATACAAGGATATGAAGCACCTTCAACAGCTGCGATGCTCCCATTAATTAAAAGAGGAGTTATGGCTGGATTCACAGCAAGTACTAACGTTATTCGTCACTTATTCTATAATACTATATCAGAATATGGTCCTGGTGATTTTACTACATTCAAGCAAGCTATCGACTATGGAAACTTGTACAAATATGGAGTATGGACTAACGGTATAGATACTGCAAGAAATGACGATGTGCAATTTGGATACTATATATCTGCTTTAGGTCAACAACAAGTATACTTCGATGGACCTATTCAGACTCCGAATTATTATATTAATTATGATGCAGTAGAAACTGACCAAGAATTTGAAGTAAATCAACCTACTCAAGTTGTACCGGTACAAGGTCCTCCAGTTGTAGAAGAGGCTCCTGTAGTAGAACAAATTAGTGATAAAATGAAGCTACTCAATGCACAACAAGATTTGATTGCAAATATTTTGAGTTCTGTGGAAAATAATGTAACTTTGCAAAAGGATGAAATTAAAAGGATGCTAGAGACAATAGACATTACTAAGTTCAACTTAAATGGTGAAACTGTTGAAGATAGAATCCAATCATTCAATGCTCAATATATAAGTAAGGTACGTGATAAATTAGCAAGTCTACCAAGGAGACTCTATACGAACAGCAGTGATGTTGCGACAATAACTCCTGAATATCTTATTGATAAAAACAATAATATTATTCCAGACCCTAATGCAATTGTTTCGTTTGCCGAACATATAAATGAAAATGAGTTACTGAAAAATACAGAAATAAATACTGTAACCCTTGAAGATAGTGATATAAAACTAAATGCAGAAGAACAAACCTTTACTGTAAGAGTAAATGGAAATGATTATGTATTTGGATTTGAGGAAAATGAAGCTATTCTAAAGGATATACGTCCTTTACCTCAAGATGAAAATCCTCAAGTTAAGTTTGTAGAAGAATTTAACAAGGGAGTGCAATCATTAATATCTTCTTTAGGTAAGAATGAGGATATCACTAAAATGACTAAACCTAAATTGATGATTTATAACAAAGGAAAGGCAATTGCTAATTTACTTTCTACATTAGACATCAATACGATAGCTGAAGAATTGTTCAATCCAGACGCAGATGTTTCAGAAGTGATTGACAAATATGCCCCAGTAGAAGCTGATAAAAATGCTACTGAAGGAGTGAAGAGTAAGCTAAATACTATTAGGGACTCAATAAGAAAGAATAACGAAGGAAAACCAAACTGCTAAAATGATTAAATGTAGAATTATTCCCGAATTAGTGGAAATCTGGTCAGCTTATGATACAGCCGCTGAAAATTTCCCTGACACATTAGAACCAGATTCAGTTGAAGGTAGGAGAGAGATAATCTCTTCTGCCTTAAACTATATAAAAGATAATGGAGTAGTTCCATCACAGCAAAGTCTAGGTATGCTCCAAAATGAATTGATTAGATATGATAGAGATAACTATGAAGGTTTGTTTGGCTTTGCTACAAATGAAAAAGAAACCAGAGACTTGATAGAACAAAACTGGGATATTGTATCAATAGATGAAGATGCTAAGAATATAGCACCAGAAGCTAACGATTTCCCCCAAGCTCCTATACCCTCTATTAGCGAAGGATTGGATTCTATATTTGATAATATCAATGACCAATCAAGATTTGTTAGACATTTCCAAAATGAATTAACAAGATTTGCCTTCGTAAATTATAATCTTAATAAACTTATATCTACTAATAGAGATTTAAATGATTCTATTAGAATGTATAAGAATCAAATCTTCCAAGAACTTGCAAAGGAAATAGGAAGCCCTGTTACTCAAATGTATATGGGAAGAGAATTTCAATTAGAAGCTTATAACAATCTTATTAAAGATGCAAGAATATACTTCTTTGAAGATGTAAAAGACGGAGTATTTGTATCAACTGACCAAGATAGAATCAATGCATATAATAAATATGTAATGCTTACTAACTTTGATGGGTTCTTATTGCGTTATAGTAAGAATATTATTCAGGTAGCAAGAGGATTCGTAGGAGGACATATAGACCCTAAAGCTGGATATAAATACACCTTTAACTTAGGAAAGCATATTAAACAGGATTATAATAATGAACTCCAAGATATTAATGAACATGTTAATGGAGCTGTTCAAATGTTTGTTAATTCCATACCTATGGTAGATGAACATAATAATCCTACAGGACAATATGTTGAATTTAAGACATTCAACTCTCTTACTAGAATCTTTAGAAATATCTCTGAAAGTAACCCAGGTATTACTAGAGAAATAAGAAATAACCCAAGAGAAGCTATTAAAGAAATTATCAATATTGCATATAATAATAGTAAAACATACTTCAAAGGAAATGATGCAACATTATATCCTACCTTTAGAAGTGTAAGACGTGCGGTATTTGATGTAACAAATCCTTCTAGCTTGGCTTCTTTAGAAAGTAGTATAACTAGTCCAGACCAGATGAACTTATTCTCAATGATATTAAATCATATTAATAAGACATCTCCTGTAAGTTATCTACAATACAAATATAATCCAGACACGGGTAAATATGTTGTAAGTTACTTGGATAGTGAGTCAATTTCTCAAAAGAGAACTGACTTAGAAAAACACTTAATGATTCAGAGTACTTATGATAATTTCTCTGACATCTTTTCTAAACATTCAATTAATCCAGTTGAAGATGCTGACGGAGTTGTAAGTAATATTACCTTTAACATTGGAGGAGCACATTACAATTACAACCTATCAAATAAAGCCCTTACTAAGAATGGAACTGTTGTTCAAGATTATTTATCTGAATTACTAAGTAATAGAAGTGGTTGGGGACAATTCTTCTCTGATGTTATGAGAAAGCCTATTGATGCAACATTTATTGAGACGGCAACAGAAGTTAACGATTCAGAAGACTTAAAAGGATTCTTAAATGTGGCTATGGCTACTATTGTTAATGCTGATGCTAAAGATGCTGCGGTTAAAGCAGGAGAAACTCTAAAGGATATTGTTTCCACTAGATACTCAAGAATAGTTCCAGAGGATAGTAAAGCTTCAACATATTATGATAGAAGACTTGACTCTTTAAGAATTGGTGGTGTACTTGATGGACTTAGAGGATTGATTGCTTTAAGTAGAACTATTGCTGCAAATAATAGAGACACCACAAAGAGTTATGTAAAAAATGCTGATGGGAATAACCTCCCAAAGTACCGTTTGACTAGTGCTGGTAATGATGATGCTTATATATTAAATGATATAAGAAGCGTTGCCAATTTTAACCCTAAAAATCCAATGAATAGTAACTTGTTTATTAGTACTGATGGACTATTAACAGGAACAGCTTTAAAGACTGACTTTACTAATTCAGAGGGAACTTCAAAGAATATCTTCAAGATGCAAGCAAATGAGTTATTATATTCTCAATTTGTATTTGACTATTTACAGACTAGAGATAAAAACTCTGCAAACAGACAATCAAATGAGCTTGCGGGAATTGTTGCAATTCAGCCAACTACATATTCTGATAAATCAAATATATGGGTAAAGCTAGTCGATTTATATAAAACTCTATCCTTTAAGGATATATATGGAAACAATCTGTTTGAAGGTAAATCCTTATCTGAACTAACGGTTAATGAAATAAATCAATTAAGATTCTCTACTTTACATGGAATGTATCATGGTCTTGCAAATCAGCTTGTTGAGGATTACAAGCTATTATTTACTGCATCTAATGGAGTATTTGTAAATGAACTTGGAGAATATGATGAAACTGATTATAAGCAATTAAGTCCAGAAGTTAGAGCTTTAATGGAGAAAAGAACTCAATATATAGGTGATGATGGAAGTTACGAATATTATGACTTTAAAGAAGACCTAACTGTTGAGGATTTCATTCCCCTATTATCTAAACTGGATACAGATACAATCCATAATGCTATCTATATGTTGCAGTCCCAAGGAATAGATATTACTGTTCTTCCAGAAGTACATTATATTCAAACAAAAAAGGGATTAGCATTTAACACTACTTTACTTGAGAATATAAGAAATTATTCTTTAAAGAACAAGGATAATCAATCTACTCTGGATAATATCAGTGATAGCTATTGGACTAAGAAAAGAGAAGAGGACAAATTATATGCTCTAACTCTTAAGATGAGTGATGTAAAGTTCGATTTATATGATGAATTTGGTAAGGAAATTACTACTCTTACTGAAAACATTGATAGAACAGCTTCTCAAAAAGACTTCGTTGATAGACTTACTCCTAAAGCTAAGCAGGAGCTATACAATAAATTACATATAGAGTCTGATGAAAAAGCAACTTATGAAAATATCTGGATTGATAACAGAACACAAAGACTAAATAATTACTATATTCTTAAAAAGAATGGAAGTAAATATGATATAGTTGAAGATGTAGACTTTATGAAAGTTGCAGGAAATACAGACTACGAAGTAGTACTTAATCCTGACCTCGACCTTTATAAATCTATTGATAACTTAGTTAGTGATAACTACAATGCGGCAACTATTGGACTTCCATTTTTACACCCAGCTAAGAAAGCAGCAGTTGCGAATGATGCTTCTCTAATTGATAAAATTAACGAAGAAGCAGCAAGAACAACAGCCATGTATAAAAGGGGTGTAGTAGTTGGAGCTACAATTCATCCATTCATTAAAGGTAAGATTACTGGTATCCCTGATACTTATAAACTTGCAGTAATTGAAGACTTAAAAACTCCAGTATTCAATGTGCAAGGAGATGATGATGGAGCTACACAATTTGATGGTGGTATCTTCCTAAATCCTATGATTGCAAGATATGAACAGAACTCTCTTGAAGAAATTGAAATGAGTCCTATCCATAGAAAACCACTTGGATATTTCTCTCTTTCAAATTATCTATCTTCTGGATTGTTAAAGTGTGCTACCTTTGCTGTTACTAATGAATATTTAAGAGCAGCACAAACTGGTGATGTTATCGGTAACTCCTTATTAAAACAGATGCTTGATGTTCAATGGGATATTCCAAATCTTGATATTACAGTTGATAGAAACGGAAGAAAAATCTCCTACAATGGACAAATGTATAGAGACATCAATACTCTTAAATATTGGAGCATTAATAATATTGAGAAGCTTAATAAGATAGGTTACGATGAAAATGGAAACCTTGACAATACATATGAAATCACTAGAACCCAAATTGATAAGAATGGTCAGGCTTTAAAGAGAGATGGCTCTATTATCACTGAAAAAATTAAGGTTAGAATTGATACTAACTATGATTTATGGATGGCTTTAGGTGGAGAGTTCTCTGTATCAAGAGACGGAAAAACTTTAAAAGAAAGCGAATCTTCATTAGACAAGCTAACAGAAGTGGGAAATCAAGTAGCTTTCAATAGAAACAATATTGATGATATTCCTCTAATCCAAGAAGCTAGACGTCATGGAGCTAGAATTGATATTTATCCAACTGGTTTTGATGAAGATGTATCTCAAAATACATACTATCAACCAATGAAATTCTCTGGTATCGCTTACCTTGCTACTGCTGGCGCAGTTAAAAACGGTATGGCTAATGTAAATCCAGGAAGATTATTCAAGAACGGATATAACCCAAATATACAGGCTCTTGAGGATTCTGATAGAGTTATTTATGGACATCCCGCTATTGGTAAAACATACGCAAAGGCAAGACATGATTCATTCCTATCATTTGATGATGATTATGATAACGCAATAAAAAACTTTATTGATAAAAGACTTAAAGAGGGTCAAACTCGTCAAGACTACAAAAGAGAATCTCCGGAGGAATATAGACAATTCCTACTTGGGCTTTATGAAACAGCAAAGGCTAGAGCCAATGAAGAAGGAAAGAGATTATTCTTCTCTGATTCAATCTTATTACAGGCTTTAGACGAAACTGGAAGACTTGAAGAAATTGACAAAGCTCTCTCCATGAATCCTGATGAATTCGTAGATAGAAGCAGAAATAGAGGAGAGGTTGATGATGCAAATACTAAGGATTGGAAGAATAAGATAGACCTTTACCTTAATAAAATTCCTGATAGAATTGTTAATGTAGGAAGAAACTATTTACTAGACATTCTAGATAATACTAGAAAGAAACATCAACGTTCTCAACTTACATATATCAATATCAAGCCAGACTTTATTGGAATTCAGCTAAATGCTGAACATAGTGTTGATGAAGCTGAAGTATCTGAAATGACGCAGGTAATTTCTGCACTTGAACAAATGAGTACAAGTCATGGAATGGCTAATCAAGTGTACGAAGATATTGGTAGAGTAATTGCTAGAGGGTTACGAGAATACAATTTCGATGCAAATAGTGAAGAGGATAAAACCAGAGTATATAAAATCTTAGGTAGAGACTTATTGAGAACATTCTCAACCGGAGATAAGGACAGACTAGGACTTGCAGGAGCTTATATGGAATTAGTAAAGAAAGACATTCTTAGTGATAAATCTTTACAAGATATGGCATATAAGATTCCGTTTGATGATAATAATATCTTTGGTGTATTTACTAATGGATTTACTAATGGAATCAATAGAGACATTATTAAACGTAAATATGCAGGACTTCAAGCTATTTTGAACCCTTCTCATGATATTGTTACAGTATATGACAGCCCAGACGGGGGAATCCTTAAGTATTCTGATATTCTTGGAAGAGTTAATACTCCTGCCGAAAGAGACGCTATCTTTAGAAAAATGGATACTGAAGTGGAAATTGGAGAAATCAGAGCTGGTGACTGGATTTCAATACAAGGTGGAGAACCTATTAAAGTTCTTAACTATCGTAGTAAAGCTCCAGGAACAATAGGTATTATAGACCTAAAGGATATGAGACTTAATGGAATATTATCTGTTAAACGTCTTGGCTCTAAAGGTAGAAACCTACGTTCTGCAAACCACGTTATTAAATTAGTTGATGGAAGTTCTTCTAACGGATTTACTACATTTGATGCTTATGACTTAGATACCTCAAGACTTTCTTGGGATTTAAAAGAAAAGAACTGGGCAGACAATATAAGAAACAATCCAATGCAGTTACAAGCTTGGAATGAAATAGTTCAGAGAATCTATGACAAATATGGAAGAACTATTACTTTTAACACTGATAAAGGAGAAATCAATGGCTATTTAAGAGACTTAATCACTGATGATTTAGCTGAAATAGCACAAGGAAGATATAGAATCCCAGTAGCTTATAGAAGTGGAGAGAATATCTTTGCTCAAGTTGCAGAAGATAGATTCGATGCTAATGAACTTGCTATTGGTAAGAACACTGCTTCCAAATTTGGATTGAAGATTGGTGACTCTCTAAGTGAAATTGAAACAACTGGACCTTTATTCTTTGAAAGAAGACAAAGAGAAATTTTGAATACTGATATAGGTAGTAACAATTATGACATGTATTTTGTTAAGAACAATAAACAACATTTACATGTTATGTTAAGTAATAATCCTGCATCTAAAGCTAGAATTGATTCTTTAATAAAGGATGGAATTATGGTTGAGGATAAAGGAGTTGAAAAGACTACAGTTAATGGTAAAAACTATGTCATAGTAGACGGACAGATAGGTTACAGAATTGATGATGATTCTAAATTCTATAATTATATTACCTCTGCTGGAGAAAGTAGACAAGTCTTAGTTACATCTGATGTAGATACTTTAAGGGGAATTGATAAATCCAAATTATATAGTAATGCTGTGTATAGATATAGCTCTGGAAACATTGCAACTTTATTCCCATTACAGATAAATTCAATGTTTACTTCCTTAGAAGATAAAGCTATATTAGAAGAATGGTATGATGCTCTTAAAGAAGCTGAAACAGAACAGGATAAGTATGATATTGCAAATGAAGTGAATGAGCAAACAGCTTTAAATCTTGAAAGAAGAATTAAGAAATCTGCACAAGATACTTTCACTTCTTGGCAAGAAGCTCTAAAGTTCATTGTGGCTCGTATTCCTTCACAGTCTATGCAGTCATTTATGAACATGAAAGTGGCAATGTTTACTGAATCAGAGACAAATATTTGTTATGTTCCAGTAGAACAAATCTGGTATCAAGGTTCTGACTTCGATATTGATAAAGCCTTTATGTTGGGAGCTAGTATCTCTAATCAAGGTATTTATTATAATTGGAGTCCGCTATTTAACTTTAATAGTCAGGAATTACTTTCTATATCTCATGATTTACCATTCCCTACTGGATATAAATATTTCTTAGATAATGAAGTAGGATTCCCTCTTGAAGGTGATTATTCGAACTTATTTGGTAAAACTTATGATGAAATTACACACGACCCTATATTATTTAGGAGTTTAGTAAATCTAATAAGAGAAGTTAGTAAATTCCCTCCGAGTGGAAATGCTAATATGGTTAAAATTGCAGGTCTTAATGAAGAATTAATTGACCTAATAGGAATCCATAATGAGTATGAACTTGGGGAAGCTGATTATCAAGAAGCAATTAAGAATAAAGTATTTAATGCTTTATGGAGAATTGGAGCTGATGTTAAGAACGTAGTTTCTGCAACATCTCCTATCTCAATGGGTCCTGCTCAAGATGCTGCTGCTGCTTCCACATCTGGACAGTTCAGTAAGCTAGTATCTAATGAAAATCCGGGAGCTAGAGTAATTCTACAATACCAGAACTCTATTGGTAAAGACGGTATTGGTGTATATGCTACTGGTATTAAAGTATTCTCTATCTTACTTAACTACTATAATGAAAAATTAAGTAAAGCAACAGAAGATAATCTAAATAGATATACCTTTTATAATGAGAATAGTGAAAACAAGGGAACAATAGAAGTATATGACAATGAAGGTAATAAACATATTATTCAACAGAGCCCTACACTTCCTAATGTTAAAGTAGACCCAACAACTAATCCTGCATTATTAAGTCTTGCAGAAGCAATAATCAAGAGAGGATTCCAAGAAGACGTATTCTTAACTGACTCTGTGCTTCTATCTGCTGCTACCGATAATGCTAAAGAACTTATTCTTGAAAAGATTAATGCTGGTCCAGACCTTGCATCTGTTTACATTTATTTATTTGCGACTGGAGTAGACTTTAAAACAGCTTCTGACTTTATGACAACAAGAGCTGTAACAATGGCTCAAAATAAAGCCAAGACCGATATTCTATATATAAATGGTAAGAAAAATAATCTGGATAAGGCTGTTAGATATTATACTGAACTAGCTGACCCAGATAATTATATACCGCAGATTTACCAACAATCTATAATTGATTGGGGTAATGACACACTGGCTAAGTTATCTAATGACCCAGAGATTGGAGCTGAACTTAAGGAAATTATGAAATCTGAAACTAAGTTCTATAACATTCTTAATAAGATAACTAATCAGAAAATCTTAGATGCAATTCTTGATTATGCTTATAATAGCAATAGTCCACTTAAAATATATAAGAAAGAACTAGCCAAGAAAAAGAGCAGAGCTGAACTTGAATTAGAATGGGAAGGAGCTTTAGAATCTGAAGAAGATTGGATGCAATCTGAAAATTCTGAAGACTTTAGAATATATAACAGTGAAGAAAACAAGGCAGAACAGCTTAGATATATATTTTCAAGATATGTAAATGAATTGAAGAGAAGAAGAGCTGAACTTAACACACTGACAGAAGGAGACTTACATAATATGAAAGTATTATTAGAGTTAAAGAAAAAGTCAGACGAACTTACCAGACTTGGTAGATTAGGAAGCTTGAATCAAGGTATTAAAACCAAGTTAATGGACAAAATTAAATATATTAACCAAATAGAAAGTTTTGTTAATAGAAAATTCTCTTCATTCAATAAAGAGAATGAACTTAGTCCAGATGATGAAGGTTATATTACTCCAAATTTCAATCTTATTGAGTTTATCCAAAATCCGGAATATAAACAAGAAATGATTGATGCTTATGAACAAGCTAAAGATACTTTCAATATTTTGGATATTATCACATCTGTTCCTCACTTTAATGAAATGTTAAATGCTATGGCGGTAGATGATAAGCTTTTAGGATTCTATGCTTCTAAATATACCCTTACTAAGAATCTGGCAATGTCTGCATTACAATCTAAAGCTATTGGTCAACTTACTCCTAAAGACATGGGAGAGATTAATAGATTCGTAAGTGATGTTACTATTGTGAAGTTCTTAAAGACTGAACTTGCTAATAAGATTTCATTATCTCCGGGAAGTAAAATGTATAACAGTTTAGGGAGAGTTGTTCCTGTTGCTACTTCTGGTAAAATAATTGACTTTGCTAATGTATATGATAGAGCAACATTTAAGATGTGGTTTGAACAAGAGTTTATTCCGAATATGAAGGCGATGAATCCTAAGAATAAATTCATACAAGCATTAACAAGTACATATTTTAAGAATAGCTTCCAAGACTATAACTTCTTATATAAACTTCCTATTGATTTAGGAAACCTTGAGCAAGAATCAAATGAGATTGCGTACTCTAATTACTTGAAGGCATTTGATGAAATCAAGTACACAAGACCTCTTCCAGACGTAAATATGACTACTGGAGACTTATTCTTTTTATATAACCTATTGGTTAGTAAAAATGCTTTTGGAGACAATACTCTTACTAAGATATTTGAAAACTCCTTAAGTATGAAAACAAAGAATGATGAAGTTGAGGTTAGAAATAGTTTACTTCTTAAATTTATGGACTTTGAAGCAAAACAGAATCCTAATCTTAACGAAGGAACTAATGGTCTTGTTGAAGGAGAAGATTATAAACTCGACGATTTGTATGTAAGACTTATTAAATATAATGAACCAAATGGAACTAGATTTACAAAAGAGTATGATAGTGAAGCTGGAAAGATTGTAATCAAAGAAAGTAATTATGGAGAAAAGAGTACATTAGACTTGTTTACTGATAACAATACAATGTTACTTCCATTTTTAACTAAAGGATTTACAAGACTTGCGACAGAAACTAAAAATGACTTAATATCCAAATTAGTAAATCTAATTTCAAACAATAAAGCTGAAATAAAATTAACTTGCGATGAGTAATTGTATTCAATTTACCATTGGAGATAAGATATATAAGTTTAGGGATGTGGACTTGAAAAAGTCTGCAACCCTAGACGATATTATCACTGCAATTGCAGAAGACCCAAACTATGCAGGTCAGTTGGAAGACCTAAACATAGATTTAAATAGTAGAGGGACAGAATCTATATCTTCAACCAAAGAAATTCCAAATGATATAACAGATAGAAATACATACATAGCTGAAAACTTAATGGGAAACCTTAATCATTATGCATTAAGTCAAATCTATAAAAGAGTGGGAGTTCCTAATTCAGAGTTCTTTACTGCTTTTAAAGATATAATGGATAGAAGTAAGGGTAATAGATTGAGTTTTCTAGTAACTGATTCTCCAACTCAAACATTTCTTGGTAATTCAAGAGATTTAGTTGTAATTAATAAGAATGATTTATATAATCAACCTAAGTTACTTGGAGCATTAAGTTACGTTTATTCTCATTCCCAGTTACTTGATAATCAATCAGCTATATATAAAATAGTGGAAGATGCATACACCAAAATATTAGAGTCTCCAACTAGACTAAGGGAAGAATTACTTAACATTCCTGATAAGTACTCTGCATTAAGAAGATTGTTATATTATACTCAATCTGATATGTATGATACGAATGACGATATTGCCAATCTAAAAATGACAATAGGTAATCATCTATTTGCAGAAGTTACTCGTAATATCCTTAGAAATAAAGACAAAGAGTTCTTTAACAATTTAAAGTTAAATCCTGTTCAATATAAGGCTTTAGAAAATTTAATTGTAAATCAAGAACTTCCAAATACAATCAACTTCGGAGATTATACTGTTTCAGTGTCAGAACTTAATAAGTTTAGACTTGATTACATAGAAGCAGAAAGAAATCCTAAGGATGATACTCCTGATATTGATGATGATAGTATATTATTAAGACTTGCAACATTAAACCCTAATGGAGCTTTTGATGCTAATATGCTTCCTGCAAATAAGGAACAGAGGTTGATGTTGTTATCTAATCCAATTTCAGCATTTGTATTTGATACTTCTAACTTTAATAAAGTCTCTAAATATGTAACTAAATTTGAACAAGAAGTTGACTCTTCTATTGCTCAAGAAGAAAGAGAAGAACTTATCCAGAGTAGACTACAAAATGTCTATACTTCTTTCGGTAAGGGAAGACTTGACGTAAATGGTTATGTACTTGACCTTATTCAGGAAGCATCTACTAATAAACTTGACTTTAAAAATTCAGAAGATATAAAAGGATTTAACACTATGTTCTATCCTAATACTAGAGTAAATATGGATGAATCTCTTACATCTAAACCTAATAGATTACTTAGATTTAATCACTCTCAATCATTATCTAAATTCTCCGAAAGTGCTTATAAGGTAGTATTCAATCCTAAAGTTAAATACGTTAATGTAGTAGGTGGTTCTAATGCTCGTATAGAAATTAACCCAAACTTTAATTTAGAAGTTACAGAAGACTTTCAGGATAAAATTGATGCATTAGAAGAAGCTGCAACTAAAATAAATAAGAGTTCTTCAAAGAGAAGAGCATTATCAGTTAAATATAATTCTGATTATGACTATTCAATTGAAGAAGGAAGTGCAAATATAAACAAAGCAATTAATTCATTTAGAAGTGTATTTAAATATTTACAAGATGCAGTAGATGCAAGTAGAACCTTCTACTATTTAAATACTGACGGTATAGGGCAGTTCTCTCAAGCAATGGTAGTAAATGCAGACCAATTAGGAATTACTCCAGTTGTATTTGATGAACTTAGTAAATGGGTTTATAGTAATGTAAAATCTCCTGATAAAGCTGAATGGATTAAAACATTTACTTCATTAATGAACTCTGCTGAATATACTGATAGTGCACTATTTAAATTCTATGATTCCCAATCATTTAAAGAGAGAGCATTTAGTTCTAAAAGAGTAGACTCCTCTGGAAAACTATGGGAAAACCTTAATACAAGACTTACTAAAATAGAAGAAGAAAGAGGCCCATTATCACAGTTTGATATGTTAAAAGAAGGAGTTATATCAATGATTCCTATTCTTCCACAAGGATATAATTATGCTTTAACAAGAAAGGAAGAAGGAGACATTTTCAAACTTAAGAATGAAAAGGATAAAGACCAATTTATTAATGTAGAACTACAAAGAAAGATAGCTCTTACATATAGAAAACTTGGTGGTAGAAATATTTCTTCTCCAAGTGAGTTAATGGTTGGTGATGTTATAAGAATAAATCCAAATGACACATATCAAGCAGTTGTCCTTGAAAATAGACCAGAAGGTAAATTCTGTGCTTGGGTTACAGCCAATGAAGTTCACTCTGGAGTTTTAACTAATGAAGATTTAAAGAATGTAGTTAGAACTCAATATACAGCAGAGAATAGACAAATTGGTCCAGATGTGAGAGCTTTCTATACTAATGTCGGAGTCTTTAGAACATCTGATGGAGCTGTTGACTTTAGATGGGTAAATAATGAATCTTCTCTTCCAATATTACATCAAATATTTGCTGATGAAATCACTGAAATAGCAGAAGCAACTGGATTTACAGAAGACTTCATTAAGAGAAATTATTTGAATACTGTGAAAAGATTTCAAGTAGCAATGTTCATGGAGCTTACTCCAACTACAGAAGAAATCAATTCTACTCCAAATGTAGAGACATTATCTGATAACTTATCTACTCCAGAGTTTGTAGAAGATTTAGTATCATCTTTAGCAAAAAGTGGAGTACAAGTTACTTCTTATAGAAAAGAAGAATTGAAGGAAAAATTCCCAACACTTGATAATGTTAAGGCATTTATCTATGATGGGGAAGTAATAGTAAATTCTGACTTAATGACGGATGATACTTTACTTCATGAATTATCCCACTTATTCTTAGCTGATTTAAAGAGTAGAAATTATGACAAGTATGTTGATTTAGTAAGAGGAATGGAAGGTTCTGATGCTTACGATACTATTAATAATAGTAAAGCATACGATGAACTTACATACAACGATAAACTTGAAGAAGCTTTAGTTCATGAGTTCTCTCAATACTTTACGAGAGTATTAAAAGATTACAGAGGACGTAATTTGAAACTCGACGAAATAGAATGGGATGGAATCATTAGTGATGTTTTAAACATTGATGTGAGTGAATTCTATGACGATAATATATATACTTTAATGAGGAAAACTTTATCTGAAATACATAGCGGATATGCAATTCAGAAAACTTTATTTAATAAGTCTAATGCTCAAAAAATGGTAAAACTTAGCAATATTAAATCTTCTCTTATGAAGAACCTAAGCTCTACTGATGGATATGGATTAATTGAAATTTGCGAATAAAATGGCGTGTAAATATACTTTAAAAATAAATAGTACTGGAAAGGTTCTTACATTTAACTCCGAAAAAGAACTTGACAACTATCTACTATCTAACTACACTGAATTTGAAGGTATGGTCGACCATACCTTTAGATTTAGTAAAGACTACATAACTATGTTAGATACAGAACAGGTAAAATCTCAAGATAAACTAGATAAAGATAGGAAACTTGCCTATGAAAAAGCTAAAGCAAGAAATGCTAAAAATGACGATACAATAGTAGTTAAAGGGCAAGGTGAAATGACTGATGTCATTGAAAATGAAGAAACATATTCTGACGGATTTATATCAGTTCTGAAGTTTTTATCACGTCAGAGAGGCACCTCTGCGCCCCTTATTAACGCTTTCAGTAGAGAAGGGTACAAGAGGAACACCCGTATAGATAGGTCGCAAGGTAAGCCTGAAGATGTCTCTCCAGAAGAGTGGCTAAAACAGGTCGATTCTTCAATAGACCAAGACTTTGAATATTGGGATTATTTGCAAGAAATAGGTCGTGGGTTCCACTTAGTAATGGATACAGTTATAAATTCTAACTTTGATATTTCTGCTGATATGGTTGATTCTGTAATTAGTAAGAAGTTTGAAAGAGACTTCTTAGGAGGAAAGAATTTAAGTACGCTTAATGGAGTATCTACTGGGGCATTAATGAACTTCATCAAAGGAATTACGGCTCTAAAGAAAAACATAATCCTTAACAGTGGAAGAGGAAGGAAATTCAAAAAATTCTACACAGAATATGTAGTAGACCACGATGGTGGACCTGATGCAAAACTTAGAGGTAAGATTGACTTACTTGCAGTATTTGAGGATAACGAAGGCAATCAAAGCGTTGAAATATATGACTTGAAACTTGCTACTAAACCACAAGATAGGTGGGATGCCGATAAGAAAAATACTATTCAATATCAGCTAGGTTTCTACAAAAGAATGTTACAAGCCAAAGGAATTGCGGCAAGAAATATATCTACTAAAATTATTCCAGTTCTCATTGAAGGGGATAAAATACTCCACAAGATTGATAAAGTATCAGTCGGAGAACCAGAAGTTTATCTTCCTAATATTGGACAAAAAGCTAATATTGACGAAATAATTAAAATACCTATTGGTACAGAAAATTTATCTAATCCATTAGAAAATACAGTATCAGAAAGAATGAGTAAGTTCTTCCCAATGAGTAAAATCAATCCTACTGATATTGTAGACTTTGATATGTTATTTGCTTCTCAAGTACATATTGATAAAAATACTGGAGAGTACTGGTTTAGAGATGTTACTAAATCAACTAATGAAAAGGGAGAAATAAGAAGAGCTACTAAAGAAGAAGCGGAAGCTGCATTTGAGGACTATCTAGTAAGAAAACTAGAGCATGATAACGATGTAACTCTCGCTATTACTAACAATCTTAAATATAATCTTGATAAGGTAAATGGCTTTGGTGGAAAGAACTTTAATCCTACAAGGACAGGTTTACAGATTGTCCCAGCTAATACATACGAACCTAAGCTTGGATTGTTTGAAGCAAACTTATCCAAATACAAAAATGAGCCAGGATGGAACATAATTAGTAATGATGCTCTTACTAATATGAATGTTATTCTTCTTATTAATGAGACAAGAAAAGAAATGGATTTAATTTCTATTGCTTCTCATGACCTTAATAGTACTATTAATCTAGGTAAGGGTAATAATATTTTTGGAAGATTTAAATCTGATAGAGAAGTAGAACTTGACAAACAAGTCATTAAAGCCACAGTCGGCAATGTGGAACTTATGAAACTGCTTTCTATTGCCAATGCTTTTCAAGAAACCGATTTGGGTTCTTATACTATCGGAGAAATGAAGGTAGTTAATATTGGCAAGAGTGAATATCTTTCTTCCTATTTAAATCAAGAAAAAATAAATCATGCCTTCAATACTTTATCTGAATTATCTGGACAAAGTAAAGGAAACACATTGAAGTTTACTGATGAGTTTGATATAGCATGGAGAACCTTTAATAATATCATGAACTATGGAACCTATGAAAATAGAGATAGACTTGATAAAATTGCTAAAACGTTATCAATAGATGGAGATATTACATCATTTGATAAACAAGCGAAGATGGACATCCTTACAAGAATGTTCAAGGAACTTCAAGCTAGATATTTCTCTACTAATGCATCTGCTGATATTTCTAATCCTATTGCATATTTATTTTTACAAGTATCTAATGCTTTGGCTAAATATGGAAACACTACCATTGATATCTATAATGAAGAACTTTGGGCAAAGAACTTTGGTAATCTGGCGGAGCAGTGGAAAAGGGGAGAATTATTTAATGGTACTTACTTAAATACTATTGATACAATCCCAATTGTAAAATCAGTTGCTCATAGATTGGCAGAAACCAACAGAAATATCACTAATTTATATGGTAATTATAAGAACAAAGATAGGGCTGTAACCAATAAGTTCTATCAGGAATCTGGACAAGGTTTCGTAGGGAAGACCATTATCAATGATTCAACAATTCGTTTTAAAAGATTACTTGACCAATCTGATTCTGGAAAGAGAAAGTTTATGGTTAAGAATCCGTATGATATGTCTACTGATTTAAATCCAGCAGAAAGAAACTATTTAAAATATTGGCTAGAGGATTTAAATAATAGAAGATATCCAGGACAAGATAGAGCAGAAGTTGGAGAAAGATACTTTGAAATACCTTTATTAAGAGGTTCCTCATTTTCTAAAATAACTAATGGTAAGAATCCTCTAGTTACTTATAAAGAAGATGGTTCTTTAGAAATGGTAAATCCAAGAATGACCACAACAGTTCAAGAAGAATATTTATCTACAGATGCTCTAAAGAATCTTGTAGAGATGTATAACGTATTCGATATTTCTAATTCAGTAGGAGGAAGAGAAAGACTTCTTTCCGATACTAATGGTAAACCTGAACAAACATACGAAACTAACCTTGAACACATTAAGGATATGTATGTGTTCTCCGATATTAGAAAGAAGGAAATGGATACAGTTCTTCCTGCTATTAATGCAGCAATTATTTCTCTTCAATTTACACAGAGACTTTCTAACAAGGATGCCCAAGCAACTATCGACTTCTTGAATGATTATATTAAGTCAGCAGTATTCGATGAATCTCTTATTGATAAAGAAAGTAGGGGAACGTTTAGAACTTTAGGAATGTTGAAGTCAGTATCTACTAAATTTATTCTTGGATTTAACTACTTATCAGGAGCTAAAGAAACTATCACCGGATTCTTCAATCTTTATGAAAGAGCAGTAGCTAATAGCTTACTTGATAAAGATAAGATAGGATTAAAGGATATGACTTCCGCTTATACTACTGTTTGGGTCGATTCTGTAAGACAGATAAGTACGATTACTATCCTAGAACATTTAAATTGGCAATATAGAATGGCTAACGTGGATATGAACGCATTAGTCGATAGAATGAACTATGAAAAGACTGATGGATTCAGATTTAATGACAGAATGTTCTGGGCTAATAGAGCTCCCGACTTCTTATCAAGAATGACAATCCTCATTGGCTATATGAAGAAACATGGCTGCTATGATGCACATGAATATAAGAACGGAGAAGTAACTTACAATTGGAAAAAAGATAAGAGATTTAGTCTTCTTGCGAATCCAAATGCTGATACTAATTCATCTGAATGGCAATATCAAAGGTCTTTATATAATGCAATGATGGAAACTTTCTTTGAAGAAAATTATAAACTTCCAAATGCTGACGGAACTTCGAGATTCTTATCAAGAGAAAAGGATTCAAGGGGAGTTTATAAAGAAGCTCTTCCTCAAGCATATACTACTTTGGAAGCTAATATGATAAAGCAAGAATCTGACAGCATATTCGGATATATGGACCACGATACTAAGTCTTTATATCTAAAGAAAGGAATGTTTATATTCCTTCACCAATTCCAGACTTTCTTGTCAGCAAAGAAAAACCAATACTTCCTAAAAAGAGGCACTTACGACCAAGGTCATTGGGTTCAGGTAACTGATGATGCAGGAAATAAGCTTTATTGGGATACTGTTCAAGACAACGAAGGTAACACCATTAGAGTTAAAACTACAGAAAATACTGGAGACCCAATTGTAGATTGGCAAGGTAAAATTATGGAAGGAATTGCATGGTCACTAAGAGACTTATTTAACTTTACTAAGCCAGAGAGAATGAAAGATGCTTGGAGAGACCCTGTAAAAAGAAGAAATCTCCTATTAGCTTTAGAAGATGGGGCTATTATAGGAATTATTTATCTAATGCTTGCTTTATTATTTGGAGATAAAGATGCAAAAGCTATGTCAAACACTGAACAAGCTATCGCAAGAATAGCAAGAAATGTAGGCGGAGAATTTAATATGTTTGCAATCTTTAATGGGGCTGTAGACTTTAAGATGCCTATGTATCAATTCTATAGTGGATTGTTCGAAGATGGAATTAAAGTAGCATCCGGTGATATGCATGTATTAAGATTCTTTACTGATAATACTGGAGCATTCAGACCTCTTAAACCAACTGTTATAGATAACTTTAAAGCACCTAACGCTAACGAGTAAATGAAAAAAAATAAGGGCGCCAATCAAGTAGTTTTACCTACCTGACTGACGCCCTTAAATTTTATCGTTCTAACATGTTCATAGTATCATCATAAGCTAATGTTATAGCTTTAACGTAATATTTCATATCCAAATTGTTTTCGATTATTATATCGACTCTTATACTATCAATAAGTTTCTCACTTATGTGATTTCCTGCTCCACTACCGTCTCGTTCTATTTTCCATAAAACTCCACCAGCATTTCGTATAGCATCTGCTTCATTTGGAAACCTGACATCTGGAATAATCCAGTGACTTTCTTTATCCCGACCATAGCTATACATTAACGCTTTTATCCATAAGTCTTTATCAATATTTCTTCCTACTTCTGTTCCAAAGTATTGAAGAAATTCTCTATTGGTCATGGGCTCTCCCTCTTTATTAGATAAAGGCAGTGTAGTAAAAGATTCTTTGAAGGAATTATATTCAAAACTTTCCCTACTTACCCCAAGTATCAGTGACGCACATTCTTTTAATTTATCAGCAAATGCATGCTTTTCCCATCTACAACCCATTACAATAGTTTCGCTGTTTAGGTTTTCTAAAACAAAATCTTCTTCTGAAATTTTTAGTCGTTCTTCGTCTCCCAATAAGTATCTATAGTAGTCTACTAATTGTACTATTTTACACGCAGTATCCTTCCCTGATTGAGCTTTTCCTGTTATTCCAATTATCATTTCATGTAGTATTTTAGTTCATTAAGAACAAAAGTAGGGTCTAGATACGGCATCTTTTCCCTAATTTTGTTATATTGCTCGACAAGTTCTTTTTTGTCAGTTATTTTATCAGAAAACCCTAAGAAACCGTCACTGTCAGGCTTAAGAATAAGTCTGTGAATTTCACATGAAATTGCAAAGAGTATCGGGTCTGACGTCTCAAGATTGCTCATCATACAACATACGATTTTACTAAGTCGGAAATTTGTTTACCGTCTGCAGCAGGGAACTTATCTTTCATTCTTTTAATTATTGTTCCCATATCCTTTTTTGGAATTGCAAGACTGTCGATTTTATCTTGTACCTTATAAATCAAAGCTAAGTCAAACAGACCCTTACGCAACTGCTCTTCTCCGGGAATTTCAGGTAAGAACTCATTTAGGATAAGAGATTCTTGCATCTCTATATCATACAAATCCTGTCTGCCTGCCATACGGTATTGTTCAGCATTATCGATGCGCTGGTCTCTCAACTTCTTAATAATAGCAATCTCTGTTGCCTTATCAAGAGGTTTTGCATTCTTTTGTGTTTCATGAACCAGAAACGCAGTTTTAATTGCCCTAAGAACTTCAGTACGAGTTCTTGTCTTTGCCTTCATTGATTCTTTAATCAATCCGTCAATTATATCTTTCATAATCCTCCAACATGTTTAAAGTTATACCTCCTAAAGTTATAAGTAAGGCAGCAGTGCCAAGAATTCCAACCCATATATGTATGGAATAACAGAGAACTAATAGTGCTACTATGAAGGTCAGCCCTCCTAAAGCCATAGCTCCCAATGCTGCCATTAATACTAACTTTTGTAAATCTATTTTGCTCATTCTTTTATTCTATGTCTTCTTTTAATATTTTGGGCAGTACCACTATCCCAGCGACCTTCTCTGACGTAAGCAATATCAACATCTGACACTCTTGTCATTGCCGCGTCTCTATCTTCGTCAGTCTTGTAATATCCCATATAACTTACCATTGATTCGTCTTTAGGAGTATTTCTAGGATTTTCGAACATGTGAAATATTGTTAAACCACATGGAAGGTTTTCTGTTATAAAGTCCATAGCCATCTTATCTACTCCTTCATAATCACCTACCACAAATCCTTCAAAATCTTGATTGTGGTAGGCAGAGTAAATAGCTGGAACGTAGTACTTCTTAAATTCTTCTTCTGTAATGTCTCTATGTCCGCTTATAAAATATATCATGGAACTATTTGTGCGTCTAAGTCTTTTTCAAAGACGTTAATATTATACCAAGAAATTGCTTCAAGTATTCTATCTTCATGGTTAAATGCCCATTTGTATTTTGAAATATCTCTTATAGGAACCCATTGGATAGTTTTTACTTCATTTTTCTCACCATCTCCATTCAATACAGCTTCCATAGAAGTAGATACATTATCTTTTCCGTATTTAAGAATGGTCATATAACGTAATGTTACATTGCCGTTATTACAGTGTTCTGGGTCTGTCTCAACTCCAAATAAAGCCCATTTAGATGGGTCAATTTTGACTCCAGTTTCCTCAAATGCTTCACGAGAACAAGCTTCTTCTGCTTTCTCCATATCCAAGAAACCACATGGACAATTCCAGTAACCTTGGAAATCGGGAGTTCCTTCTCCTCTTTGGTTAGCCAAGACACACCATTCACCCTTGATTTTACAAAATGCGAATGCAGCAACTGCACAATATCGACCAGACCATAAGGTCTTGCCAGCATGTTCTCCTTCTTCAATTGTATAACTCCAATTTCTCATTTATGTCTTCTTTTTGTTTTAGATGTTTCTTCGAGTTCTTCCAATGGGTTATACCTTAGGTCATTGTAAGGCATTAATGAAGTGCCCGCAATTCCTACAAAAGTCTTCCCATCGTACTCCGATTTATAGATAGATAATACTTTATCAGTTTTCCTTTTATATGCAATATATATTGGAATGTATTTCTTATGACAGGTTTCAAGTTCTTTCTTGGTTCCTCTAGTCATGTCTTCGACTTTGATTCCCCAATTGAAATCATTTATAATAAATACTGCAATATCAGAACCAGTTAATAAGGAACTTTCATACTTGGTTCCCATTTTCCAGTGGTTTGGCTCATAACCAAGAGAGTCCAGAAATATTTCTACTTCTGGAACTAAGTTGGCATGTTGCATACTATATGATACATATGCTTTATTCATCTTTATAAAGATTAAATCGGTGAATGTATTGGCTAATAGCTTTAGGTACAAGAGGGTAAATTTGTTTCTTGTCCCTAACCAAATACCTAATCATAGTAGAGCTTACGTCAAAAGTACAACTAATATACCCATCCACCTTCGCCTTGAATGAACTGTTGGCTCTATTTACTGCAATCAGCTTAAAGTTTTCTAATATCCATTCTCCTTCCTTCCAATTTGCAATATCATCTACAATGTCTGCACCTACAATCAGATAAAGTTCTTCGTTTGGATAATATTCCTTCAAAAGTTGTAGGGTTTGATAGGAATAGTGAGGTTCTGGAGTGTAATAGTCAATACTAGATATTGTGCAATTATCAATTTCATCAATAGCCAGTTGTGTCATAAAACACCGGTGTTGAAATTCAGTTGCTTCGCGGTCTTTCCACACATTCTGCATAGTTGGAACCACCACTACTTCGTCAACCAAGTTATCATTTAGTGCTGATGTAATCATGTACAAATGACCCATGTGGATTGGGTCAAATGTTCCTAATAAAAATCCTACTTTCATTTTTAAAATAATGTTATTTCTTTTGTTGTTATATCGTAGCAATCTATAATTGCTTTTAATCCATTCGGTTTTATTTCTCTGGTTCCGATTCCAGCAAAGTCTAATCGTAAAACCGGGGTTTCACTATGTTTCCATTCTGAAAGTTCAATGTCATAGGTAAACCAACGGCTCCTTGATTGGTCAAATACAAATACATCCTTATCAGAATCAATTGCCATTTGTACTGCCCAACCTGTTCCTCCCTTAACAGTGTTCCCATTAAATCCTTCTGCAATAGCATATATTGCATCAGAGTTTTTGACTTGACACCAATTTCTGGAAAGCAAAAACATATACTTTTCAAAGTTTTGCCTTTTTAAAGTATTGTTAGCTCTATATACAGCACACTTACCTTCTTCATATGCGCTATTGCTTATTGGAAAATTTCCTCTTGGAGTTTTATTAATATAGTAGTAGTGACGAACTACTTCAAGACCATAGACTCTACCTATAATATCCCACATAGTGTCACTACCATCAGCTCCTCCAGAGTGCATAATATAATTAGTCAACAAAGTATCCACGAGAGTCCAATTCTTTTGATAAAAAACTAATAGCTTCTACACTGTATCGTTCGGTCAACTCCTCTATTTCATTGAGTAAATCATTAACCAAATCAGATACACCACAGAACCCTATATTTCCCACGAAATCGACAAGATTTTTAATAAGTTCGGGGTCATCTACCTCGAACTTCATTTCATCCTCGAAATCATCAGGAAGATAATCGTCGTCAGCATTATAGTATCTTTCTTGAACATATACTTCCACCAAGTCAAGAGTGGCATGGACTACTTCCTCTTCAAGTCTAACAGTCAATCTGAATGCTTGAGAATCATCGTCCATTTTCTCAACTATCATATAGAAAGATTCTTCCCATGTATAATCATGGTCAGATACAAGATAGTTGGCTTCTTCTAGAGCAACTAATAACTGCTCGTATATTTCGTCAATCATTTTCATACTTTTCTCTCGCTATATAAATCGGAGCTTTCTTACGTTTAAACTCTGATGCTAAATGCCTGCCCCAGACTTTATCAACTACATCTTCTCCATGTCTAGCACATAGCTGTGACCAGCAATCAGATTCTACCATTTCATCATGTGGATGCATGATTTGACCAGCTGAGTCGTAGCTCTTCCTAAAATTCTCGAATGGAATGAATCTCCTAAGAATATCATCTACAGTAGCATAGTCTTTAGCTCCTATTTGGTCTAAGTCACTATTACTAATACCAAGACCATCAGTGGGAACTAGCTTGCAAGAATTATATATAGCACATGACATTGCTTTATAATTATCGCAAGTTTCTTTATAATCATTACGAAGAGCTTCTAGAGCTTTACTTTTATAATGGTCTTGCAAATAGTTTGCCAGTCCGTAAACTTCAGTCTTCCACAGGTCTTGAATCGGGTCAAAGTCACCAACATCACCATGAATAGTCCAGAATCCAAGCTGATACTCAGTTTGATTATCTGTACTCATTACTAATCCTTTGTGAATAGATGCTATATCATAGAGATGCTTCATCCTACACCTAGCTTGCAAGTTACCATTAGCAATGGGAGTTCTGCCAGCAAGTTCTTCCAAATCACTTACCCAATACCAATCGTAGCCTTTACAGTCTTTAATCAATCCCGCATCAGCACAAAGGTCAAACAGGGATGCTTTATAGGAATTGCTCAAGTTAAACACCTTAAATTCGCTGCAGAAAGCTTCTCCTACTAATTTAGACACACTAAATTCATCGTCCTTATTCTTAATAGGAAGACTTCTACCTATAAGAGGAATATCGGTCTTCTTACTAACCTCATGACATATGGCAGCGACAACAGTGGAGTCAATTCCTCCACTGATGCCTAATACCATTGCTTTGAGATTGTTCTTTGTAAGATATTCTGCTGTTTTATCAACTAAGGTATTAAATACCTTCTCATAATTTAATTCTTTCATTCTTCATTTAGTTTTACAATATCAACTTCTTCTGAGTAATATCCATTAGATGTTCCAAACCACTTTATAATAACCGTGGCTTTGATTGTCTCTAATTTGTAAAAAGTCCAGGTATAACTATCTGCATACTCTGGAAGTTTACAATCAATTGGAGTAGTCTGACGAAAGGTTCTTTCTTCGGCATTTAAAATAGGCGACCCTACTAAATCATCTAAGTCTCCATCTATATCATCAACTGTAACTGATTCACAGCAATCTTGTGAGTGATACATCATATAACTGGAGCCATCACTAAATTTAAAAACAATGGAATCAAAAGATTTTTCCACAGATACTAGAGTTTTACCTATAAATTCGTCTAAAACATTTAATTCCCACATAATCCTAATTCTTTTAAACAGATTTCTACTTCTTTTTCTGAACCAGTGTGTTTACCTAAGTCATCGGATAACTTCACACAGTCATATACCGGCTGATTTGCATTCATTTGGCATGATGTAAGCTTCATAACGATATTAGAAGGTTTATGTTCTGTATCATTAGTAAGGTTAGTGCCAATTCCAAAGGATGCTTTGATTCTTGTCATACAATAGAGAGCAATATCTTCAGCCTTTTCAAAATCCAAAGCATTACTAAAGATAATGGTTTTCGTAGTTGGGTCTATACCCAATTCTTTATAGCGAGCAATCATTTTATTTACAAATTCATACTCGTCTCCAGAATCACATCGTACTCCGTCAAACAACTTAGCTTGTTTACGTGAGAAGTTCTTGATGAATACATTCGATGTGTAAGTATCGGTAAGAGCTATTCCCAAGTCTCCGTCATATACATTTACCCAATTTTCAAGAGCCATGTAATTAGCTTGTTTATAGCCATACATAGCACCGTGAAACATAAACCATTCATGTGGATGAGTTCCCATTGGTTTCATATCATATTTCATTGCAAAGTAACAGTTAGAAGTTCCAGTACAATAAATAGATTTCTCTTTTATGTACTTAATAACCAACTCTTGGATATTGTAGGAGAATCTTCTACGAGTCCCAAACTCGGAGAAATAAATTCCTGCCTGATTAGAACGTTTAATTTTATTCTCCAACTTATTAAGCATCAGTTGAGTATCAACTTTATGCTCCAACATTCTGTTTCTCAATTCAGAAACCATTGCAAGAATAGGAACTTCATAAAGAGTTACTTTATAAAGATAATCCTTCACTAAGATATGAAGATGTTTTTCTTCATCCAAGAAGATTTGTACTTTACTTGGGTTAAATGTGAATTGAGATAACCATTCCCAGTAATGTCTTGGAATGAATCGAATAGAGTTCATAAACTCAAATTCATCACTTGTAAGTCTTACCTGAGCAAGGTTATATAACTCAATACGAAGTTGCTCAACAAACTCTTCTGTGTATTCAGTATTATCACGGTCTTTAAACTCAAAAGTTCCTACCGCTTGTGGAAACAACTTCATGTAAGCATAAGAAGTTGTAAACTTGTATAAATCTGTATCTAAAATTGATTTAATTATCATTTCTCTATTGGTTGATAAATGTTTAACTTATTTTCTTTTATAAATTCTTGGAGTGCTGTTCCACCATCAATAGATGCAATTCCTGGGAGATATACTGAAAGTCTATCCCAAATAGGTTGCAAGTTCTTAATTGTGTTAAGTACACAATAATCTCCTGCAACTCCACAAATTACAATTTCTGATTCATTCGAAAGGTATATGTCAGCTCTACTATCGTAAATATCATCAAGCGAATAAGTATAATGGCTTTTCCTGTTTGGGTCACGTTTAAGGTCTGGAAAAGCCCCATATTCCTCTTTAAACAGTCCTTTCTCAATTACATCGTATCGGAGATTATTATTTCTACAAGCTGTAAGAAGTAAATCATTAATTGCCGCACCTTGGGAATATTGGACACAATGAACTGGCCACTCTCCTCCATTTTCTTTAAAAGAAGGATGAAAGAAAGCGTGCCAGTCCACAGTAAACCACACTCTATCAAAATGCTCTTTATACATTAATTCTTCTATATTCCATAAAGCAGGAGTGGCTCCCTTTACATATAA